CTGACTACTTAAAAAATAAAAGACTATGGAAATAAAGAAAATAACCTACAGAGAGGTTCACGAAGAATTCGCTGAGATTAAACCTGATCTGTTGGATGAATACGCAACCTACTATGGATGTTTTATTAAAGACGAATTGGTCGGTATTGTATCGTATCTAGACCAGCCTGCCGTAATCTATCTATGCCATGCCTATGTTAAAGAAGAGCATCGACACAAGGGCATATACAAACTGCTCTGGAACTATCGAGACTCTAAAATAAAAGACTCGGATAAAATGATCTATGCTCACTGTAATGTGGATAGTTTGAAATATTTCATTAATAACGGCTACTCCATCGAGAAAGCCCTCTTTAAGGTGGTAAAGAATTAAGATAAACTGGTCAGGCTGCTGCCGAATAAATAACTCTATGAAGTATATTAAACTATTCGAGGAACTGGAGTCTGACCTCCCTACCCTAAGGGACGTGGTCGACAATAACCCTGACGATTTTGAAGATTTTGAAAGGGCCGCACTTGAAACGGTCGATGCTCTTGATCTTAAACTTGATCCGGATGAACAACGACTTCGGGAGCTTGGCCTAATTGACAAGTATGAGCTATTTGATCGAGTCAAGCTTGTGTTCAATATTGATGACGTTCCCCACACTGATGTGCCAAGACTCCGGGCCCTGGTGCAGAAGTTTCCAGGCCTTTTCACGGTTTGGTACGGTGAGCTTATCGCCAGCCGCGAAGCGGTTCCCGACAAGGAGATCGATCCGAAAGTTGGCCAGTATCCTTTCAAATGGAGTGGGTCTAAAATTCTATATGATGAAGTAGACGTGACTGTGTGGAAAGACTCGGCTGGTAATACTGCAGTCTATTGGGAGAGCTTACATATTCGGATGTGGTTCATGTTGGGCTCAGCATTATAAAAAAAAACTCAAATGAAATACCTTAAGATATTCGAAGAATTCAATAATTCAGAACTTGCAACCCTACAGGACGTGCTCAATCCGGACCATTTTAGCGTGGTTGCAAGTAGATTTGAGATGTATTCAGAGGCCGCGATTGAGACCTGTAAAATGCTTGGCATTGAGCCACCGCCGAATGTTGCCAGACTTCATGAACGTGGCCTTGCTGATCAGCAACAACTGCTTGACAGTTTACCACTGGACTCTGTGGTTGAGGTCTTCAATGCACTGGCTCTCGATTACCGGACCGAACCAAGAGTTCGCGAATTCTGCCGTCGCTTTCCTGGTATACTAGCATACGATCCGAACACCGACGAGTATCGTCGACCTGAGAGTTCGCGAGAGATTGAAGAGATCTTTGTTGAAGATCCAGAATACGGGGACGAGGTTAGGGTGGTGCTCTTTGAGGGCGATAACGGACTAATGGCAGTTGAATGGGATAGCCAATACACTATATCCTACTTCATGCTCAGACAGGACCTTGAGTCTAATGAATAATCTTACAAAAAACACTGAAATCTAAATAATGCCAAACGTAGTAAAGTACAGCGCGACAACCCAGACCGCCGCTCTTAAAAAGTCAAATTACTGGATAGGCGTCGGCGACGTTGATAAGGGACCAACTTCATCAACCGACTATTGGAACGGAATCACGCCACCTTCTGGAGGCTACACGATATATCTAAATAAAGCAAGCGGAGGCCCATCCATTTACGTTGCGGCAAACGATGCAGCGCTAATAGGTTATACGGCTATGATTTCAGGCACAACCTATGCCAGTGCGGCACTTGCATTACAGTATTATTACGGCCAAACCGATAAGATGGTAATCGATCGAGACTATGAAGCAGTTAAAACGACTAATCTAGCATTTTCGGTTGATGCTGCGTTTGCACCTTCATATCCACGTACCGGTACGGTGGTGAATGATATGGGCAGTTCAGTAGTTACTCAAAACCTGACAAACAGCCCAACGTTTGTTTCATCCGGATCAGCATCATATTGGTCATTTGATGGCTCGAATGACCATCTAACCACCAGCGCATATAATGCAGCATTTTCGATTAATGGTAGTCTACCCTATACCGCTGAGGTTTGGTTCTATCCACTTACACCAAGTAGCACAATTCAGTATTATATGGTTTTTGGTAGTTATTCAAGTGTCACCGGCGGTAATCATGGTTGGGGTATTAACTTTACTCAAAATCCGGGTTCAGCCGCATCAGGTTACGTTACATGTTATTGCGAAAGGCTTGGTGGTGGAGCAAATATAAATAATGCGAATGAGTCCATAACCACAGGTAATTTCTATAATAACTGGCATCAAGTCGTTTATGTATATGACGGTAGCAACGTGTTGATGTATCGTAACGGTTCTCTAAAGATGACGACCAGCATAACTTTTACCGTAACAAATACATCAGCTAGACTTTCAATCGCGGCAAGACCATCACAAGCAACACCAACCGTATATACTAAAGTTCGTGTCAATAACGCAAGGTTTTACTCTCGTGCTTTAACCGCAACCGAGATACTAAATAACTTTAATGCACAAAGGGGTAGAGTAGGACTTTAAAATAATAGAATTTTAAATGGAAAGAACATTCATAGTATTTAACATTTCAGAATTATCAAAGATTAATTTTGAAGAGGTATTAGAGACCAGCTCAGATACAGTTAGGCTATCACTAAGCGGCACCAAGACCTTTGTTAAATGGGAAGGAACAACGCCTCAATGTATTAAAACATTGACAACATCTGAAGGACCTTATACCTATCAAGAAATGCTACAAATATTGGACGGATCTGACTGGAGTGATGGTCCTGGTTTAATAAATAGACAATACTTCAATACTACTACTACTAAAATTGAAGAATATTAATTTGAAATACGTTAAACTATACGAGAACTTCTTTGAGGATATGGAACGCGCAGCGGATCAAGCTCATGAACCGGTGCCTTTCAAGAAGAAGGAGAAGAAGATTAAACCTGAAGCGGAACCGGAAGAGAAGCCAGTCAAGGTTCAAGAGCCTGCTCAAACCGAACCTGAAGAGGACACGACTAAAACTACGACTGACGCACCTGTTGCTGAGGAACCTAAATCTTTTAAAGACTGGTTGGTAACTAAGGTAAAAAAGATAGCGGAGTGCGAAGAGACCGAGCAGAGCGTGAAGTGTTGGGCAGAACTTGAGAACGAAACCTCATGCCAATGGTCAATCTCAATGGAGGATTATCCAACAGTTGAGGCAAGCTTTAAACTCGGAGAGAACACTGTGTATTTGGACAATGATACTGCTGGCGAGATTGCTCGTGAGTATTACACCGGAAAGAGAGAATACGATCCGAAACTTTGGACCGAATGCGTGCTCAAGGTCGGAACCGAGTTTCCGGACTTCATGAGACGAATGGAGAAGGAGGCAATCAACCGAGCGACCGATCAAGACATTGAGCTCTCAAAGCAGATCGCAGTCAGGTTCGGCACCCAAAAAACAGGTAAAAAATAAAAGACCTCACATGAAAAATTTAAAAGCATTTACTCAATTCATTAATGAAGACCTTACTAAGGATGACAAGGACCATCTTAGAAATCTAGGAATAACTAACTATTCTGCACCTTTTGAAGAAAGATATCAGGAGCTACTGAACGACTGGATGTCTGATCCTGAAGTACGTACTGCGATTGATACCTTAAAGGCCAAGTTTGATGAACTATTTGCACAACAAATAGATGTCAATTCAGATGAGGATTCTAACAAAGTTAATCAAATTAAAGACCGGCTGTATGATTATAGTATTGACGATATTGGTTGGTTTGAGTATGTTTTTTTTAATGAAGCAGACAATCAATCAAGGCTAAAATACCTAACTCGGTAAATAATTAGTAACTTTAAAGAAAAAAGTTATCTAGGACTGGGCTTCGATAATTCTTAGAGTGTTCGGCTAAAATAAATAAACCTGAAATAAATTACTCAATAAATGCCAAAATACATAAAATTATTTGAATCGTTCATTAGCGAAGGCGCCAATGATCCAATGACAAAGTTTGCAGATACGGGCAAAGTTAAATGGACTGATTATCTACAACTCTTTAAATTGTCTAATAAAAAACTTGGCAAAATGATGGCCATAACTAATGCTGCACAGATAGCAAAAACCGGCAGTAATATAGTTGCAATGTTAACAATCTCAGATAATACAGTCAATTCTAAATTAAAAGCGATCGGCGGAACTGCAGTAGTTGAGCAGTCTGGGAAACTATCTGCATTGCCTAACGGAGAGCCGGATTATGTTTTTTCAGCCAGATACGGATTCAAAGTAACTGAACAGGACGGGGCTGCAAAGCTCGATGCAATCTCTGATATTTTAGATGGAGTCAATTCTACTGGCTCAGCCGGTTCAGCTGGGAAAGCTGGGACTTCGGGTTCAGCTGGTACTGCCGCTGATAAAATGTTCGGAGCAGCGGCGTCTGCTGGTTTCGATAAAGCAATGCAAGCGGCTGGTGTACAACAGGTCGCTGCCTACTTACGAATGATAAACGATCCAGCCTTACAGGCAGCCGCTGGCCAAGATGCTACAATCAAGACTCTACTTGATGCTCAGGCCTCTGCCGCTACTCCAGCAGAAAAGGACACTAAAGAAAAGGAAATTGAACCCAAGGTTAAAGCCGCACTAACTGCAAAATTAGTCCAAGCTCAATCTGAATATAGAGCAACTCAAGATCTAAATTTACAGAAGCAGGCCCAAGACAAAGCCATGCAATTGGATTCTTTACTAAAAAACTATAAGCCGCAGTTCGGTGCAGCCCTTAATGTGGGTTCTGCTGGAACTTCAGGATCGGCTGGTACTGCTGCCAAAAAATAATAGTAAAGTTTGAAATACATAAAATTATTTGAAGAACAAGCGATTGACCTATTAATGGCCGAGTTAGAAGATCTTGAGAGATTAAGGGAAATAGGGCTCGTCGATGATCCTGATTACGCTGAGCAAAAGTCTCTTATTGAACTTAAGCTACGTAAGCATGCAAAAGACGAGTTAACGACCAATTCGCAACATACCATTTATTCAAAAGAATGGTTTGAAGATCTTAGAAAGAAATCTGAATTCAGATGGCTGATTAAAGTTGTTGATTCTCCGGAATATGCAGCCCTAGTTGCAAAAGACGTTTTTCTATCATCATCCGTTACTCAACTACTCAATCACACACTAGTCTTTTCAAAGAGGGTTAATCGAAATGTTAAGACCGACTTTGCGATAGGGTTCTTTGCAAATGTTAATGTGGTAAAACGGATCTTTCCTAAAACTGGCTACCGGGACATGAATCTGCAAATGAAAAGGTTTGACGCCAGTTTATCAGAGATAGATTTCTTCAAGCAGGCAATGGCATGGGTATCAGAGACTTTAGATTTTTCAGAAAGATGGTTTCCAGCTAAGAGAACGGTTGCTTTGGCTAAAACGACGAGCGATGATCAAACTAGGTTGATGGACTTAATTACTAAACTTGTTCAAGAGGACATGTCTAAAATTAGCGCAAGCGAATCTCAAAAAACAATAAGATCTCTTTATCATACTATGGGCGGCCAATTTGAGGCAGCCGTCCGTAAAAATGCAATTAAGAACCTAATAAATTATTTCGAAAATGGTTCATGTACGATAGTGTTTAACAGTAACCAAACTTACACACACGACATGATAACTGTTCTATCTAAATCTGGAATATCAATTTCACACGATGGTGCAGGTCAATACCAATTTGAAGGTCAAATTACAAACCTTGATAACTTTAACTTTCTGCCAGTTAAAGATCCAAAAGCACGATCAATTTCAATCTTGCAAAATCCAAATCAATCTCGTGAGATTTGTTTTGAAAGCCTGGAAGTGGTGCTTGCTAAATTAGCCAGCGTAGGAATAAAATCAACTGGGTACATTTCAATCTACGGTGGATCATTATTTTCGGCTGACGAAAACGAGAGAGTTAAGAGAATTTCCAATCGACACGGAATCGATTACTTATATGCTGACACAAGATTCAGTTGGCGAGATTAATCCTAACCTTTTACTCTCGATTTAGTATAATAAACCAGTATGGTCAACAATACTGAGCAGATCAGATCAATGTTACAATTTGATTCTGAAGATACTTTCTACTTTTTACAGATTTTTAAGAGACGTAAGGATAATCCTAACATGGCAAAGGACATGATTGTTCTTGCGAATTACTGTGTCAAATCATTAGACCATTTTGACAAGCTTGTGCCCGATGTAGTCAAGCAGTGTCAAGACAATAGTGCTAGAGCCTATTTCAGACTCAATCGCCGAAGCTATCGTAAGACCTCACTCGAAGCTTTGAAGATGATTGCCGGTTACATAGCGGAAGGCAATTACCGGGCAGTAAGAAATGCATTCGACTCAGCCGCTGGTACCCATCATTCAGAGCCGGACAAGACCTGGATAATTGATATTGACTACCTGGATATTGAAGGAGATCATGATCAGACCATCAATGAAGTAATCCACTCAGTACAAACCCTAATCTCTGAAACTGATAGAGACGATACGGTGTGGACCGTCAATAGCAAGAACGGAATTCATCTGATCTGCCGACCATTCAATCTTCAGAAATTTAAAAGCCTATATCCAAAAATAGACGTTCATAAAGATAATCCAACAATTTTATATGCAAACTAATTTATTACACGACCTAGCAACCTACTTAATACTTGGCCTCATTTGGGGAGCATTCATTGAGTACATTGAATATAGACAAGCAAATCGACAAATTCCTAAAACTCTAATCGCTAGAGTAGTCGTCATCCTAACTTGGCCAATAACAGTATTCATAATGCTATTGGGAATGATCCGAAATTTATTAACCTGAAAATAAGAAATATGTCAAAAACAATAATCGTACACGAAAGATTTAGAACCAACGAGCTAAGTCTTAGACCCGGCGGATACTCAGTGACCGTTGTTTATTCAAATGGAATTCAGAGAGTTTATACCAACGTAAAGAATCCAAAAGCCTACATCAATTCTATCATGAAGGATGAGGCCATCGTTAAGACCCTAGTTGACGGCGACGTTTACTGGACTCGATAAATATTTAGAAAACCAAAAATAGATTACTACAAAGATGACAGTAAGTTTCGTTTGCACAACGTATCGCCGATACCGCTGTGTTGAGAGAATCATAGAACAATTCATTCAACAGGATTATCCGCATAAGGAATTAATTATCTTCAACACCGACATTGAGAATCCATTGAGCATTGATCCTGACCTGATTGCCTTAAACATAAAGTTTTTCAATAATGATACTGACTATGTGACTGGCGAATCATACACTAATCGTGGAGCCATTTGCAGAGATGCAGTAACTCATGCAACCGGTGAGTACTTCATGTTAGCGGATGATGATGATGCTTACTTGCCTTGGCATATTCGCCAAGCAGTTGATGGAATCTCTGCAAACTGCAAGGATGCATGGAAGCCTGAAAAAAGCATCTTCGCGACTCCACATAAAGTTGAACTTACTCGAAATACGCTAGAGGCATCAGTAATCGTAAAGATGAATCGTATTAGAGAAATCGGGTTTAGGGATGATATGACAGGTTACGAGGGTTTAAGCTGGTACACCAAGCTTAGGGATGAGAACCACTTGGACGAACACTTTACCCACTATATCCCATCTTATTGTTTTAACTGGTCAGATCCTTTAGACATGGCAGGTCACAAGCAGTCAGGCGATATTAATAATCCATCTAACTTTGACAATCACAAGGTTGCATCTACCGATGTTTCAGCAAAACCCTTGAATCGTTGCGGTCAGTCCGTGATCGAGCCTTTCTATAACAGGTTCTACCAATTCCTATCTGATACTAAAACCGACTACGATCCAGAACTATGGGCAAAATACGTAAGCCCATACGCCCAGGAGAGATTAGAGGCTTAGATAAATAATCCAGATGAAACTGTTTAAATTCACCGAATTCATAAATGAGGGCCAATTCTACCAAGATCAATTGAATCCAATGGTCTGGGATGGAGAAGACCTTAACTCTGAGCTCAGAACCAAGCTTCTGCAAATTGCTCATGACTTCTATGAGGACCTAAAGGTTAGTGCTCCAATTGAAGATATTCAACTTACTGGATCCCTAGCTAATTATAACTGGACAAAGTACTCTGACTTTGACGTGCATATTATCATGGATCTTTCCAAGATAAACAAGGACGTTGAGCTCGTGAAGATTGCAATGGAAGGTTTAAAGACCGTGTGGAATCAACGCCATCCAGTAAATATTGAAGGATACGATGTTGAACTGTACGCACAGGACGTAAATCAATTACATTTGGCATCAGGTCTCTATTCTCTACTAAAGGGAGAATGGCTTAGAAAACCTGCGTATAATCCGCCTAGTGTTGATCCAAAAGACGTTCAGCTAAAATCTGACCATTACATCTATGCAATCAAGCAAATGATTGACGAGATTCAAGAGGCTGGCCCGGAAGAGGCTCGTGATATTATGGAACGTGCCTCCGTTCTAAAGAAAAAGATCTCAAGATCAAGAGACGAACAGCTTGCGAATAAGGGCGGAGAGTTCTCGGTTGAGAATCTAGTATTTAAGAGATTACGTAATGAAGGCTGGATCGGAAAGTTAATTGACCTAAAGTCTCAAGCCTATTCACATATTTATTCTGAACCCTCAAATGCAGTTGACTCTAAGTTCTCTACTGAAACTGATGTAGTAGACGAATCCGTTTCTTTCGGTAAGGGTAATACGGTTGTTGTCATGGGTCCCAATGTTGAGGGAGGTCGCAGACTTTTCGTATTCTATATTGATTGGGCTAGAGAAGTTGAAAGAGCTGGTCGTTTGGTGCAAATGGTTGGACTAGCTTCACCGATGATGATTCGTCAGGAGAATGGAAATCTGATTGCAAAACCGGTAATGTTCGATCCTCAAACTCTACAGAAATACGCTGGCCTTAGCGATTACCAAGTTGTTCTAAATTCAAAAACCAAAACTCCATTCTGGTTCGAGACCGTTAAGTTCTCAAATCATATCCCAATGCTTAGAGCATTAAGCAACCAGTTAATGGGAATTCCTGGAGTTAAGATACCTTAATTTTATAGTATAATAACATTATGCGAAAACTATTTTTAACGCTAATTTTATTAGCAGTAATCGGTGTATCCCATGCACAAATCGTCATTGACCAGGCTGTGGATAATTGGAGAGCCAAAGTCGATTCAGCAATTTCTCTAATCAAGACCTCCCCTAGTTTTTACTACACTGGACTAAAAACTTTTTATATAAAATCAGATACAATAGAAACTATATGGCATCTACTAAAGAAATAGGAAAGAAATACCAGCTACTAGACGAGATTGAACACGTTCTTAAAAGACCTGGAATGTACATTGGCTCCACAAAGCCCCACACCGCAAATGAATGGATTCTCGGAGACGGCCTCTATTCAAAAGAGGAGTTAACCTATAATCCAGGTTTCCTAAAACTGTTTGACGAAATCATTTCGAATTCAGTTGACGAGCACAAAAGATCCGGTAAAATTAACACAATTAAAGTATCGGTGAGTGCAGACACCATCACGGTATGGGACAATGGTGGAATACCGGTAGTTCAACATCCGCAGCACAAAGTTTGGATTCCTGAATTAATCTTCTCTAACTTAAGAGCAGGCTCAAACTTCAATGATGATGAGGGCAGAACCGTTGCTGGAACGAATGGAGTGGGAGCTTCATTGGTTAATATTTTCTCAAAGCGTTTCGTGATTGATACAGCTGACGGAAAGAACCGATTCTTACAGACATTCACAGATAACATGTCGAAGAGAACTGTTCCAAAAACCAGTAAAACTTCGCAAGGCTTTACTGAAATAACCTACGTACCGGATCTTGCTCGTTTCGAAATGGAAGAGATTGACTCGGCTCATTGGAAGATGATGCGTAAGCGAGTAATCGATATCGCTGCTGCAAATCCTGGACTTAAATTAGAATTCTGTGGAGAGAAATACAAGTTTAAAACATTTAAAGAGTACGTTGACCTCTACGTAAAGGATTCCATTTGGGAAAAGTCAAAGGACTGGGAGTTTGCGATGGGAGTTTCAAAGGATGGATACCAATCAATATCGTTCGTTAACTCAATTCAAACAAAAGACGGTGGAACACATGAGAACTATGTCCTAAATCAGGTAATTGAGTATCTCAGGGCCATGATTAAGAAAAAACACAAGGTCGATGTTAAACCTTCTGAAATAAAGAACCATGTATTTCTTTTCATAAACTGTACCGTAATCAATCCAGCGTTCTCATCTCAAACAAAGGAGAAGTTAATCACTGAGGCAAAGGATTTTGGTACAAAGCATGAAGTTACTGAGAAATTCGCAAAGGCTGTTTTTGGATCAGAAGTAATTCAGTCTCTATTGGATTGGATTGAACAGAAAAAAAGTGCAGAAGAACGAGCTGAGCTACGCAAGCTTAATAAATCGTTAGCAAGCACTAAAGTGCTTAAGTTAATTGATGCAAAGGGTAAGGACCGTAATAAATGCGTGCTTGGAATATTTGAAGGAATGTCAGCGCTTTCTGCTGTACGTAAGTTCAGGGATCCGCAAACGTTCGGAGCCTTTCCGCTAAAGGGTAAGTTCCTAAACGTTAGCGAGATGACAAACTCTGGGGTCATCCAGAATGATGAGGTCGTCCAGCTTATGGCATCATTAGGAATCAAATTGGGAGAGGAACCGGGTGATCTGAGATATGGAAAAGTGTACATCTACACTGATGCTGATCCAGACGGAGACTCGATTGCCGGTCTGCTAATCAACTTCTTTAATAAGTATTGGCCAGAGCTTTTTGAACAGAACCGGGTCTTCAAGGTAATGACTCCATTGGTCGTTGCAAAGAAGGGCAAGGAGGTAAAACCGTTCTATTCAAACGACGAGTACTCTGAATGGGAAAAGAAAACTGGTGCAAGGGGTTGGGATGTTGAATACAAGAAAGGTCTTGCTGCCTTGGAAGACGTTGAGTATCGAGATATTATTCATAATCCGGTCTTGGTTAAATTACAGAACGACAAGCAATACAAAGATAGCCTAAGCGACTGGTTCGGATCAGACTCTGAACCTCGTAAGGAAAAGCTGCTCAAGCTTTCAATTTAATAAACCTGCTTACTAGATTGATCGATTTTAGTAAAACCTGTGAATAAATAACCCTGAAAAATACAGATTTCCATGAATCAAATAATGTCATTCAACAATTTTAAATCATCGCAGTTGATAGCTGAGGCAGCTGACTCATTAGCAGCAACCTCTCAAGCAGGCAAGGATGTTGCTAAAAAGAAGGTTGGTACGGACCAGGTCTTGATACCAAATGCCTCACTGCTATTTGATGGAGATCAATTAAAATGGATTGTTAATGGCGCTGTCGTTAAAGCATGGAAAGCAATTAGCGGTTTGACTTGGAGAAACACACATCCTGGAGATTGGGGTAAACTAATTAGTCGTCTTGTCAAGAGCCCAGAAGAATGGTCCAAGGATAAAAACGCCGGTCCAATTCCACCAGGAAAGTACACAGTCGGTCGAATTGAAACTCGAGTAGGTGATAAATCCGAAATTGGTTCGCTTGAAGCTCTATGGAATCAATTTACCGGTCCTGCAAGCGCAAAGACTGATGCTGACAAAGCGTTTCAAGCTAACACACTTTACAGTAAAATAGGTTGGGGTAACTTTAGGGCCCCAATCAAGATCCAGTCAGGAACAGAGACTTACGGTCGTGGAAGCTTTTACGTACACGGCGGATCCCTTGCCGGTTCTCACGGTTGCATTGATCTGACCGATCAAATGGAAGATTTTGCAAAGTTCTACGGTACTTGGTTGGCAGCCAATAAGAAACAATCGATTGAATTATTGGTAAATTATAAAAAACCAAACGAGAATAGCTTGGTGAGTCAGCTGTGGAAAACAGCCCAAAATCCAACCGCTATAACTTTTGACATTGGTAAAATTTAATCACCATTAAAAACTTTTTATATGAAATTACTTACTATTGTATTTTTGCTGGCCGTATTGATCTGCATGGGATTCTCTTGTGATACTGAATTAAGAGTCATTAACTTAGCAACCGAGATGTCAAAAAAGTACGATGTTAAAAAACGAGATTACGTTGTCATAATTGACTATTCTAAATCAATTTTATCCGAACGACTTTATGTCGTTGACATGGCCAAAAAAAGAATAGTAATATCGTCAAGAGTAAGTCATGCATATAATAGCGGATTAATTCATGCCACCGATTTTAGTAATGTACCAGGTTCAGAAAAGTCAAGCCTAGGTGCTTATATAACTGGCGGAACGAAATACGGAAAGTTCGGTTATTCAATGTACGTTCGTGGACTTGAATCTCAAAATTCAAATGCCTATTCCAGAAATATAATTTTCCATTCAAATAAGAAAATGGACTTTGCTTGGTCTGCTGGCTGTTTCGCAACGCCTGAGGAAACTAACCGGCAGATAATTGACCTAGTTAAGGGCGGTACTCTAGTTTACATTTTTAGATAATAATTCAAATAGATGGATAATAAAACCCTAATCCTTGCTGAGTTTGAGAAACTCAAAGGCCAATTTGTAATCAATGCAAGCTGGAAGATTGAAAGACTTGTCGCAGTCGGCGAAGACGAGTGGGACTACTATTGGATAACGTATGATGGTCGTAAATTAATGTGGAATACTTGTGTCGGCGGTCTTATGCCACTTAAAGGTCATTTACGAGATAAGGATTATGCAGAGTTAGTTAGATTAGCTAAGTTAAACCATTTCGATCAGCCAACTCTTTGGAGTAATAGTGAGCCTGAGAAATTTCAAGCGGCCTGTGACGATCACATCAAAGATCTGTTGACTCTACCAGAAGACCACCATTTTTTAACATCAGTTTGTTTAGACCTAAATTAAGTAGATGACCGCTAATCAAATAAAAACGGAAGTACTTTCAGGATTAACTATCTCAATCGCGCTTGTACCAGAAGCAATATCATTTGCTCTATTGGTTGGAGCAGCTCCTCAAATTGGATTATGGGCTGCCGTATTCATGGCACTATCTACTTCCATTTTCGGTGGAAGACCTGGAATTATTTCCGGTGCAACTGGTGCAACCGCCGTAATCATGGCAGGTTTAGTATCTACAGTTGGAATAGACTCTCTATTTCTGGGAGTAATCTTAGCTGGGATAATTCAATTGATAATTTTTTCTTCTGGCGCATGGCGAGTATTTGCAAAGATACCGAATGCTGCAATCTCAGGGTTTTTAATTGCCTTGGCCTTAATGCTATTACATAGTCAATTAAAGTATCTGCAAGTAGGTTCGCCTACTAGTTCACAAACGATTTGGCTTATTTGTGTAGTTGCTCTGTCTGCGGCAACAATGATGTACTCCGCAAAACGATTTAAGTTTCCACCAGCTCTTTCCGCAATTGCAGTCGGTACCCTCATTGGTATTCCATTAGGTTTTGCGACAGTCGGCGATCTATCGTCAGTTACAGCAAGCTTACCAGAATTTAAGGTGCCAACGATCTCTACTGCTTTAATACTTGCAGTTATTCCATACTCTTTCGGCATGGCAATTTCAGGATTAACCGAATCATTACTAACGGTCGATAGTGTTTCTAATAAGTTAAACGAGCCCGGTGACAAGGGCAAAGAAACATTAGCTCAAGGAATAGGTAATATCGTAAGCGGGCTATTTGGAACAATGGGAGGCTGCGTACTAGTCGGACAAACCAACTTGAATATTGGAGCAGGTGCAAAACACCGTTTGTCTAGCCTAGTTGCGGCTCTAGGATTAGCTGTCATTATTCTAGTGTTTGGTGAATGGATTGAACGGTTACCGCTCGCTGGCCTAATTGGTGTAATGATGGTTGTTGTTTACCAAACTGGGGATTGGCAAAGCATAAAATCAGGAAATAAACTTAACTTATTGAGTATTATATTGACAGTTATTATTTCGTTAGCTACTCATAACTTAGCAATCGGCGTAATCATCGGGTCAATTATATTCTATTTTAGTAAATTAATATTAAAGCATGACACACGTAAAGAATAAAACAGTAACTGAATACTTAGATCAGGACTATGCGATGTACGGAATGTACACGTTAGAAAACCGGGCAATTCCTTCTGTAATAGATGGTTTCAAACCTACTCAGCGTAAAATCATTTATATCTCAGATAAAGTTTGGAGATCAGGCAATGAAAAGCCATTAAAGATATTTCAATTAGGCGGTAAGATTGCAGCTGATGCCCACTACCATCATGGCGATTGTTTAGATCCTAATACCGAAATTTTATTAAGTGATGGTACTTATATTACAATAGGCGAATGGTTTGAAAAATTTCCAAATGAAAGATTTGAAGTCATCACATTTGATGAAACTGAAAAGGAATTTACAAAGTCGATAGCTCACTCGCCTAGGATAGGAAACGTAACTGATGTTGAGTTTGAGATAGAGTTAGAAAATGGAGAAATTATTAAATGTACAGGCAATCATCCATTTTTAACTACTAGAGGTTGGATCGAAGCTCAGCATTTAGAAGACAACGATGACATTTTAACACCATGATGATATTGTGAGTATAAATAACTTAAAACTACACAACGAATATGGAAGAAATCTCAAAAATCAGAAAAGGGATGTATGCGTGTACTCGATGTTCTGACTCATATTCAATATCAAACTTTTCAGAAAGGAGAATTATTGAATCATTTACTAAATTAACAAGTTTATGTAAAGATTGTAGACATTATAAAATATGTCCTATTTGTAACATTGAATTTAAGCATCATCAAAATCAAACCTGTTCTAAAGAATGCGCTAAGCAATTAACAATTGAATCCTATCTTAAATCAGAAGGAGTTAGTCATAATTTTAAAAAAGAGTCAAAGACCGTTAACTTGATTAAAAATAGATTATTTGAAGAACATGGTGTAATAAACCAATTTTCAGTAGATTCAGTTAAGACCAAAATAAAGAATACAATGATTGATCGATATGGCGTAGATAATATTTCTAAATTAGAAAAAACTAAGACAAAAAAGAAGAATACTCTAACTATGTCTTTATTACATGACCCAGATTTAATAAAAAGATCTTGGTGGAAAACTCATCATGCTTTTATTGATAAATTAGGATATGACCCTAGACTAAGTCAATTATCTCAAACCTCAAAAGAAAGCATTGTATTTTTTGGACCAACTATTGAATTATTACAAAAAAATAAAGTAAAATTCTTTTGTGGAATTGATAGTCTCCGTGAATTTTGCATAAGGGATTCAATTACACATAAGTCATATTTTTATGATTTAGTCATACCTAAATTAAAAATAGTAGTTGAGTATAATAATTGTACATGGCATGCTAAATCCAAAGATTCAAACTGGATCCATCCAATAACTAAACAAACTGCGTCTGAAAATTTTGGATATTTTGAAAAAAAGATGAAACTAATAGAATCTTATGGATATGAGACTATTATTATTTGGACAGATTGCGATTTATTAACTCAATCAAATTCATTATTAAATACATTAACAAATAAGATAAATGAAAATAAAAAGAATTAATTTAGTAAAATTACTAGAACCTAAAAAGTTTTATGATATTACCGTAGATGATACTCATACCTTTTTAATAAGTAGAGGAAATATTGTAACCCATAATTCAAGCCTTAGTGGTGCAATCATTGGTATGGCGCAATCATTCAAGAATTCCCTACCTTTACTTGATGAGATCGGCCAGTTCGGATCCTTAAGATCGCCTGAAGCCGGTGCAGCTCGTTACATTTCAACTAAGCTAACCGGTAATTTTAGATTGCTCTACAAGGATTTTGAATTACTAGAGAATCAGATCGAGGAAGGTAACACAATTGAACCTAAATTCTTTTTACCGATCATTCCGACCGTTTTACTAAACGGTAGTTCGGGAATTGCAGTAGGATTCGCTACTAATATCTTAAACAGAAACCCTCTTGATCTTGTCGATTCTTGCCTAAAGGTGCTTGATGGAAAGAAGATCGGTAAGCTTTTACCTTGGTGGAAGGACTACTCTGGCCCGGTTGAGAACGTTACTGGCACTAATCAGTACGTAATGCGTGGAGTCTATGAGATCCAAAATACGACGACAGTCAAGATCACCGAGCTTCCGCCGTCAATGACATTCCAAAAGTACGAGACTCATCTTAACTCCTTGCAGGACAGAGGTATCATTTACTCTTACGAGGATAACTCAACCGATGGAATCAATTACACCATTAAATTCGCAAGAGCAACTCTCTCTGACTTAATTGCAAAGGGTAAATTAGATCAGACTCTAAAGATGATTGAGACTGAAACTGAGAACTTGACTTGCCTGAACGAAAATGGTAAGCTAATCATATTCGAAGAGGTTCCGCAAGTGGTGGAATACTTCGTTAATTTCAGATTGGGATTCTATTCAAAGCGTAAGGCATTCCTAATAAAGAAGTACGGCGAAGAATTGGTGTACTTATCAAACCGAGCGAAGTTCGTAAAGCTAATCATCGATGGTAAACTAAAGATCAATAACGTTCCACGTAAAGAAATCGTTCTCTATTTACAGACTGCTGATTTTGATGAGGTTAACGGATCGTACAATTACCTATTGAACATGCCAATTCATTCATTAACTAAAGAGACTTACGAGCAGTTCTTAAACGAGGTTGCTGAAAAGAAGGTCGAATTGGCTGAGATTAAAAAGAAGGAGCCGATTGATATGTACAGAGAAGATTTAGTTGAACTAAAGAAGAACCTTAAAACAGCATTAAAGTAAAATATAAAATGGAAATAAACAAGATAGTTTACTCAAAACCAGGTGGGGACCACATAGAAGAAGTATGCAATTAAAAAGAGAACTTGCGATAATCGGTTCGTATGCAAACACTGATGTTAAATTAAAACTGGTTGAATCGTGCATTTTAAACTGCAAGCAAAATGGATTAGACGTTTTGCTGTATGCAAAATATCCAGTTCCAGATAAGGTTCACAGCGTATGCGATTACTATATTTTTGACAAATCCAATCCAGTAATACCCGAAAGAACATTCAACGTTTGGAAAGACTGGGGAAATAAGAAAATGGTATTTGTCAAAGAAGAATACGGTTTCGCAGCAATAGAACAAATAATAAATGGATTAGGTTTTGCCTATAATTTAAACTACGAGTTCGCGTATTTCTTTAATTATGATGTTGACTTAACTAATTTTACTGAGTACAATCAAATGATACATGAGTTAAGTGTTAATAATGATGTAGTCACTCACCAATTCGGAAGATACGACGGCAATATCGGAGTTCAGTGTACTCAACTTTACTTCAATGTTCAAAAGTCGTTCAAAGCTTTAAGTTCAATAGTTAATTTAAAACACTACATAGAGTTCACAACAAATACTGAAAGACTCGCTGAAGCATATTTTCACAACTGTCTACAAATTTCAAATTTAAAATTTCATCAGATAGATGGAGCTAATTTGCCTGAATTATTTTCTGAACAACAAGATAGATTACACGGTAGGATTCCTAGCAAGCACGAGCCTGTCCTAAAGTATTTCGAGTTTCTTCATTTAGGATCAGTTAGTGAAAATCCTTCACTCAAGAAAATACTTATTTATTGTGTACAACAGGAAATTCGCCGGTTAACTGTAGATATTGGAACTGAGATTTTAGAGCTTACTGATCTACACTTAAACTTAATTGAATTGGATTATTATATACTTTATGAAATTGATTTAATTGATAAGAATCCTACTCAATTTAAAATTCTAAAAATCAATAACGAATCGATGGAAGAAACTCTAGACGAAAGTTTTAACGACGAATATTGGATATCGAATTTTACTTTTGACATTTAACATTTAACATAACATGGAACTTATTACAACTCATATTTGTAAACAGAGCGAGATCGGAGTTCATGATAACATGTTCGGCGGAACAATCCTTTCAATAATAGACGATGCCTCCGCCAGTTATGCATCTCAGACCTGCGATACACAGAGAGTCGTGACCTTAAAAATAGATGAGCTCATCTTTGCAAAGCCGGTAAAGGTCGGTAATATCTTAAAAGTCTACGGCGAGGTCAAGGAATTTGGAACAACATCCGTTACTCTCTACATTGAGGTTCGTAAGCACAACGTTTACACCGGCCTGCAGACAGTAGTCACTCATACAAATATCAAGTTCGTAAGAATTGACGATGAGGGTACTCCGCTTGCAATTAGCGAAAGAGTCAAGGAGAGATACTCTGAGCGTATGAAGGAGTACGGTAGAGCACTGCTCACGCCAGAGGAAATGATTAAAAAGAAAACAAATTCCAAAAAGCAATAATGAATTATAAAATTTTCTCAATCGATGGCTCTAAGCTAGCCACAAACATCGCGATCCAACTGGACGCTGACAACTACGATCAAATCTTAGGCAAATTTAAGGTGGACACCTTTTCGGATGGCGAGATTAGCCCGCAATTCATGGAATCGGTTAGGGACAAGAAAGTTTTCCTGGTCTCAAGCACAACCTCTCCTGAGAAAATGCTGACCCTGTTACTCTCAATCGATGCTGCAAAACGTGCATCCGCTTCTGAAGTAATTGTTGTATTGCCATATTTTGGCTACTCACGACAGGACCGTAAGGAAGGCATGCGCGGAGCAATCGGTGCAAAATTAATGGCCGATCTTTTACAAACGGCTGGAGCAAACCGAATAATTTCAATAGATCTGCATGCAGAACAGATTCAAGGTTTCTTTGACATTCCAGTCAACATGATTCCAGGTCATGTAACATTCGCTCCATTCATTAGGACAATCGCAACTGATGATTATTGTATCTGTTCACCAGATGCAGGTGGAGTAAAAAGAGCAAGTCGTTTTTATCAGAAGTTTCTACATAAGTTCGCGGACACTCATTTTGCAATGCTATCAAAATTAAGAGATAAACCCAACTCAATTGAGAGAATGGACCTAATTGGAGACGTTAAGGATCGCCACGTGATCTTAGTTGATGATATGATAGACACAGGTGGAACCTTAGTTAATGCAGCTCGACTCTTAAAAGAAGGCGGTGCAAAAAAGGTAACTGCCATAATCTCGCATGGAGTACTCTCAGGAGTCGGTCACGAAAGAATTGCAGGTTCAACTGATCTTAACAAGCTAATCATTACTGACACCATTGAGCAAATCTCGAATCCCAAGATCCAGGTCGTAAGCTGTGCTCCAGCGATTGCGGCTGCAATCGAAGCAATAGTTAATTCAATCTCAATGGACAATCACTTAGCAAAAATATAGTTACAGGATAACCCAAGAAATTCTAGTAGGGCTATCCTGTTAAAACAATGAAAGCAGCCGAGGCTGCTTTCATTAAATTCATTGAGAAAACTTCATTTATTTTAATAGAGCGTAATACTCTTTAAAGTGTTTCAAACGATCAGCCAATCCGATAGTTCCTCCATTTACTCTCTTTGTCACTGATGTAACAGTAGCATCATCTGAACCTTTATCGCATACAGCCCATAATCCATTCTTGTTGAAGAAGAATGCTGCGGATGCTAATGGATATTTTGTAGCTACTAGATCTGGGTTTGCCAAGATATCGTCTTCTACTGCTGCATCAAATGCTTTGTAGTTGTCTTTACCGGTTAACTGGATGTATCCACGACCTCTATGTTTCCAACCATCGCCTGATGCTTCGTTTCCATTACCCATTCTTGATGAGTACACGGTGTTTGCAATTTTTTCAGGGTTACGAGCACTACCTGCAGCTGTTGCAGAATTAAAATACTTTCCAAATATCTTAACTAATCCATCTGCCGAATAGTTTAAATTTTCAGATACAGCTTTGAATCCAGCTGATTCATGACCGCATTGTGCCAAGAAATGAGCTAAACGCAATGGGGTTGTAATGTTGAATTTAGCGGCTGTGTCCGGGATTTGTGCAATAACTGCGTCAGGAATATGACCTTTTAGATTAGCTAGTTTAAAGTTTGAAGCTGGGATTGCAACTGGGGTTGCTGCTTGAGCTGGGGCTGCTCCCATTAATTTTGACCAAGAGGCTGGGCCGACAATACCATCAGCAGATAGGCCGTTAGCCGCTTGCCATTCTTTTACCTTAGCCTCAGTGCCTGGTCCAAATTGACCGTCTGCTGTAAGACCAAGTTTTTCCTGAAGCTGTTTAACTTCAGCTCCTGAAGATCCATTTTTTAGTAACATAAGTATGATTTTTTTTGTTATTTATTAGAACCGCATGGACCTAACCGGTCTAATAAATAAACCCGGTATGAGCCCCTACATTAATAAGCGAAGCGCAAGTCTTCTTCTCAATTGGTGTAAAGAAAAATACGGACCAAGTCATTATCAAAACATTAAGACTCTAAAAATTAGATTAGATTTAACGCTTGATAGTCTAGGTCAATATTTTCCTTATCCTAACGAGATTGTGATTAATCCAAAGAACCATCGCTCTCTATTAGAATGGTGTGGGACGGTGATTCATGAATACACTCATTTTACTCAGGACATGTGCAAGTACCTAGAATATCGAAACAGTTACGAGAACCATCCCTATGAGATAACATGCAATAATCGAGCTAAAAGAGATAAACTTGAGGCTCGTAGATTCGTTCTAGGGAAACTTCGACCTAAAAAGTAGTATAATAAATATCAATATCTTTAAAATAAAAAACAAATAAACATGAAAAAACTATTTTTCGCGATCGTAATGATCTTCGCTGTAATTTTGACAAGCTGTCAAAATACTGTAACTGATGCAACTTCAACAAGCCAAGACACTACCCAAGTTGACACGACGGTAACTGCAGTTGATACGACTAGTATCCCGGCTGATACTGCTTGTTGCTCAAAGTAATCAGCTAAACTTTTTACGACTATTTCTGCCCGAGCCTAGGTTCGGGCAGATTTGTTTTATATAAATGACAAAAAAGTCGTAAAAAAGATGCCCACAATCAAACCAATTGATGGAAATCGAGTAGAATAGTCTAAACTTTTATTCATGGATCAATCTAACATTAAGGTTGGCTTGGAAAACTCAACAGCAATTGTCTGTGATGAGTGCGGAAGCCAAACATTCAAGGAGGTTACTTACCTTAGACGTATTTCTCGATTATTAACCGGAGCCGCTGAAGACATGATCGTGCCAATTCCAGCATTTTCATGCGCAAGTTGCAATCACGTAAACGAACAATTCCAATTAAAGGATCAAAAAAAATTAAATTAAATGATAACCGTAACTGACTACTGGGCTCCATGGTGCGGCCCTTGCAAAACGCTAATGCCAACAATTGAAAAACTAGCAGAGGAATATAACGTTCCAGATAGCGAGGTTCAGATCAAAAAGGTGAACGTCGATGAAGACTCTGAAACTTCAGCCAAGGTCGGAATTCGTTCGATCCCTACTCTCGTATTTGAAAAGGATGGAGCTGAGGTTGAGCGTAGAAGCGGAATCTTACAGTATGCTAAAATTAAAGAAATAATCGAAAATCTAAAAGCCTAATGCAAATAACTTTCATATCTGACACTCACTGGCTGGTGAGAGACGCTCAAGCCTGTAGAGACATGAATGATCTCCTACCCGGCGGCCCAATCTTGGTGCACGCAGGGGATGTGAGCGGCAGAGGCACTGAATTTGAGATCAGAAAGTTTCTTGACTGGTTTAGTAAGTTGCCGTACACGCATAAAATCTTAATCTCAGGCAATCATGACTTCTTTTTTGAAGTTGCCAAACCTGAGGAGGTTGAGGCCTTGATTGCAGAGTATCCTGGAATTACCTATCTAAACGATAGCGAAGTAACCGTTGAGGGCATAACGTTTTGGGGAAGCCCAATCACTCCGTTCTTTCATAATTGGGCATTCAATCGATATTCGGATGAAATTAAACCGCATTGGGACCTGATTCCAGAAGGAATTGATGTCCTGATAACTCACGGTCCACCAAAAGGAATACTTGATTTTACCGAGTATGATCGTGACCATGTTGGCTGCCCAACTCTATTGGAGAAGGTTAAACAGATAAAACCCAAAGTTCATGTCTTTGGCCACATTCATGAGGCTAGAGGTAAGGAAGAAATTGATGGAACAATTTTCATCAATGCCTCAATGGTTACTCTAAAATATGAGTTACGATATGAACCTCCATACATAATAGAAATTGAACCAAATTCTCAAAATTTAGTATAATAACCGTATGAAGAATAAAATCAAACAAATCGCAATATTCGTCCTATGCTTAGCAATAGGTTTCGAATCAGTACACTTGGCCTTTTGGCTAATGAATCAACCTAGCACTCCATTATTTTGGCTTGGAGTTATGGCCCTTACTGGAATTTCTTTTCTATCAGGAACCTACATTTGGAAAAAGGTGGGAGAATGGATCGAAAAAAAGTTTGAAGATACAGAAGACTCTAAGTATCGCTAATCATTTAAACACTTTAAAAACAAATAAAAACAAATAAAAATGAACAAAGGAAAATTAAAATTAATCCTGGCCATAATCGGCCTTTTTATCGCAATGACTCTATTGATGAACTCATGCGAACGTATCGACGCTGGACACGTCGGAGTCAGAGTAAACTTGTATGGAACTGGCAAAGGCGTCGGTGATATTACTGAATGTACGGGATGGGTATTCTATAACCCAATCTCAACCAAAATTTACGAGTTCCCAACCTTTATCCAACACAAGGAGTACACGGAAGACCAATCATTTGTGATCAATTCAAAGGACGGATCTGAATTTCACGTAAGCCCAATCATAAATTACGCAGTTCAACGTGAAAAGGTACCAGCGATATTTAGTAAGTACCGTAGAACATTGGAATCGATTGAGGAAGGTTTCTTAAAGACTACTCTATACGATGCGTTCCGTATGACCGCTAATGCCTACACAGCTGAGGAGCTTATCTCTAATCGTCAAATCTTTGAGACTAAGGTGAAAGCTAAATTAGATACGGATCTTCTTAAAGAAGGTTTCTCAATAAGTCAATTAACCTCGAACTTAGGCTATCCTGAGACTTTCAAGAAAGCAATTGAGGCAAAGAACAATGCGGTGCAGTCAGCGTTAACTGCAGAGAATCAGGTAAAAACGGCTGAGGCGAACGCAAAGATCCAGGTAGCAAAGGCTGAAGGTAATGCTCAAGCAATGCTAGCGACTTCAAAGGCTGAGGCAGAATCGTATAGACTTAAACAATCGGCAATCACGCCAATGCTCTTACAACAAATGTGGATTGAGAAATGGAACGGTACACTACCTACCACTCAATTGGGAGCAGGTACAAACATGATGTACAATGTCAAGTAATAATACACCAGACAAAATTGAAATAACTGTATCATTAACCAAGGACGGCCAAACAGTAAAGGCTGTCCTTGGTTACGATCAGATTAAAGAAGTCAAGGAGTTCCATAATCGGGATCTCATTGAAACAACGATTAACATTCTTCAACAAGAAATCGAAAGAGGAATTTAGTCAACGGAGAGGTGGCAGAGCGGTTGAACGCGGCGGTCTTGAAAACCGTTTTAGGTAACACTAACGGGGGTTCGAATCCCTCCCTCTCCGCAAAAATTAAGCAAAATGGAACTATGAAAAAAATTGCACTAATTAGCACCTTTTGTGATACTATTGAAAAGCAAAATGTTTTAAAGGAAAATATCTTAACGATTAAGAGATTGGGAATTGATGTATTCGCAATTAGTCCCATAGAAGTTCCCTATGATATTATAAAACTTTGTGACTATTTTTTCTACACTAAAGAAAACCCAATATTGAATTGGCCGGTCCGAGCTTTTACATTTTGGAAGGCTGATTGGTCAGTTGACGGTTTTGTAAGAATGCATCGTAATGTTGGCGATTACGGTTGGGCCGCTTTGTATCAAGTAAAAAAAATGAGTCAAATTGCTTTAACTTATGACTATGATTTATTTTATCATCTAATTTATGATCTAGATATCGATGACGAGGTCATCAAAGAAATAACCGAAAATCGAATGAACTTAGTTCATTCGAGAGTTAGCTTAGGCGATGATAGCCTAATATGGGAAGCTACTCTACATTTTATGGTGTTTGATAGAGAATCAATGATTAATATTGAAAAAGAGATAGAGTTAGACGAATATTTGAGCAAAAATGGTATTGCTGAAGATCAAGTTATTAAGTGGAAGAATAAATTTAATCTTTCAGTATCAGATCACTATATAAAGGACAAAATTTATTATTGGGAAGAGTGTGACATTTTTAACTATTCCCAAAATACAAAATATAAGATGTTCATTGGTAAGACTGATGAACTTAGCACTTTGATAAATAGTGATGGTTTGGAAGAACATATCATATCTCCAAATTTAAGATTTTATTTTTATGAGTTTATCGAAACTCAAAATTTTAAATTTGAAATTAACGAGTCAATTTATGAATTGACTCTTGGAAACAATAAAATGATTGAATTTAACATTCGTTCGCATGATGTCGCTAATCTTAAAATAACAGACAATGATGTTACGTTCGACTATTCAAATATAATCAAAGAAATTAGTAGAAATTTAGTTTCTTTTGATCGATAAAATATAAAAATTAAATAATACCGATGATTAAAAACACGACGCCTTATTTAGGAAAGATCAGACTTAAGTTTGAAAAGTTTCCTCACTATTCAGGAAAAGATAAGCTGAATAAAATTCACCTAAACCTTGGATTCACCAAGTTGGTCAGCCGCATAACACCAGTCAGAGATGAGAACGGTTTTGTAGTAAACCCCGATTGTATTAACCTGATCCGAAAGAACACAGGGCTTAAGGTTGAAACTCACACGTTTGGTCCAAATGACGAGCATGAATTACCTAATTCATGCATGAACGCTGATGGACAGTACGTTGGCTCCATTGAAGAAGGTTGGTGGTATTACAATAACGGGCTCAGATCAACTAAAGGTTCTCACCCTCATACCGCATGGAGCAAGGAGGCAAAGCAATGGATAGGATATTCTCATCGTGGTGCTTGTGCATTCGGTAAGGGTGATAAGTTATTCGATGCAAATTGGGTTCCAAATGATGATGAGCTGCTTGCTCTTGAAAAACACTACGTAAAACGCTTGGGAGAATTTCAAATCGAATACGCCGACTGGTCAAAGAGCAGTTCCGAACATAAGGCCGAAGAATTCACTCTTAACTCATGGGCAGCAAGCCACATTCCTTTCAAGTTACGCGGAAGTAAAACGATTCATTCTTACGAAGATGCCTATAAAGCTGCCGTTAATTTTGCCAAATACATAGGTTAATGAAGTTATTTCTAGGTTTTCTTTACGGCTTCATCGCACAAGTATTAACATTCATTCAATTACAGGGACCAATGAGATGGGATCTATTAAAAACTAACAGGAACTGGCTGATCCTACTTGGACTGCCAGTTTCTTGGCTTTTTATGAATTCGGTAAAAAATTTCGTGCTTGCTTTCGACGGGCATATTTGGCCGAGTCGACTAATCGGATTCTCAATTGGGATCACAGTGTTCACAATAATGTCCCAATTGCTGTTCGCTGAGGGTCTTAGTCTAAAAACCGTGATCTGTCTTATGCTAGGTCTCACAATACTCGCAATACAATTATGTTGGAAATGATTAGAGGTTCAGAACAAAATCGAAAACAAAGGGACATTGAACTTGCACGACTTGTTGAAGAGTTCACAGAAAAGCTGAAGTATGATCCATATCGGCCGGGTATGGTACACCCAGAAGTTTATCCTGATGATTTACAGGAGGTAATTGAGGATCTTTTCTTTGTTAGAGGATTCTCCGAGGCAACCGTCAAGGTCAGTAAGAATCCTGACGGAATGTCAATTCAGGTTCAAGTTTTAAACCGGGGCGGAATAAATAATAAAAATTCCGCAATATCGGATGAAACTAAAGAAATTTAATGAATTCATAGCAATAAATGAATCTCTTCATAGAGTTGAGATAGAAGAGCAACTTTTCATAATTGACGGTGAAATTTACGATGTTTACTACTTTGATGTAGACTTAACATGGGACCATCAATCGGCTGATCCAGAGGTTGGAATACCGGTCTCATTTGATTTCGTTGAGGATTACTGGTTATATGGAGTAAATGAGGTTATGCAATTAACTAATCTTGAGCGCAGAGACGAAATCATTGATCTAGTGAATCCATTGGATCCTGAGCAGTCGGCTCAACTCATTAGATTGGGACTCAAGGAAGAGGCAAGTGAAGAGCTTATCGCGGATATTGCGTGCTCAGGAAGTTGGCAACAAAACTGGAAAGACTTGAAAGGCGAAGAGCTAAAGGCATTCTCCGATAGATTCATAAGTCTATATAAAGCCAACCAACTCAAACAAATAGTCGGTGACTTTTCGACCGAATTACAGGCGGCAGTCAATAAAATTGATGATAAGTACTGTTAATCATCAAATAAATAACCTAAAATTACACGAATCTACATGAAACTGTTAAAGTTCACACAATTTGTTAACGAATCAAAAGTTAATGAAGCACAATTAAAAGACAAGGCAATCATTGCTAAGTTAGAAAGAATTCACGAAATCAAAGAAAGATTGAAAGAGTTGACTGCTGAAACTAAAGCAATCGACGGAGAATTAAAGGAGTTCGACGCATCAGTTAAACCAATCTTTGATGCAATGAAAGTTCTTAACGATAAATTGGCAACTACTGAAAAGTACGTAATGAAAATTACAAGATACGGTGGAGAAGGATCTTCTGTTTCTTACGGAAAAGCGGTAGAACAGGCTCTAACAATGGTTGATGAAGCTGCTCAAGCAATCATTAACGAATGCGTTAGACAGAATACAGCAATCACCTCAGTTAAGCACTCTTTTGAAATCAATAAATTGGACGAAGGTAAGCTAACCGATAAGGCTAGGGCAGTAATCGCTAAGATTTCTGACAAGATTAAATCAATGGTTGCTAAATTCAAGAGCTTCTTTGACTCTAAGATCGCTAAGATCGATGCAGCTAACGCAAAACTTGCAGATATTAAGAAATAATTGAACCCCAATGATTAAGTCACTAGTTCAAAGTTTCAATGAGTACACACTCAACGAGGCCAAATCAAGTCACCCAGCTAAATACAAAGCGCCCGAGGGTAGTTCCCGAGATGCCAAGCTCGATAAGGCCCAGGCCCTATTGAAAGCTGGCAAAAAGGATCAAGCTTACAAGTTGCGTGATGATATGGAAAAGAAGGAACGATCTAAACCGGATTGGAAGAACACTCCTCGCAAGGATTCACAAGTTGATGAAGCTAAAAAGGCGGGTAAGAACTTAAGCAAGGAAACTCTTGCAAAGATTAGAGCGGTTGCGACCAAAAAAGGTTACTCATTCGCCGATCTTAAAGGAGAATACGTTAAGGGTCTAGGCGCTTTCTACTCTTCAGGTTCAAGACCTGGAATGACTGCTCATCAATGGGCAATGGCAAGAGTAAATTCAGCGTCTCCTAGTAAATCTTGGGCAAATGTAAAAAAGGTTGGAAAAAAATAAAACCTTTCTTAAAAAGTAGGTATTATAGCATACTATGAAAACAAAAAACCTCGAACCTAAAAAATTCGAGGTTTTTTGTTTTATATGGTGAGGTAGCAAAGTTGGTGCACTATGATCTCGTAACTCAGCTGGTTAGAGTACCATACTTTTAATATGGGAGTCACAGGTTCGAATCCTGTCGGGATCACCAAAGACAAAATACGCGGGTGTGGTGCAATGGTAGCATATCGGTCTCCAAAACCCTTGACGGGAGTTCGAATCTCTCCACCCGTGCTCTAGATAGTTTTCAAAAGAAAACCAAACTTTGGATGTTATGGTATATTATTATTATTAATAACAAAGAGAGTCCTTTGACATATTGGAGATCGCAAATTGTCCTTTAGCTCAATTGGCAGAGCATCTGTTTTACATGCAGAGGGTTATGGGTTCGAATCCTACAGGGACAACAAATCTTGGGATTAATTACCCTAAGACTGGATGATTCGAAGCATCCGATTGATTATGGTGTAATGGTGCACACTGGCCCCGGAAAGTAAGCCTCACAGCTGAAATCAGGGCCGGGGGATTAAGGTTCGAATCCTTATTAGTCAGCAAATATATTGTGGGGTAGAGAAGTGGTCATCTCACAAGGCTCATAACCTTGAGATCAGGGGTTCGAATCCCTTATTCGCAACGAATGATTAGATGGACGTAATGAGGGACGGCTCCCGAATCCCCAACTCGAAAGAGGTAAGGTCGTCTACCCCGTCTAGCACGGTATCCGGTTCGAGTCCGGCTCTAATCGCCCGGATTCATGTACGTCGAGCGCAAACCAATTGCTCTTCAGGTAGATTTACATGGATAAACAACCCGTCACGGTATGCTCTACGGGGCAGGAGTGAACTGAAGAGAAACGGACTGGTAGTTCAGCTGGTTAGAATGCCGCCCTGTCACGGCGGAGGCCACATGTTCGAGTCCTGAAAGGTCCGCCATTTGGTATAATAATAAAAAATAAAAACATGAATCAAAAATTCTCAGAAATGGCGGACCGCTTAATGGAACTGCCTCAAGCAATCAGCGAGATTCAATTGGAAATCTTGGAAAGAACTGAAGCCTCTAAACAGGTACAGGCTAAAATTACCACGATTGAGTCAAAGATCAGGGCTGATATTAACAATGAAGTCGATGCCAACGGAAAGAAAGTCTATTCGAATGCTGAAGCTCGTGAAGCGGCCTTCATTGAGGAGTCAAATGATAATGAGGAGTTGAAGGATCTAAAAACCGACTATGAGTACATACAACGCGAGATCTCAGAAAAAAAGATTGAGATTGAGAAGTTGAGCAATGATCAGCGTAACCTCAGAAGTTTGTTAAATTTTTTCGCAAATAATTCTGAAAATTCAGAGCAATTCTAAACCACTATAAGTACAATGATGAATGAATTCCAAAAGTACGCAATGAGCGAGCACGGTGTGTCATCGCTGAATTTGCATAATTATCAAAAACAAGTTGAAGCATCAATGACGCCTTATATCCTAGAGGAACGCGAGTTACGCGTTACCCAAATGGACATTTTTTCCAGATTAATGCGCGATCGTATCTTATGGGTCGCGGGTCCGGTGAATGACTATATGTCAACCATCGTGCAGGCTCAACTAATGTTTCTAGACTCAGTTGATGGCAAGGACATTACCATGCACATTGACTCTCCAGGCGGATCGGTTAAATCAGGTCTCTCAATGGTCGATGTGATGGACTACATCAATGCAGACATAGTCACGGTTAATACTGGAATGGCAGCATCGATGGGGTCTGTTCTACTAGGCGCAGGAACAAAGGGCAAGAGGTTTTCACTAAAGCACTCACGTACAATGCTACATCAATCAAGTGGAGGTTTTAGCGGAAATATTCAGGATGCTGAAGTTGACATGGAAGAATGGAAGAAGATCAATGATGAGCTCTTCATTCTGCTGGGCAAGTACTGCGGTAAAAAACCTGAACAGGTTAAGAAAGACGCAACTAGAGATTTTTGGTTGACTGCTGACGAAGCAGTTAAGTACGGTATAATTGATCAAGTAATCCTAAAGAAGGCTAAATAATGAGTAGAGTATTAATTCTCCTACGTGGAGTTCCAGGTTCAGGCAAGAGCACCTTTGCCAATCACATGTGGTCAAGCGGAGTCGTGTTTGAAGCCGATAAATTCTTCTATGATGAGGACGGTAAATATCAATTCGACGGCTCTAAATTAAAAGAGGCCCATGAATGGTGTCGTCGATCAGTACAGGAGGCAATGGAACAGAACCACCTAAGCGCAGGTCAGCACTATCCGGAAATTATTGTGTCAAACACATTCACACGAGAGTGGGAGATGCAGGCATACTTGGATTTAGCAAAGCAATTCGAATACAATGTAGTTTCTTTGATTGTTGAGAATCGACATGGTGGCAAGAACTTGCATGGAGTACCCGATGAGAAGGTACAGGAGATGAGAGCCCGATTTGAAGTTAAATTATGAGAATGGGCAAATCAACATTCAAAAGAATAGTAAAGGATTGGAATGAAGCTACTGCTGCTGAAGTCTGGGAAGGTATCAGAGATAACTTCACCTTTGGTTTTATTGGTGCAACTCTTGTCGTGTTCATTGCAACCAGAACGGATATTGCTGTACTATTCGGTTACCTTGCCTATTACTTTTACATGGGCACAATCGTGAATCGACCTAAATACGTAACCCACTTGGGCAAGCTGATAGTGTTTCCAATTCCTTCAGCTCTTGGAGCATTTACCGGTTACAAATTGTCGTATTCGATTATTCAACTAATAACATCATGATCTTAACTAGAGAAATCATACAGCCTTATATCGATAAAGGATTAGTGGAAGCAAAGGATCATCCAACGCTTCCACTCACCATTTATAATTACTCAAGAGAGTGCCAGTTTGAAAAGAGTTGGGATCAGGTGACTCTACAATGTCGAGGGCTAATCCTTGATCATGAGAACCGGTTGGTCGCTAGAGGTTTCAATAAATTCTTTAATTACGAAGAGGTTGAGAACACTGGCCAGATTCCAGTGAATGATAAATACGTTTACGTGCAGGAGAAAATGGACGGCTCTTTAGGAATCCTATTTCATTACAATGGTGAGTGGCACATGGCAACTCGCGGATCATTTGAATCTGAGCAAGCAAAAGCCGGTCTGGAGATTCTAAAAAAGAAGTACGATCTTGGAAAGTTTCATTCAACTGTTTGTTACATTTGCGAGATTATCTATCCTGAGAACCGAATTGTAGTTGACTACTCTGAAGAAAAGATTACCTTCTTATCTGCTGTCATGGAAGGCCGTGAAGTAAATTGGGGAACGGCTAAAGCACTATTTCACTCATCTGGGATCCGTGAAGAGGATATTGTGTGGACGGTGATGGATACTATTACTGAGAATATTTTTAAACGATACAAGAACCTTAACGAATCGGATAAGGAAGGTTTCGTCCTACGATTCCATCCATCAAATTACAGAGTTAAGATCAAGTTCGATGAGTATGTCAGATTACACCGACTGTTGACCAATTTTTCAAATATCGATATTTGGGAATGCTTGAGAAATGGAGATGACCTAAGCGAGTACATTGAGAGCGTGCCAGACGAATTTGATTCATGGGTCAGGGGCTGGATCAGGGCTCTTACGTTCGCGTTCGTCATGAAGGAACTTGAGGCTAAAAAGATTTTTGCCGAGTTATTAAGCCAAGATATTAATACCAAGAAGGAGGATGCCTTGTGGATTCAAGCAAATTGCCCAAAGGTGTACCAAGGTCTGGTGTTCTCAATGTTACAGGGCAAAGACTACAGTCAAACAGTTTGGCGAATGATTCGCCCTGATTATCAAAAACCTTTCTGGAACCGTTAACCGATTGAGAGTATAATATAAAAAGACTCAATCTAACATGCGTAAATTACTTGTGACCGGTGGCAATGGGCTAGTCGGGTCAGCGATAGCTGCTGAAGTTAAGATCGGTAGAGAATTTGACTTAACTAGCACCGCTCAAACCCAAAAGGCTTTTGAACTCCATAAACCAACTCATGTTATACACTGTGCTGGTAAGGTGGGAGGCCTTGGCGGAAACATGAACTATAAAGGCGAATACTTTTACGATAACTTGATGATTAACACAAACGTCATTGAGGAGGCACGTAAAGCCGGCGTTACTAATCTAGTTGCTTTTCTCTCCACTTGCGTTTTCCCGGACTCAATTGAGTATCCGTTGACGGAAAAGAAGATTCATCTTGGTGAACCTCACTCATCTAACTATCCCTATGCATACGCAAAGAGGATGTCAGACATTCAGATCAGAGCGTATCGCGAACAGTACGGCGTGAGGTACACATCAGTAATTCCATGCAACATATACGGACCAAACGATAATTTTTCGCTGGACCATGGGCATGTCATTCCGATGTTGATGCACAAGATCTATAAAGCTCAGCAAAACAATAGCGAGCTCTCTATTTGGGGAGATGGATCGCCGCTTAGGGAATTCATATACGCAAAGGACGTTGCTCGACTTGCTGAATGGGCAGTAGATAACTACGATGAGGCTGAGCCAATAGTATTCAGCACGTCAGAAGAAATTTCAATTGCGGAAGTTGTTGAGCTTCTAGTTGAGGCATTTAATTTTAAGGGCGCAGTTAGATTCGATAAGTCAAAACCAAACGGCCAACACCGAAAACCTTCAGACAATTCAAAGTTGAAGAGTTACCTACCTGATTTTAAATTCACACCGATTGAGGAAGGCCTCAAGGAGACAGTAAAATGGTTTATAGACAATTATGAAACAGCAAGAAAATAAAAAAGCACTAATCACCGGAATAAACGGACAGGACGGCTCGTACTTAGCCGAGTTTTTGTTAGACAAGGGTTACGAAGTACACGGCACCCTAAAAAGAAATTCAATCTCTGAGAATCAAACCGCTCGATTGACAGATGATGTTTACACAAAAGTCAAGCTACACTATGCTGACGTTACTGACTTATCTTCGTTAATCAGAGTTGTTCAGGAAATCATGCCAGCCGAGATCTATAACTTAGCTGCACAGTCGCATGTTCGAATTTCGTTTGATCAACCTGTCTATACTGCGCATGCAACCGGCATAAGCACATTAAACCTATTGGAGGTCGTACGGCTAATTAAACCGGATGCTAGAGTTTATCAAGCCTCTTCGTCTGAGATGTTCGGAAACTCGATTGACCAGGACGGGTACCAGAGAGAAACTACTCAAATGACGCCTGTCTCTCCTTACGGTTGCGCTAAAGTTTTCTCTTATAACATTGCAAGAAATTACAGAAACTCTTATGGAATGTACGTGTCAAACGGAATCCTATTCAATCACGAGTCTCCAAGACGTGGTACGAACTTCGTTACTAATAAAGTATGCAAGGAGGCAGTTAAGATTAAATTGGGGCTCTCGACTGAACTTAGGCTTGGTAATTTATCTGCAACAAGAGATTGGGGCCATGCCAAGGATTACGTTAGAGCAATGTGGGAAATCCTACAGTTAAAAGAACCCGGTGATTATGTTTGTGCAACTGGAGTATCTCACTCAGTTAGGGATCTATGTGAATACGTCTTTTCTAAACTAGACTTGAATTGGAAAGACTGGGTTAAAACTGATGAGAAGTTTCTTAGACCTGAAGAGCTACATGATCTAAAGGGAGATCCCAGTAAACTGGTCAGAGCCACCGGCTGGTCTCATGATTACACGTTTGAAACGATGCTAGATGAAATGATTCAGCACTGGTTAGACGTATATGAACGCTAGCAGGCCCGGCGCTCTTCTAATAAATAATCGAAAGCACCCAGACACATGCCAACTCATAAACCGTATGCAATTAACCTAGGTTCAGCAATCACAGGTACTACTCAAACTGGTAACTTTGCGGTTGGGACTGGGACACCAACCACAATCTGGTCAAATCGACCAGGCTCAGTTACTTGGTGGATGGGTCCGGACGAGGATGTTGGTTACTTAATCGTGAAGCAAGATGGCGCAAATCCTTCTTTCTGGCGATCCACGGCTAAGACTGATCCAGCTTTTCTAAGTCTTGCTAATAATCTAGCTAGGCGATTCGGTACAAGCCCATTTGCATCGGCCGCAGCTGCTTACACTTGGTTAACAACAAACGGCTATTACACGACGTTTCAGCCGTATGCGGCAGGTCTCTACAAGACCACTTTCTCTGGATACTTTGCCGATAACGTTAGTTTCTTTGCGACCGCGACTCCACAAGCATTCGGCGCAAATCAAGCAACCTCAGTACAAGCTACGACTATTTCAGAACCTGCAACCAATGACGGTGAAGTATTTAGCTGTCAGTGGTTAGGCTATTTTAAACCGACGACCACTGAAACTTACACATTCTATACGTCAAGCGACGATGCATCTTACATGTGGATCGGTGCAAACGCTCAAACTGGATTCACAACAACAAATGCAACCGTTAATAATGGAAGTCTTCATGGAACGCAGGAGCGATCCGGCTCAATCGATTTAACTGCAGGTACGTATTACCCGGTTAGAATCCAATTTGGCGAAAACACTGGAGGAGACGTCATGACCTTTAATTATTCTACTCCCAACATTGCCAAGACAACCACTGTCACAGGCCTAGTATTCTACAACACCACAACGAACGGCCATTAATCTGGCCAAGTTTGGGTATATTAAATTAATAATGAAATCAGATATCAAGGTTAGAATTGAACAGCTATCTTTTCAATCAGGTGGCGAGTACATGGACGTTCAGGTTCGTGATGGCTACGTTGATATCACGGTTGGCGGAGTTGAGAATGATAAATTCTCAGTCACACTCGCTGACTGGAAGATCATAACTAAAAGAATATTTGACCTAATACAACAAGAACAAAATCTAGAAAAAAAATGAAGAACGTACAACACTCAATAGATGAGGCTCGATTAATCGTCGAGAGCTTTGATCCAGGAGGCGGCATGACCGTTGGATTCGATGAGGAGACTTACACACTCACCGCCGACCAAATGATGAAGATCGCTAGGGCGCTATACTTAGCGGACTGTGCGATTGAGGAAAGAACTGAAGTGATCATGCAACTTATAAAATTAGCAGAGCTCTATCAGGCCAGAGCGCATGAGGTCGAAGATATTAGCCTTGACCTACTCACCTGTCCATTGTGGAACTTCGTGAAGTTAGTCAAATTAGAAAAGAGAATACACGAAGCTATTTTACGATACAATTCTGAGCCTCAGCTTGAGGAGGCCCTTAATAAACTAGAGTCAATTTTTCAAAGGTAGTTAATGACCAGTTAACAATGATCAAGCCGGTACATGGAGTATGAAAAATCAATAAATAACAATAAAACGTTATGAGAAAAATTACTCAACTTATGGTATTGATGCTATCGATACTAACTATCCCCAAGTGTTTTGCACAAAGTGTAACAATCGGCCCAATCTCTGGTGCTTCGTCCTATCAAACAGGTCCCATCTATCAAAGGGTTACCGCTCAGAGCTCAAATTATGCTAAGTCCGCTTATCTTTACACCAAAGATGAATTAAACATTCCCTCTGGATCAACCATTACAAAAGTTGAATGGTTAAAAGCAAATAATGCGACTGCTACCGGTAACAATAAATTCAAGGTTATCATTTCCAATACACCTAAAACAACAATGGGTGTATCTGCCAACTATTCGGACTTTTTACAAAACTCACAAACAGTTTTCTCAACTGATAAACTAGGGTTACCAGCCACAACTAATTATTGGATACCTTGCCAATTCTCATCTGGGTTTATATATGAAGGTGGAAGCTTATCTATACTAACCGATTGGGCTAAAGCTGGAACATGTACTGGCCCATTAAACTTTTATCAAAAACCTTCTGTTGGAAAGTCTATGCAGGTAATCAGTCCAGCACTAATACCACAAGATGCTTTGCTACTACCAACATCTGGTTCGGTAAGACCCACAATTAGAATAACATACACAGCACCTATTATGTGTTCCACGATGCCTAGTCCAGGCTTGGCTGTCTCTACGAATTCGGTTGTTTGTCCAAACCAACAATTCACACTTTCACTAACTAATAAAATAGCCGAAGGTGGTATATCCTATGACTGGCAGAAATCAAATGCTTTATCTTTTGATAGCGCCGCTTCTATTGGTAATGGTTCATCAGTAATTACATCACAAACAGCCGAGACATATTATAGATGTAAGGTTAGCTGTGGTAGTCTTGTTACTTGGACAAATATTATAAAAATACCAATTAACCCTTTTTACAATTGCTATTGCCCAAGTACGGCTCAATCCCCAACAGATGAGGAAATAACACATTTCAAATTAGGTGATTTAGATAAAAAATCCAGTGTTGGTACTCCTGTTATATTTGGGGTTAGACCTGGAGACTGTGGTGATTTAGCACCCGGTGAAGGATCAAAAAAATCTTTATACTCAAACTATAGAGGGGATAAACCCACAGATATTAAAATTGGTTCCACTGTTCCCTTTATTGTTGAAACATCATTATGTGGCACTAATGGAGCTTATAACCGTGCCGCTATTTTTATAGATGCTAACCGAAATGGTGAATTTGAGGGTAGTGAACAAATTTATCTATCACCTGTTGTTTATGGTCCAACTGCCAGTGTTAGAAAAGGTTTTATTAAAATCCCTATCACATCACAACCAGGTATAACAGGAGTTAGAGTTATTGTGAACGAAACACAAAACGCAATTTCATCATGTGGATCTTATGCTTTTGGAGAAACTGAGGACTACACAATCAACTTAGTTAGCCATATTAACTGTGATTCTATTCCCACAATAGTAAGCTCTGATACTAAAGTTTGTAAAGGCAGTAGTTTATTACTTTACCCATCTATAACAGGTGATAGTTATCAATGGATTAAAAATGGTCAAGTGGTAAGTGGATCTACTGATTTTTTTTATGAACCAGTTGTATCTGAACCTACTACTTTTATTTGTAAAGTTAAATGTGGTGATGTATTAAAAGAAACAGAGTCAATTTTAATTGATTTAAATAAGTTTACTGATTGTTATTGTGAGTCTGGTGCTGGTGGTCAGGCTGATGAAGAAATTATAGACTTCACGTTAAATGGAGTAAAGGTTGGTCTAGATTGTGGTAAACAAGCACCCGGTGCTAAATCCTACTTAAATGAATACTCAGACTTTAAACCAAACGGTTCATTTACCGAACTAAAAAAGGGTAATACATACTCATTTGATATTTATGATAATGACTGTGATACACCAGCCTCGCCATATTATACAGCGTCAGTTGGTGGTTGGATAGACTTTAATCAAAATGGGGTGTTTGATAATAACGAAAAAATTCTACAAGTTGATGGTGTAACCGGACCTAAACACATAACCGGAACCATAACAATACCATTAAATGCTATATCGGGGGTTACCTGTCTTAGATTAGTATTAGGTGGAGGTTTATATGGGGTTTACCTAACACCGTGTTCTAAATTTCAATCAGGTGAAACAGAAGATCACTTAGTTACAATAACCGATTAATTTCACTTAATCCTAGAAAATCGTTATACTGAAAGCAATCGAAAGATTGCTTTTTTTGTTAGGTTAGAAAAAGTTTTGGTAAATTAATCTCATGAAAATTACACTACAACCACATCAGCGTATATGGTTTACATCAGATACTCACTATAAACACTCAAATATCTGTAGGGGAACCTCTAATTGGCCTGAGTCCAGCAAGACTAGGGATTTTGATACCTTAGAGCAGATGAATGAGACCGTAATCAATAACATCAATCACCTAGTTAGGGAAGATGATATTCTATTCCACTTGGGAGACTGGTCATTCGGAGGATACGAGAATATAGCAGAGTTTAGGGAGAGAATCCTGTGCAAGAACATTCATCTACTATTAGGAAATCACGACCATCACATCGAGAGGGACAAGGGAGGAATCCGAAAGTTATTCAGTTCGGTACACGATTACTTGAGACTTGAGCTTACTGTTCCAAACGAACCTAATTCAATAAACTCTGGCGAGGTCATTAAAAAGACATTTGTCATGTGTCATTACCCAATTGCAAGCTGGCACGACATGAACCGTGGAGTCATTCACCTACATGGTCACGTTCACTTGGGTCCGGAGAATAAACTACATGATGGCAAGGCAATGGATGTCGGTATGGACGGTAATGATCTAAACCCTTACTCTCTACAGGAGATCGCAAAGATCATGAGGGACCGCCCGGTTAGGTGTTTAGTTTTGCCAAACGATCATCACGAAACAAATGAAGGCAGATAGTTGGTATATTAAAGTAATATGAAACCATTTTTTAAATTTTACGAGGTAGGAGGCAAGGTCAGGGACGAAATCTTGGGCCTGCAGTCAAAGGACGTTGATTTCGTTGCCGTTCCCAAGGAGTCTTTAATTGAAGAGTTTCCGGAAGCAGAAGACCTTTTCAAAGTGCTAGTTGACTACTTGACTCGTGAGAAGTTTCAAATCTTTTTAGTGACCGCTGACTGTTATACGATCAGGGCTAAATTTCCAGATGGTCACAAGTACCAGGGAGTTGCGGATTTCGTGATGGCTAGAAAAGAGGTTGGATACTTGCCTTTTACAAGAACACCGATCGTGAAGCCTGGAACTCTATTCGATGATTTACAAAGACGTGACTTCACGCTCAATGCAATCGCAAAGGACGAGGATGGAGCACTGATTGATCCATTCAACGGAATTGAAGATTTGAAAAATGGAGTTCTAAGAACACCTTTACCTTGCGAAATTACCTTTAAGGACGATCCTTTGAGAATCTTAAGAGCGATCAGATTCATGGTCACTAAGGACTTTGTAATCACAGCCGACATGCATCAGCACATCAAGCACTTCGATTATGAAGTCTTCATGCCGGTCGTCTCAACTGAGAGAATCCGAGAAGAACTGCTTAAATGTTTTAAGCACGATACTGCAGAAACTCTCAGAGTATTGATGAGGTATCCTGCACTATTTGAATACATTTTTATGACAAAGATTTGGTTGAAACCAACAATGGAGGAATAATATGAAAAAGATAATAATTTTATTATTCGTAGCTTCAGTTTTTGCAAGCTGCGGAAAACCGGCAAAATACACGATTAACAGCGAAGCCGGTAAGTACTGGACAAATTCCTATACAAAGGACGCGAACGGCTGTATTGTGTTCAAGCACGAATGCGGTTGCGGCGGCGGAGATCCGCAAGTCGTAACAGTTTGTGGAACCTATACAATAATCAAAAACTCAGGCCATGAGAAAGAGTAATCACGGACTTCACACTAGCCTGGGTCAACTTAAGATCGATCTTGTTCTGAGGCACCAATGGGAGAAGGAAAATGATCATAATTGGTGGGACAAACAAAAGTGGAAGACTGAGAGACACTTGGGAATTTGGTGGAAGACTTACAGAACAATAGGTTCAACCAAAGGTTTGTCTAAGTGGTTATGGAAGGACACACACTCACCAAACCTAATGATAGGAGTTGACGTCATTTGGTTCAAATTTTGGATTGACCTCGGTTGGGGTACCTTAATTTTAAAAATAAAAGATTAAAAAATGGAAAGAAAATTAGCAAGCATTCAAAGAGTCCGCGCAATCAAACCGATTGAGGGAGCGGATGCAATCGAAGTAGTTCAGATCAATAGCTGGAACGTAGTTGCAAAAAAAGGTGAATTCACAGAGGGCGACCTCTGCGTTTATTTTGAAATAGATTCGTTTCTACCGATGGAGAAGGACTTTGAATTCCTAAGAAAGTCTTCATATAAAAAGATGGGAGACTTAGAGGGATTCAGATTAAAAACCATTAGGCTTAGAGGGCAGGTTTCGCAAGGGCTGTGTTTACCATTAAGTGTCCTGGAAAAGGACGATGAAATGAAGATTGGAATCAGCAAACAGCCTTGGGGGGATCAGCTTCAGCTTGGACCCTATGATGATGCAATAGTTATCGAAGAAGGCACTGACGTTACTGAGTACATGTGCGTGCTTAAATACGAGCCTCCCATTCCAGCAGAATTGGCAGGTAAGGTTAAAGGTATGTTCCCATCATTCATTCATAAGACTGATGAGGACCGTGTACAAAACTTAACCGACCATTATGAAAGTTGGAAAGATCAGGCTTTTTACGTAACTGAGAAATTGGACGGTTCGTCCGCAACTTTCTACCTGAAGGACGGAGAGTTTGGAGCGTGTTCACGTAATTTGGAACTGCTGGAGACTGATGAAAATACGTTTTGGAAAGTCGCTAGAGAAATGGAGATTAAGCCTAAATTAGAGTCAGTTGGCTATAATATTTGCATTCAAGGAGAATTGGTAGGCGAGGGAATTCAAAAGAACCCTTATAAATTAAGAGGACAGACTGTGAAGTTCTTTAATGCTTTTAATATCGACACTCAAGAATACTTGGGATTTGAAGAGTTTACTAAACTAGTCTTGGGATTTGGTTTACCAATTGTTCCAATAGTTGAAACCAAATTCGCTCTGCCTGATACAATAGATCAATTACTCGAGTACGCTGATTCAAAATCAAGTCTTAATCCAAATTTTGATAGGGAGGGCGTTGTCATCAGAAGTCTTGATCGAAAAATTTCGTTCAAGGTAATTTCAAATAAATTTTTACTGAATGAAGCATAAAATATACTTAGACGACATTAGGACCCCAATCGATAAGAGCTGGATCGTAGTTAGAAGCTACGAGGAGTTTGTTGAGAAAATAACTGAACTTGGATTAGAGAATATTGAACTAATTTCGCTGGATCACGATTTAGGAGATAGCGCAATGAGGGAATGGCATAAAAACGTTTACCATAACTACGAATTGAATTACGATAATATTACCGAGAAGACTGGTATGGACTGTACTAAGTGGATGGTTGAACAATGGTTAGACGGAGCATCGGTAGTTAAGGTTGTTATACATTCAGCTAATGCAATCGGATCAGCAAATATGATGGGCTACATTAATAATTACCGCCATATCAATAGATTACCTCAAGATTGTATAAGAGTTCAGTGGCCGCACACCGTCTAATTAGGTCTCACAGACAAATAAACTTATTTAGCCACATTACTTATACACTTTGTTATAAAACGTTATTTATATGGAAATCAAATTTTATTGGAACGGAAGTTTTGCTGGAACTAATCACAGTATGACAATAAACGGAAAGAATATTAGATTAGGTGGTATTGTTTCAAATGAAAATGAAGCAAAACTGAAAGCAGTTGAGATATTGAAGCAAGATTATGAAATTGACTATAATGTTGATGAAATAAAATTTGAGTGGGGTGGTCGTTTATAATGTTTTATAACGATTACAAATAAAACATCGTTTTAATGTGTTTTATTTGTTGTTATAAGTATGTAAAACAAAAATTATACAAATTAAAAGAAATAAATTATGAAAACATTATTAAGTAGAGTAGAAGAAGAAAGTGTTAATTATGCAACAGCAGAACATGCAGCGATAGACCATTTAAAAATGGCATCTGCACATTTATTTGAAGAAACAGAAGGTAGAGACATTGATAATTGGTTATCAGATATTGAAAAAATAATTCAAAAACTTGAGAACAGAATAAACTCATAATTTTTGTTTTATTACTTATAACGGTTTGCAGCTAACCGAAGGCGGTGATTTAATAGATAAATTAACTTAAAAGAATATAATATGAATGAGCAATTAACTATCAAAAAAGCACGAAACCACCGCTTTTGGTTAGGTGGTGTTATGTGCCGTTTATTCCATTACATAAGAACTATTGAAGAGTGTAAATTCATTGATAGAGTTGATGGAAGAGAGGTAGGGCAATTTGAATGTGTAAAGTGTGGAACTAAATTTATGGCTAATAAAAAGCGAAGTTGGTTTCGTGTCTATAATGGCACATAACGGTTGAGTGTAAAAAATCGTTTTAATGTTTTTTACACTTTGTTATAAATATGTAAAACTAAAATTATACAATATGAAAAAATACTTTATTAAACAAGAATTGATGTGTGGTGAAGTTTATCACATGATATATGTAAGATGGTTTGGATTATTTGAATCATTTTATGAAAGGTGGAATACTTATGAAACATCGAAAATAAGACTGAACGAATTAAACAATTCATAATTTTAGTTTTATTATTTATAACGTTTTGCGTATAAAAGAAAGCTACGAAGCAGAGCCTTTAGCGTTGGGTAGCTTTCTTTTATACGCTGTTATCGGATGCCCTTTCAATGAATTATTAAATTAAAAACAGACACAAAATGAACAGACAAATTAAATTTAGGGCTTGGGATAAAACATACAGCCTAATGAATTACAAAGTGCAAGTTGGCAATACTGACCTCGCAGACCCCAATTACACTTGCAATAGCATTTGGGTTGATAGTGGTGATTTTGTAACTATTGGATGGATGAATGCTGATGAAAATTGTATTGACCTTATGCAATTTACTGGATTGAAAGATAAGAATGGCAAGGAAATTTATGAGGGTGATTTAGTTCAGCACGATGCTTGGAACTATCCATTTGAAGTAATTTTCAATGATGAAAAAGCAAGGTTTGTTTGCAAGTTACAAACGGGATTAACTCAATACATAGATTGTGAAAGATTGGTTGTTGTCGGTAACATTCACGAAACGGTATCTGCTTAGGGTTGCCGATAACGACTGCAAATATACAACGTTTTTTTGTAGAAAGTTTCAAATTAATTTTTTTTTTTGATAAAAATGTGGTATATTTGTTGTTATAAAACGGTTAGATATGAAAAAAGGACAAAAATTTATCATGAAAATTGATAAGTATTACGGTAAAGATAATTTACTGAAACAAGGGGATGTTATTGAATTTGTGGGTAACAAAAGAAGTTCAACAGGAATGTTGTCTGTATTCAAAAATCAAAATGGATTGGTTTTTAAAACTTATGCTATATCTATGGATAAATTTTTGACAGATTATACAAATGTTTTATAACAGTTAGGTATATGTGAAGTACCTTACCACAGAAATTAATAATTTAGTAGAAACTTTATGAGGTATTTCACATATACTTTGTTATAAACAGTAATTAATATGGAAAAAAAACTTAAACAAGGAACAGTAATAACCGCAACACACGAAGGTGGTTCATTTTGGAAAATAGACGATAGTTTTATTTTTACAGATACACCAGAAAGTGGATTACAAACTTACAATAATGAAGGAAAGAAATTATATTTTCCAAAAAATCACGACTTATCTGGTTGCGGTTTTCCAGAAGATATGTTTGAAACACCGAATTAATTATTGTTTATAACGTATCGCAGATAAGCGAAGGCAAAGATTTAGAAACGAAAACTTTAATTTTAAAACAGAATATAATATGAAAACGAGAATATCAATTTACCACAGAACCTTTGCTTTTGCTTATGTGCTGTTATGCCTTCGTTCTTTTTCACAAATCAATTATTAACAAACAAAAAATAAAATTATGTCAGAATTAAAAACAGAACATTTAGTGTATATGTCAGACGAGATGTACACACCAATTCACTACAAAGGAATTATAGTCCAACAACCTTTTTTTGAAGGTAAAGGGAATCATTCGGTTGCTCAATTAGAAGCAATATGTGAACAATTTAAAGAGTATGTTCATCAGCAACAAATAATTAAGCAAAATTGTATGAAACATATTGTCGAATTAAAGTTCGGTGTCGAGTTCCCACAGAATGAGGCATAACGTTTGCGGATATATGAATGTAAAAAATTAATAATTAGAACGATGATAACAACACAAAATTTAACAGAATTAGGTTTTAGTGAGATACTTGATGTATTCACTGGGAAACACGTTTGGGTTTTAGGTGAAGAAGATACTGAGATATGCGGAAACCCTTGTAAATTGCCAATATTTTATTACAACATAGAAACCCAAACTTGTAAAGTAGTTAGGGGTGAATTTTGTGTTGTTCAACGAGAATGTAAAACAGAGGAAGAAATTATAAAGTTTGTAGAATCTATTAATTTTTTATTTCATATATCCGTTGTTATAAATAGTAAAAAACCTATCGAACAAGTATTATCCGAAGCGATTAAAGAATCTTATGATAAGATAAAAGACAATTTAGAACCACCACTTTAAGGTTTTTTATTGTTTATAACGGACACAGATATATTTCTGGTTTTCTTTTTAATATATACTTAAAAATAGTAAACGAAGATGAAAGATTTAAAACACATAAAAAGATTTAACGAGTCAGAAGAAAACTTGAATATATCTGATGTTAGTAGTAGTAAAAATCAGCATTTACTTGTGGTTCATCATGAAAGTGGTGATGAAATACATTTTACTGTTATAGATTATTCATTATATCCACAGATTGATAAAATGATAAATGATGGACTTAATACACAGAAACAAGTTGAAAATATGTTGAATATAATCTATAACAACACATTAGAACATTTGATGTGTCAAACTTATGTATTAGAAGACTACACTAAAATTGGAAAATATAACATAGTAAAATGTATTCATCTACCAGAGTTGGGTAGTTGATTTTTATTACTACTAACGTTTCCACGCTTGGCGAAGAAGCGGAATTGAAAGCACATACTTTCAGTTTAGTAAAAAAGCCAATAGGAAGCACGAATGTTCAATTTAGCACTAAAACCGCTTTTTTGCCAAACGTGTGTTATAACCAGTGCTTTTTACGAATTATAAACTTAAAAAATAAACACAATGTCAAAATTAAACAGAGAATTTGATTACAAATATTACAAATTCAACACATCAGTTGAGTTAAACACCAAAGTCGAAAAAAGACTAAATGGTAAAAGGTGGCACACAATTATAACTAATTGTATGGGTGGCAACAATTACTACCAAAAAGATGAAATAGAAACTTTCCAAATTGAGGAATATGTTGAAAAACATAAACAGTTAGCTATTGAATACATTGATAAATTAACTTACAAGCCACAAAGTTTTGAAGAGCAATTGTTGTCAGGACTTGGGTTCTCGTAGCATTGGTTATAACGGACAGGTATAACCGAAGGCGGGGATTAAGTGCAACCACCCTAACCAACGGCACAAAGTAAATTGGTAGTACAATAGCTGAATGACGGATATACGCCCCGCTTTTGGTTATGCAATGTTAGGCGTATGTAAATTTTACGATTATGGGACTACTAATATTTTTTGGAATAGTTATACTGTTTATGATAGCAGATGACAGACAAATTAAAAAGGACATTGATGCAGCAACCAAAATAAAATGGACAAAGAAAGATGCGGAGAACTATTATAAAAACTTTGACGAATGGCAGTAAAATTTATTACGCCTAACGATACTCAGATATATTTAGGTTTTCTTTTTAATATATACACTAAAATAACATAAGAAGATGAAAGATTTAACACACATAAGGAGATTTAATGAGTCAGAAGAAAACTTGAATATATCTGATGTTAGAAGTAGTAAATTAAACATACATTATTTTATGGAACAACTTTCAATTGATGATATAAGAAAATCTATTGAAGATAATTTACATTACCAAAAAACAGGTAAAAGATTATTTGATAGGACTATACAAGACGAAATATACGAAATATACTTTAGTGGATTAGGTGAAAGTAAATCTACTATGATGTTTGAGTCGTATGATATTATATGTAGGGAACTTTCTAAGAGGTGGTTTTTGGGTAATGTTTAATTTATTACTTCTAACGGCTGACGCTATACGAAGGCAGGGGTTAAGATGCACTCCCTTTCAGCCTTGCACAAATGATAAATAGATGCACACCGCTTCAATTAGCAGTAAAGCCCCTGCTTTTGTATAGCGTATGTTATAGGGCGTTTTTAATTCAAATCAAAATGGCAAAAGAGTACATTAAAATCGAACTTACAGAAGATGACATCAAGAAAATGGTTGCTGAAAAATACAACCTTGACATCAACAGGACAACAATTAACGTATCACATTACGCTGGTGATGCTCGTGAACCTGCATACACTTCAATAGTAGTAACAGGTCAACGTGATGGTGGGGTGTAAAATGCCCTATAACGGTTGCAGATATACCTAGTTTGGGATTAAATACTAGAAACTTTAAATTAAGATAAAATGAAAAAAGAAGAACAAAACTTGAATAACGCAGAGAACCCCAAATTGGGTATATCTGATGTTATGTGTAGTGGTTATACAATTAGATTTAATGAAGTAGACACTAACGAAATTATCATCAATAAAGATGCGATAAACATAAATGACTTTGAACAGATGAAAGTATCTGGAACAATTGTAGATTATGAAATTGATGATAATGGAGTGAAAATTATAAAGAAGTTTGATTTAAGGAGCGTGTCTCTTTAACCATTACACATAACGGTTGGGTGTATGAGAAGGTTTGCTTAGATGAACTTTCAAATTACCACAACTATTGATAGCAAACTTTCTTATACACCTTGTTACCAACAGTACGGATTATTAATATAAAACTTAAATAAAATGGAAAAGAAAATCGAAAACATTGAGGATATATATCCTTTGACCATAGTGAAAATGCGTTATGGTGGAAAAATTGTAATCTTCAACGCTGATAATGATGCGGGATTTGTTGATTCTGTACAAGGTGATGAAGAAGTTTATTATATCATTAATGACTGGTTAGAAGAACATGTATCACCTTGCTTGTATGGTATTGGCGACACAATTTGGTCAGCATTTGAAGATTACAAAAAACGTTTATATAAGTACTAACGTAGTATTGTTGGTAACGTTTTGCGTATATACGAGGTACGCCTTAACGAAAATTTTAAATTATAAACAAATGCTTGTAGGTGTATCTTGTATATACGCTGTTAGCAGTATGTAAAAATTACGGATATGGAAAACAAATTAAATTACAAAGAGTGGGAAAATAAGTATTTTGAAAAGTTAACACACGATACTTGGACATCAATTTATGAAAAAGTAGAAATTGGATTCGCACCATCAGATTTATCACATTACAGTAAAAAAGACTTAAAAGAGTGTTATTCAAAATACTTAGATGGAACGGAAGATTTTCTTAAATACGAAGAGTAGTAATTTTTATTACTGCTAACGGTTTGCGTATATGAGAAGTGGCACTTGTAGAATGTTGAATTTTAGCACAAATGTTTATGTGCCATTTCTTATATACGCTGTTAGCACCAGTACGGTTTATTTAGCAGAATTTTAAAATTTGAATATTTATATATAAAATAAAAGGCAAATGGAATTGAGAAAATTTATAAAAACCACCATCAAAGAATACTTAAATGAACAAGTAAAAAATGATGGTTATATTTATCACGGAACTGGTAAAGGACAAGCAATGAATATACAGAACGATGGATATATGAAACCAAATAGAACTGGTGAAGAGCAACCATCAATTAGTTTCACAAATGATTTAGACTATGCTAAATACTATGCAAAATCAAAGGGTGGAATTAGTAAAATGTGTATTTTAAGAACAAAATTGACTGATGATTATCAACTATCACCAAGAATAGTGAACAATAAAGGGGATGAATATATTACGTTTAAGCATGTACCATCATCAGATTTGGAAGTAATGACTATGGGGGGTGGTTGGCAACCATTAGATAGTTGGAATGTAATCTTTGATGAACCATTAAATGCTTAATCAAAGCACTTCCGTAGTATTGGTGCTAACGTCTGATGATAAACAATCGTTTTAATGTTGTTTATCATCTGTTATATGAATGTGTTATTTTTGTTTTACCGATTAAAAAAATAAATTTATGGAAAAGAAAATTATTATTGATGGTGTTGAATATGAGTTAACACCTAAGAAAGTTTTAACAGATGAAGAATTTGTTAAGTGTGTTTTAGAAAAACACAAAATTGACTTTAATGTTGATGATATTGTTTGGTATAAAGGAAAGAGTATTAGAAAAGAATGTGGAGAAACCAAATTCAAAGTATTATCAATTGATCCGTATTTAATTGATGGGATAAGAGTTGATAATTACCTAAATGTTAATTTAGAAAGTCTAACATCTGGTAATAAAGTTAGTTTCTTCACATCACATTTGGAAAAATATAGTGATAAAGATTTTGTTAAGGAAATTATGATTGATGGAGTTGATTATGAATTAATACCAAAACAAAAATAACATTTCATATAACGTTATCCAAATAAGCGCAGTTTAACTAAATTGATATTCACCTGTAGTTTAACGTGGTAAAACACAATGACGATTAAACCGCCTCATAAGACCAATAAAAATTGGAACAGCTTATGCGAGTTTAATAAGAGTAAGCAAGTTCGAGCCTTGCTGGGTGGACTAAAAATTGCGCTTATTTGGTGTTATGGCATCGTTTTAATGTGCCATAACTATCATATATAAACAAGTACTCTTAAACCATTGATAATGAACAAAAAGGGATTACCAACTTTAAAAATTTGTGAACAAAAACTTAATTACTTAAACTACTCAGCTCGAACCAAGGAGACCTATTTAAGCCATATAAGTAGATTCATTACCTCACAGACTAAATCAGCAGCACACCTAAATTCAAAAGATTTCCAATCTTACCTGGATAATCATAAATTCACTTCAGTTTCTCAACAAAACCAGGTTATTAACGCTATTAGATTTCTGTATAAGTACGGACTTGATAAGAAATACGATAAGGTATCGTTTAAAAGACCCAAGGCCGAAAAGAAACTGCCTAGGGTAATTGATGGTGAGTTTATTAAGAGCAAACTTGCTAAAATACAAAACATTAAGCACAGAGCTATACTAACTCTAACCTACTCGGTTGGCCTAAGGGTGTCTGAAATCGTAAACTTAAAAATCGAGGACATTGATTCCAAACGAATGATAATTCACATTAAAAATGCAAAGGGTCGAAAGGATAGGATAGTTCCGCTGTCATTAACTGTTTTAACTTTGCTAAGAGAATATTTTAAAGAGTATAAACCTTCAGATTATCTTTTTAATGGGCAAAATTCTTCATTGTATTCAATACGAAGCTGTCAGCAAATTTATAAAAAATACATTGATGACGGGTCATCCATACATACACTAAGACATTCCTCTTTCACTAACCTATTAGAATCAGGAACTGATTTAAGAATTATCCAAAAAATAGCAGGTCATTCCAGCTCTAAAACAACAGAAATTTACACACACGTCTCAAATAGTCTTTTAAGTAGGGTAAAACTTCCAATTTAATTTTTTTACCCCGAAAATTTTACTTAGCATTGCGGTAGAACAATTAAAATACCAACTATGCTAGTAGACATATCAAAGAGAGAAGAAGAAGTTCTTTCCGTAATTAGGGAGGGTAAAAAATATAACGAGGGAAACTTCGAGATTCTATACATCGAATTTTCAACCGAGATTAAAACCCTGGTTGAAGCAGCAAAGATTTATATCCTGGATAACTATAAAAAGGTGAAGATATTGAAGTAAATTAAAAACAATAACTGATGTTGACACGAATTGGCAGCTTAACGGCTGCCTTTTTTTTGATAATATGTAAAATGAAACGCTATTAATTTGTAAAATTGGTATAATATAATTATGAAATTAATATCTCACACCGAAGATTTACCAATGATAACGTACTCACTGTACGAGGTTGCCCCAAAAATTTACGCTGTGCAAGTGACCGATGATTACGATAGAGCAATGCTCTTTTTGAGAGCTCAAGAGTACTATGAGTCTGCATTTCCGGAGTTTAGAGGCCGTAACTTCAATATCTTTGCCTATATGAATCGCTACCGAAAGCACTGGGGCAAGGATCACTTTTCCTATCCGGCTGATTGGTCAGGCTACAATGTGCCAAGTAATGAGGTCGAGGGCTGTTACGATCAGTTAGACTATGATGACATGGTTACGCCGTACGACGAACACATGATGAATATCTTATGGTGCATTCGTCAACACCAACGAAGAGGTAATTTTTACCTACTTGGAGTCGACTCATTGGATTCATGGGTAATGGATCACGAGATGGCACATGCAAAGTTCTTCACCGATCCGGAATACAAAGCGGCCATGACCGGTCTGCTGAAGCAGGTGCCGACCAAATTGACCGAATCATTGAATGAATTCTTAATCAAGGAAGGCTATCCGGAAAAGGTACTAGCTGACGAGACTCAAGCCTATTTAGCGACCGGTCTGCATGATGGAATGGATAAACTCAAGGGAATTAAAACCTGGGAAAAGAAGTTCAGTAAAATTTTTAAACAGTACAATGGCAAACAAAGTAATAACACTCGAGCTAAACAGCAAGCAGCAAAAGAAGTTTGATAAGTTGTGCACTCACATCAAAGCCATTTATGGAGAGATTGGACTCCTAACCTGGTCGATTACACCAAATGGAATCGGAGAAGGTATTGAAGTATACTCACATACTGCAAGGGTAAAAATAGACTTAACTGATGTCGATAGCTGGTAAAGAACTCTGCGCCTGCGGAAAGATTGCGACCTGGTGCTATGGGCCAGGATATGCCGAAGGCGGAAATCCAAGTTCGTGCGATGATTGCGTACATAGAGGATGCAGCTGTAATCACTATTCAGTTGATGTGAATGCGTATCATCCGCCGTTAAGTGCTTCGATTTTACCGGAAGGAAAGGCAGGAGTTGACTGGAAGTGGATAGAGAAAGATGCGATATGGACTGATATTGACGAGAAAGGCAGAGAATATCCATGCTGCGAGTACATGCATTCTGAAGATGGATGGGATATTGAAACTACTTAACACTGAAGACTATTATACAGGTAAATCAGCATAATACAAAGAAGAATCGCTTGTACATAGTAATAAATCGGCTAAACAAATTTGGAAAGCTGACGACATTAAGTTAAAAATAGCAAAATCACTTGGGTATAATATACATGTCGTGTGGGAAACAGATTATCTTAAAAACAAGATTGAAATAACTAATCGGTGCTTAACTTTTTTAAATGGAAAAACATAATTATATAGATGAAGTACAAAGATATGTGAAGTTTAAATATCCTCAAACTTTTAAGTTTAGACCTCAACAGTTTGAAGCAATTTGTGAAATGCTAAAATCATACGATGAAGACCCAAATTCAGTATTTTTACTAGATTGCCCAACAGGTGGAGGCAAAAGTATCATAGCTATGATATTTGCGGGTGTTTTAACAGAAAGAGGCAATCGAGGCTATATTTTAGCCTCTGACCTTTCTCTACACGAACAGTACGTGAAAGATTTTCGTAAAATGCAGCTCTGGAATTGGGGCAACATCAAGGGCGTTGATAATTACACATGCTCAGTAAACGGAGAAAAATTCTCGGTCGGTGAATGTAAAAACAAGGGTACAACCTATGAAGCAGCGGAATCTTTGCCTTGTTTTAAGCATTGTGGTTACTTAACTTCACGTAAAAAGTCAATCAAATCACCAGTTACGCTGTTAACCTATCCCTATGCTCTGATTCAGAGAAATTACGTTGAGCAACAGCAACAGAGAACAGGTAGAGGCTCACCATTTCCACAAAGAGATTTCGTGATATGCGATGAGGCTCACAAACTCCTAGATATTGTACAGAGCCATTTCAGCCCAATCGTTTCAACTGAAATAGTCGGTAAAACTCAAAAATTAGTTGAAGGTTTGGGAGATATTGGACAAAGGCCGCCATCTGTTGACTTCAAGCGATTGGAAAAGGCAATCAATTTAATTTACGAGCACGAAGATCATTCAACTCTACTTAAACTGCTTAGAGAAGTGACCAGGCTGCTAGCCGACTTGGTAAAGTCAACCTCACAAATCAGAGAAAACGCGGCAGAGGAGTTCGTTGATGAAAGCCTTCCAATGGAATGGCTTGCCGTTTTTAATCTTGCGGATTGGGTGAAGGACGTTCACTGTAAACTAGAAGACTACTGTGAAATTATTGACAAGGTAGGCCTTGAAAAGCTTGTAAAGAATCCTGGAGAGAAATCAATCACATTTAACTGTATTGATGAGTACTACTTACTACAAAAACACTTCTTTACGAAATTCGGGTTTAAATTACTGATGACTGCAACAATGGGAGGAGCTGGAGACTTCATGAGAAATCACGGAATCAAAAAGGCACAGTACTTCAAGATTGAAAGCAACTTCAATTGGGAGCGTTCACCGATCATTTTTTATCCAGGTAAGAAAATGTCAGCCAGATTCTTGACTGAAAATTTACAGTGGGCAATAGACACGGTTACCCGAATCATTCGTGAGCACTCTGAGGACTCAGGTATCATCCATTCCGGTTCTTATGAATTGAATACTAAGATTTTCGATGGCCTTCCCAAGGATGTCAAGAAACGCATTCTGCTCTATAAAGGCTCTGGTGAAAAGGAACTTGCACTAAAGAAAATGATTAAAAAGAAGGGTATGGTCCTGATGGGACCGTCAATTCTTGAGGGTCTGAACATGGTCGACGATCAGAGTCGATTCCAAATATTCTTAAAGGTGCCGTATCCTCACCTTGGTGATAAGTATGTTGCTGCGAAGTTGGAGTACAGCCAAAAATGGTACAACTGGAAGACCGAAGTTAGTATTGCTCAAGGAATTGGTAGGTCAATCCGAACCCCAAATGATTGGGCTATAACATATTTCTTAGATGGGTGTCTAGCTGATGTATTAAGAGACCCAACTGCGTTAACTGGATCAAATTTTAGAGAAAGACTAAGAGTTGAATATAGGTAAGACGGCTATGTGATAAATAATAAAAAATAAATGTCACGTGCACGTATATAAAATTACAAATCGAGTATAATGTCAATAATCAATTGGGACCTGCACCACAAGGTCAATGGAACCAACTCAAGGATCGAAACTAGTTTTAAAAGTTTCATGGTCAATGAAGCAAAGGCTCCAGAATCGCTAGAGGATTTCGCAAAGAACCGACTTACTGGTGCCGCAAAGATCACACAAAATGCAAAAGAAACGGGCGGAGACGCTCTTCTTACATATCAACATTTCAAAGTTAAATTGCCGTATTACAAAAAGGCTGCTGCTGGTAAATTTGACGTTGCTGATGCAAAAAAAGAATTAGCTGAACACTTAAAGACGATTGACGGTTCACCGAAAGCCATTAAATTAAAACAAATGGAATTTCAGAGAATCGTCGGTCAGATTGAAGTATTAGGAGAATTAATTATTAAGTACAATGAAATACATTAAACTATTTGAGGAATTTGAAGACGACTTTGAAATAACTCATCAACCTGACAGAAACGAAGATCCAAACCCAAACGGCATTGATGTTGGAGATTCAGTAAACTCATACAGAGGAATGGGAGAAGTGGTTGCGATCGAGGGAGAATCAGCAAAGGTAAAATTGCACAATTCAAAAGAGAACATTGCAACTGTGCCGTTATTCTCACTAGAGAAGATTGACAAGGGAGAGATTGAGTCTCACAAAGTTAGAGATACTCAGGCTGATTTGCAGGCTCTATTGAACTCTGCTCAAGACTACTATAATTATCTAAAGAACGAATCTGAGTACGTTGAGTCTGATGAGGAATTTGTGGCCAAGGTGGACGCTGAAAAAATTTATGAACTGCTTGAGGAAATCTTGATTGACGTAATGGCAATGTTTAGAAACGATAACTCAACCAGTGAGTACCGGGAGTACTCGGAACTTGTTTCTATGTACTCACTGCTAGCTGATGCACTTACTGCAATCGCACCAGAATACAAAGAAAAGGTTGACACGTTATACGCGCACTTTCCTGGATAAAAATAAGTAATAACAATGATAAAAACATTTAAGCAATTCATACTTGAAAGCCTTACTAGAGAAGACCAGATCCGACTCAGAGAACTTGGAATGCCTACAATTGATCTTGAGCAGTTAGCTAACGGATTCGGCGGCAAGGTCGAAGATGGAGTGCTTAAACTTGAGTCAGAATGGGACACGGACCTTGAAGATTATGGAATAGATTCTGAAAAGTATCAAGAGGTTACACGAAAATTTTGGAATAGGATTACGATTTCAATAGACTTCGATAATTCAACAATTAAAGCAGAAGGGTTCATCAGCCAAAAGGACATGGGTCTTTCGGAAACATTTAAGCTTGATGATCTTGACTGGGGCGAATTTTTCCAAAACGGAGATCCTAGTTCAATGCAGACTGACGAGATTGCAGAAGAGATTGAGCTGGCTATGACGCTGTTGCACGGATACGAAGATTCTGTCGGATTTTTTGAAAAAGCTAGAGAAATCGTTAGCAATTCGTTAGCCTCAAAGTACGATCGGCGGATGATGAAGATGAGGATTGGCGATGATGACGTATCAGAAAAGAAGAAACTTAAGTTTCATCACAGTGATGCTCCCGACGCAAAGGGTCGATTCAAAGAACTTGGAGTTCAAAAATTAGCAGATTGGCTAATCCGAACTAGGGGAGGTAACATGCAAAAGATAACAGGTTCACTAAACCAGCAAATCAACTTCAATAAGAAAAAGAATCCATCGTATGCAAAGAAGATGGAATCAACTCGAGAAGCGGTCAAACGAAAGTTAGCAAAAAGAAATAAATAAACCACGAAATCCACATCGGGCAATAATAAATAACAAAAAAAGAGTTTATATAGAAATGAGAATCATTAAATCTTACTCAGAATTCATTACTGAAAATTTAAACAATGAAGGCTTAGGCGAACTTGGTAAAAAGGCAATTGGTGCAGTTAAAGGCTTTCTTGGAAAAGCCGGCGGTTTCTTAAGTGCTTTAAAAGCCCAAATGAGCGGCAAGCGATCAGAAAACGGTGCAGATGGTACTATTCCGTATGGCGTAACTATCATTCCATCGGCAGCCGATGCACAGGCACTTGATATTACGGAAATGCCACAAATCACAAGAGATGGGGAATCTGATTCTGCAGATGTTGATGAAGCTGTGGTTCCATTGGACTTTCCAAATGTGAAGGCTGGTGTTATAAATGTGGGAGCTGAGAGACTATTAAGAATTATCAACAGAGTCCTTAAAAACAAGGACGAACGTCCGATAATGATATGGGGAGCACCAGGTATTGGTAAAACATCAGTCGTTAAAGCGGTTCAAAAACAATACGGAGGCCGTATGATTGATGTACAGTTGACAACCTATGCACCAGAAGATTTCTTCTTACCTGAAGTAGAAGGTTCAACTTCACAGCAGGGCCGATATTCACGTAGAGCAGGTCGTGTTCCACAGGGCTGGTTACCGGTTTATCACGAGTCTGAAGGTCAAGAAGGTAATGATAAAGCAAACGGCCCAGATGGAAAGGGCGGAATTATCTTCTTAGACGAATTATCAAGAGCTAAAGAGGCAATCCGTAATATTTGTTTGAAACTTGTACTCGATAGAGAAATGGATGGAGGTTGGAAATTAGGTAGCAACTGGACGATCATTGCTGCCTCTAACCGAATGGAAGACGATGAAACTAATACATCCGAATTTGGTTCTGCCCTAGGTAATCGTTTCCAACAGGTAAACTATTCACCATCCATTAAAGATTACAGTAAGTATGCACTTTCTGCAAAAAGTGAAACTGGCGAAGACCTATTTGATCCACGTATTATTTCATTTTTGAACTGGACAAAAGGTCAAGACTTTTTTCACAAATACGATCCAGACGTCTCTGGTACTATTTTCCCAAGCCCACGTTCATGGGAAGCGGCTGCCATTGCTTTGAAAAATCTTAAGAGGGAATCTGCTGAGTCTGGCATGACACTAACTCCAGAAATTATTGAAAACGAAGCAATTGCACCAAATGTAGGTAAAGAAGCTGCAAGCATGTTCATGGGTTACTATGCACTATCTCAAAAGATCGACCTTGATAAAATGAATTTGGTGTACTCTGATCCAATGAATGCACCGTTACCTCCTAAATCAAGAGGTAGTAATGATTACGAAATCGATTCAGCATACATCCTTGCATCAGCAATTGCATACGAATACCGGGACAGAGATCTAACTGATCAGGAAATTGACAACTTATTTGAGTATATTATTAGAGTCGGCGATCCAACTGTTGCGATTCAAATTCTATCAGCAGTTAGAGAGAACCAGCCAAATGTCGCAAAAAATACTTATCCAGCAACTGTTGCTGGACTTAAAAAATTCTTGGCTGCATATCCTGGTTCAACTAGAGAAATTCAAGCCGCAAATCTTAATCCATAATGAAAAGACTCCTAGACTGGAATAGTTTTAACCAATACAGCCAATTCTCTAAATCCAATCTAGTTTTAGAGAATCAAATGGATGATCCAAATTCTAAGATAACTAGAATTAAAGTATCCTATGCATTTCAAGTCTTAACTGGTAGATACCGCTTTTTTGCAGAGCTTGCCTATAAACTCAAAATCGTTTATACAAGACACCCGCAAATTCAAACTGCTGCGGTTGACGGCGTCCACCTATTCATTAATCCTGATTTCTTTGCTCCACTGACTGAAAAACAAATAGTCTTTATCTTGTGCCATGAAGTTTTGCACTGTGCACTTCTACACTTTGCTAGAATGGAGGGCAGAGATCCTGAAAAATGGAATATCGCAGGCGACTATGAGATTAACTTAATGTTAGCGGATGACGGTATTATCTCAAAAGCAGAAATTGCAAATGACCTTCGAGGTCTAATAGACGATAAGTATAAGGGCCTGAATGCAGAACAAATATACGTAGAAGTTGAATCTGCTCCGAAGCCAAAGAAAAAGCCGGGTAACGGTGGAAGCGGTGGAAAAGAAGGAGGTTTAGGTCCAAGTGGAGGTCAAGAGCAACCTCTCTCAGTTGGAGACATTATTAGAAATGAAAGAACTGGTGGATATGGCGTAGTTACTAGCATAAATGAAGCAACTGGAGAAGTTGATTATGATCCAGTCGATAAAGAAGAAGCAATTAAAATAGTAAACGGATAATGAGAGCAAGTTTAGATGAAATAGTAAAGATAACGAAACCTGGCCAGGGCGGAGGTTCCGGTTCGGATCAGCCAGATCAACAGCCCCGACAAAAAACTGATTCACTTGGAGATAAAAAACCTGGCGAAGATCAGGACGGCGGTTCTAGTTCGGATCAGCCAAAAACCGATTCACTTGGAGACAAAAAACCAGGCGAAGATCAGGACGGCGAAAGCAGCGGTTCAAGTAGCAGTTCAAGTAAAGGCCCAATGGTAAAGACTGAAGATTTTTCAGACGATGCACAGGTTACGGTAGTTAGAGGCCCAATGACTGGTGAAGTAATTTCTAAGGAACATGGTAGGCAAATTGCCGGTGAAGAAGGCGTCGAAGGCGGCCGTGCTATGTCTGACCAGGATTGGAAAGACTTGGGTCGCAAGCTTGCACAAACACATCTCAGTCCAAGATCAAAGAGTAAGGGTTCAGGTAGGGGTGCAATCTATCAACGAATCATGGAGCTAACAGAGCCAAAGGTAAACTGGAGACAAGAGCTTAAACGATTCATTGGCAGACTAGCTTCATCAAGTTCTTTTAAATTGCCTAACCGTCGACACATATCGGCCGGTCAATATCGATACGGTTTAGAGGATACTGATAATGCACTAGATAATGCAGCCGTTGCACTAGACGTTAGTGGTTCAATAGCAAACTCCTTTCCAGAATTGGCAGCAGAAGTAGTCGGTATTGTTAAAGCCAAAAAGATCAAGACTGTTTCAATACTACCTTTTGCCAATACAGTAGTTGATCCATTCCAAATTAGAGGTTTCAAAAAACCCACACCTGATGACTTTGCAAAAGTTAGAACTGGCGGAGGTACTGAAGCAATCCCGGATGTAATTGACTGGATTGATACAAATCTAAAGGGCAAGATTGATTTTGTAGTAATCATGACAGATGGTCATTTAACAAATGCGCTACCGCCTGCTCCTAAAAATTGGGGTAAAAAGACTCTATGGTTAGTATTTGATAATCCAGGTTTTGATGTACCTTCAGATTGGGGCCGAATCATTCATGCAAATGGAGATAAAGGCTATTGGAACTAAGATAAAGTAAATAACATATATAACCAAAGGCTTAGACTAACGTTTAAGCCTTTTTTGTTTTTGGTCAAGTCGGTCGTGGAGGCTAGCAGGTCTGCAAAATCGGCGGAGTTGGTTCGAGTCCCGCATCTTCCGCTTTTTGGTATAATATATTTGAACAATTTAAAAAGAAATAAGATGAAGCAAAAGTTTTTAAAGTATTATCCCTTTTGGTTAGGTATAATAGTATTAGGTAGTATCAATGGTTATCCTATTATGAGAGAATGCCCTTCTGTACCAATGCTGTTTATGTTTCTTATAGGATGGTTTAGATTCACTAAAATACATTAATATTGTTTGAACAATTTAAAAAAATAACAATGACACACATTAAAGTAACATATCTTGCTTGTGATTTTGAAGATAGATTTCCAATCATATCAGCTGATTCGTTTGATAATTTAAAATTAGCATTAGATGAATATTGCGGTGCTGATGAAAGAAATACAGGTAGATGTTTAGGATTTACTCCACATAATACAAAGTATCCAGATGATTATGAAGGTTATTATGAATATGAATGTTGTAAGAATGGTAATGATTGGAATGGTGGAACATATACAGACAAGTTTAGAGTGTATTGTGTTGAATTTTATCCAAAGACTTACATATAACAAAACTTTAAATTAAGAAGAAATGAAATTAGAAGCACAAAACTCGGATAAAAAACAGAAACCGCAATTGAATATACTTGCTGTTATAAGAAGTAAAATTAAAAATATGGAATATGCTGACAAGTGGGATTATTTTTTCTTCAGACCGTGTGGTATTATATTTCTAATACTTTTGGTTTTAAAAATAACAACTATAATATCTGTAAGTTGGTGGGTAGTATTTACACCTGTTATCATACCAATATTGGTTTTATGGTGGGAACTTTCAAAAAATGCAGGTTAGTTGTTGATTTTTAATTTTATTTTTTATAACTGTCAGCTACAAGCAGTGCCTCATTTACATTAAAGCAAGTTAAAATTTAAAAAGAAATAAGATGGAAGAATCACTTGAAAAAGCAGCACATAAAATGCTTATGGATTTTGGAATTATGTCAGTTGGTGAATCAATTAATGTCTTAAATGTTAAAAAATTAATGGTACTTTTTGCTAAAGAGCAACAAGAAAGAAGTTATAGTGAAGAAGATATGAGAAAAGCTTTTATTGCAGGAGGAAATTCAAACATAACTGAAGATGATGGATATGGCAGTATATATTTAAAGTATATGGATAAATGGTTTGAACAATTTAAAAAGAAATAACTAATAATGAACACACCAGTAAATTATAAATTAGCAAAGTTGCTAGAAAAAAAAGGATTTGATGAACCTTGTAAACTATGTGTAGAAGAGGGAGATGAAATGCCATTACCATTTAATTGTGGAGACACAATTCATAGAAACAGTTTACATCCGTATTATTCAGCACCAACTATAGCAGAAGTAGTAATGTGGATATATGATAAATATGGTATTTGGATTTATGCTGAAAGATATTCTACCTTATTTAGATGTTATGCAGAAGAAATAGGTGATGAAAGATTTGGTAAGTGGGAAGGTCATAAATATGAATCACCAACAGAAGCATACTTAGCAGCTATTGAATATACACTTAATAAACTTATTTAATAATGAACACAGATAAAGATTTTGCACCATACCAACCAAGTTTTGATATGAAAGAACTTGGATTTGATGAACCTTGTTTTGGATATTATTACACACTTGATGGGAAAGATTGGAAATTTGCTGATGATAAACAATATGATTCACTTGATGAGTTTTATAACATTGGTTCTAAGTTTACCATCTCAGCACCACTTTATCAACAATGTTTCAGATGGTTTAGAGAGAAATATGAGATGGAAGGTATTACACAACGAGCAGAAGATTTTATGTGGTATAAATGGACAATATACCAATACAATGAAAATGGTAAGAAATATGTTTTTGATTGGTGTGAATATAAAACCTACGAAGAAGCAGAACAAGCTTGTTTAGATAGACTAATAAAAATAGTAAAAAATAAATAATATGAACATATTAACAGCAGAAGAATTTTTAGAAGAAATGGATAAAGATAATGATGACCTTAATTCTATTATTGAAAGAGCAATGATTGAATTTGCTAAAACGCATGTGGAAGCAGCTTTAAAATTAGCTAGTGAGAATGCAGAAATGGAATATGAACCAGATTGGTCAGGAGAACAAGAAGATATTACTTATATTAACAGAGATTCAATATTAAATGCTTATCCATTAACAAATATAAAATAATATGAAAAGAGAATTTGTACCCTACGAACAAGCATTAGCTTTAAAAGAATTAGGATTTGATGAACCTTGTTTTGGGTATTACAATGTCAGCAACCAAGAACTAATAGAAGACTTATCAAATAATAGAACAGGAAATGATGATTCGAGATGGGCATCAGCACCACTCTACCAACAAGCATTTAGATGGTTTAGAGAGAAGTATAATATATCCTACAGTATTGATTGGATGAGTAGAAGTTCAGAATTTTATAATGGGTATTATGTTCATTTTAGAGGGATTAATGATAATAAAATTAATCAAGAAAATTTTATAGTGTTGAATGATGAATTACCATCTAAAGGATATAAAGTTTATAAAACCTACGAAGAAGCAGAACTTGAATGTTTGATTAAGTTAATAGAAATAGTTAAAAACAATAACAAATGAAAACAATAACACTTGATGGGGTAGATTACAACTTAACTCCTATTGAAAAACAATCTAAGCCAATAATCTTAGAACAACATCTAAAGTTTGAAGTGTACCCTAAAGATTTGGGTCAACATAATTGGGAAGATGCGAAAAAAGTATGTGAAGATTTGGGTGAAGGATGGAGATTACCTACAAAAGAAGAATTGCATCTTATATGGCTCAATAAAGAGAGTATTGGGGGTTTTGCCGCTGCCTACTATTGGAGTTCTAGTGAGGGCAGTAGCTACTTCGCCTGGAGTCAGCTCTTTGCCAATGGCGATCAGGACTACGACAGCAAGAACTACCCAACCTATGTTCGAGCGGTTCAGGATGTAAAAATTTAAAATAAAACATATGAGCACATACATTTTAATTTACATTGCAGGATTTATAGTTTCTTATTATGGTCGGAAATTATTAGATGCAACACATGATTGGGAAAGTGTTGGATTTAGATTATTTATGTCTATTTTTAGCTGGGTATCTGTAGTGATTGGTATTGTTGTATTAATAGTATTTTTAATCCAAAAGTTTTTTCAAAACACTAAAATATTTAAAAACGAACCACCGAAATGGTTATAAAACAAAGATTATGAAGAACATACACAAAATAAATGAAAACATCTAAAGTAGGGTCATTCGCGATGAAAACTGAAACTCGATGAAAACTTATCGAATATAAATAGTTTTAAAGAGATTATCAATTTTGAAATTATTAGATTTTACTGAATTCGTTAATGAAGCTGCATTAAAACAACACTTCGAGGATCGGACCCGTCAAAGAATCATGAATTCGTTGATTGTTACCTTATCTGACAAGACGCTTACTTTATTAAGAGAAAATGGAATTTCTACAATAGAAGTTCAACCAAAAATAGCTGATCTAATTAGACAAGAGTTTGAAAGTAAGGTTAGAGTTATACAAAGAAATGATTTTGCTAATAGGCACGTTGCTGACATAATGTTGATTCCAATCATTAAGATTGGAAAGTTTGAAGCTCCGGTTAAAATGTCGGTTGAGTCAGTAGACATTGACCCAAAGACACAAAGGGAAATTATAAAGATATATCATGGCGAAATGATAGTCGGCTATATAAATCATAATGAGGCTGTAACGCTAAAAGTTTTCCCAACTTCGGTGTCTCATGAAGAACTCGCTAAGAATTCAAACGATCATCACATAAGAAAATTCGGAAGGACGGTAGACACTCAAGTTATTGAGCATGAGAGTTCAAAACTACTAATCTCAGTTAAGGAAGACGGTACTGTCGAAAAATTAGAAAAGGCGAGTGCCAATTTTAAAAAGATCGCTAAAGTCGAAAGCGAGTATACTCTTTCACCCGGTAGAATAATATCAGTATGGATTCCTTTCATGCGCGATTTCGTACCGGTTGAGATAGTTGAGGTCATGAACCGAACGAGTGCTAGAGCTGATGGATTTGTGAAAGTGTTAGTTCAATTACCGGACGGTCGTAAGGTTCCAAAAACTCTGAAACCTGGAGATCAAGTAAAGACTCCAGGTAAAGATGGAGACGGCCTCGTTGATAAAAAAGTAGCAGATTCACTATTCGTAGACTATGATAAACGCGGTGGAGAATTTGCCATTAAATTCACCTAAACTTTTCAATACTCAAGAGTATTATATAATCATAACTGGAACATAGAGCCTCGCTCTGTTCGTCTCGGGTTTACGAGCCCTTGAGTAATCGCATAAGGTTACGATGAGATGAGCAAAAAATAACATAACTACTATGTACCAACAAACAATCACAACCGGTGGTTCGACTGCAGTATTTAATACTTTTTCCAGTCAACCCCAACCCACTGCTCACATCACAAAGGGCAGAGGAAGACTAAAGACTTACGGTCAGTCAGTCTATCTAAAAGACAGTTCACATTTTGAAATTGAACTGCACAATCCAAAAACAACACCAGTTCTTGCAAAAATCTGGATAAATGGGAAACTATTATCGAATGCAGGAATTATCGTGAGACCGGGCCAGAGAGTCTATCTTGAAAGATTCATGGATGTTGCCAAAAAATTCAAGTTTGAAACTTACGACGTTGATACGTCAACTGGAACTGTTCAAGCAATCGCTGATAACGGCAAGGTCGAAGTGCACTTCTATGATGAAGTTTCTTATTGGTTAAACTGCACCTCAGGTTCGAATTTATGGCAGCAGCCATTTACGTACACGACCCACCAGTGGCCAGGCCATACTCTAACTTCTAATATTGGAGGTTCAGCTAATGCATTTTACTGCGCAAGTTCATTAGGTCCACAGGGCCCAGCTGGAATACCGGCTTCGATGGAGACCGGTCGAATTGAAAAAGGCGAAAGCTCTAGTCAAAACTTTGAATACACAGACGGTCAATACAATCCATGGAGCTGCACAACAGTTAAGTGGCAGATTCTACCTGAGAGCAAAAAACCGGTCGAGATTGGAGAAATCCGCTCTTACTGCACAGGCTGTGGCACGCGTCACAAAAAATCAAGCTGGAAGTTCTGTCCTAATTGCGGAACCTCAGCCTCAGAATAACAATTAGCCTAGAGCGAGGCTCAAATTGTTCCGATACCCCAGATAAATAAATTCAAATTATTTCACTAAAATGGAGACTAATACCAATACAATCTTAAGCTTTCAAGAGTTCGTGAAGCATAATGTGCAAGGTCAAGTTGGCACAGAAATGCCAGCGACTGAATTTGAGCCAATGCACGACGAATTTCCTACTCCAGTAGAAGAACCAACCATGTCTGAACCGGTTGGAGACGATATGCCTGTTCCAGCACAAGAGCCAATTAGCGATGAGCCTGAGACTGATTCAGCAGTTCACATGACAGACGATGAAACCGGAGAAGCTGATGCCCCTGTAGTTGATGCAAACGTCATGATGGATGACGAGCCTAAAAAAGACTAATTTTCCCAAATGAGTAGCGGAAGACGCAGAGAAGTCAATCATGATATTGACTCTATGATGAATGATATTTTAGATGCCCTTGACGTGATCAGGGACAAGATGCCAAACGGCGAGATCAAGTCAATACAAGATAAGATCGAGAATATTGAGTCCGCTCAAGAGGACATGCATGAAGATCTAAGACTCATCAAAAAGCAGCTATTAGATCCAGAAGACGGAATCGTTGTTCGAGTCAATAAGAACACCGAATTTCGTAAAAAAAAGGAAGACTCTGAGAAATCTTTTCAGGGTATCATTGACGAACATAAGGAACTAATGTCATGGAAGAGCACGGTTACCAAAATTCTGTGGATTCTGTTCACCGCAGTTGCCGGCATATTGGTTAGCATATTCTTTAAATCTGTGGAAAACTAATTTTTACAATCATTATTTTTAACTAAGTCCCCAATCGGGGACTTTTTTATTTTTATTGAGTATAATAATCTAAAATAGTAATATCATGTCAGACATAAGAGTCACAGTCGATGTCACCGAGTTGGTTGACGATCTGAACCTAAACGAAAAGCGAAAACTCGTTGAGTATCTAAAGGAGGATATGAAAGAGGCTTTTGATACTTCAATTCCAGATGGCGAATATCCGCCAAGCAATATTGAAGGCTCGACCTATGTCGATATTGATGATATTCTTTGGGAAGCAAGCTCATGGGATAAGCAGAGAATATATGATGATCTAAAAGAAGATTTTTGGGATGATGACCATCCTAGAACGCCAGAAGAGCTTTTCTCAGGCGGAACCCATTCTGAGCAGGAATTTGGTGCAGTGCTATATAAGCTTTGGGAAGATCGATACTTGTTAACTAACGAGCAAAAGGCAAGAATTGGGGCCATAACAAAAGAATCATTTGTATGAGAAAATACACCCTATTAACACTGGCCTTTGGTATGCTTGCAAGTTGTGCTGGCCAGTCTTCAGTACAGGTCGAAAAACATGCGATCGTGAGAGTCTTTAAAAAGAGGCCAGTCAGTATTCATGATGAAATTTCACCAAGATACTATGCTGTGCTAGATAATGGCGATACCGTACCAGTTCACGAACGTGCTAGATCATGTGACACCGTAACCTATAAATACTATCAATATGTGGAAAAGCGATAAAGAACTATACAACGAATGCATCGAGGCTAGGGCACTAGACTACATTGCGAATCATTCCAGTAAATCAGTAATTGAGTATCTTGAGTTCAATGCAGGTCCTGTGTTGCAGACTTGGATGTTCAAGTGTGGCATACGGAAAGTAACTGAAGATCTTGAACTTAAAATAATTTAAGAAAAATCATGAAAAATTTAATATTAATAATTGCGTGTTTGATTGCTCTTACCTCGCAAGCACAGACAAGATAGCTGAGATCAGCCTACCTGGAAGATGGTTGGTTTATGAAACTGGTCAAGTATTTCAAATTGACTCACTAGATAACCGCAAAAAAAACTAAACTATATGGCAGCAGCAAGTAATCACAACGGGGACATTGGGATCTGGATAGAAAAGGTAATCAATTCTTGCGAGACTCGACAACAGGAGACTACTGCTCGAAAATTAGTAAGCCTCTTTGAAACACGCTTGCTAAGAGAAGATAAAGGATTCCATAGCGAGTATACTAGATCGTTAAGAGGTTTATTGGATCAAAAGTTTTACACAAGACTTCAAAAAATACAAGAAGATGGCAACTCTAATTAAAATACACGAAGATGGCCGCGAAGAGTTCAAGGAACAGGGCCAGCGGATCGAAGCGATCGCATGGAACGAAGATCGTACATTCAAAGAGATCGTTGATTCCAAGCCAGTCGTGGGCTGTTCATTACTAGTAGGGTCAGTCACCGCCAGAAGTTACTCAAGTCAAGACTATTGGCTAACGACTAAAGTAACTGAAATAGTTGAAGAGAAGAAGGATGCCGACGGCTATTACGAGCTAATTAGATTTAAAACAGAAAATTCAGTATATGAGCTCAGAAGATAAAAGCATAATGGAAATCACTCACGGAATCGCGGCAGTAAAGCGAATCGGAGATTCGCAAGGAATTGATGTGCTACACTTTTGCGGGTATTTCGAAAAACCTAGCGCATCAGATTACGATTCCCTATTAAAGGAATTGACCGAGGATCCTGAGTTTGGACTCATTGATCAAAAATTCGAATTGATTGAGGCTTCTCAGGACCTAATAGATCAAATCAAGAAAGACTATGAAAGTAATATTCCTAGACCATGATGGTGTAATCTGCCTAGCAACCGAATGGGGCAGTCGATATAAAAAGCAGCGCTCGCACTTTACTGAAGCCAATCCTAGACAGGGGCTTGCTCAGAACGGGCCAGTTGAGGTTAGATTCGATAATTTTAATCAAAAGGCAGTTGACGTTCTTAACTCAATCATTGAAGAGACTGGTGCCGAAATCGTTGTAAGTTCGGATTGGACGAGATGGGCAACAGTTGAGGAGATGGGAGACTATTACGAGATGAAGGGCATTGTAAAGCGACCGATAGCATTCACACCTGACCTTAACGAGTGTACATGGTACAGCGAGAAAGTATTTGTATGGTCACCGAAATGGGATCTAGAACAAACTCGAGCTATTGAGATTAGGCAATACCTAATCGATCATCCTGAAGTTACACATTGGGTAGCAATAGATGACCTTAATATGGGAGCACCTTACACTGATGAAACTTGGGGTGAAACTGATCGAGAATGGGGACTCACGAATTTGGTCTTGACGCCAAGATCTCGAGAAGGAATTAAACAAAGTGGAGTCAAGGATAAAATTTTGAAATTTTTACAATAAACATAGTATAATAACTAAAAGAAACATGGAAACTCAAGGAATAATTGAAAAAATCGCGAGGGAAGCCGCTGAAGAAACGGTTCAGGCTCTGGCTTTAGCCCAACAAATGGGAATGGTCTCTTCTCAGGAAGAGCTAACTGTATTAATAGCTTCTGGAATAGAAACTGCTCTAGAAGAATACGTGATTCAAATCGAAAACCAATCAAAGATAATTATAAATGAAACTGGAAGTATTCGAAAAGATAATAACTCTAATTAAGCAACATAGTGAACGCAGCTTTAAACTTGCGGAAATGGGAGTTGACCTAATCAACTACGAAGATGCATACTCTGGCGCAATAACTCTGTTGTTCAATGCATATTATGGAAGTGATGGAGAGGATTGGATAAGCTGGTACCTTTACGAAAGAGAAAGTTTTAGTGGTGAAATTTTGCAAGCTCGGGACAAGGACGGTAACGAGATTTGCTATGATATTCCAAGCCTATGGAAATATGTTGAAGAGCTTAGATGCGCGGATGATTTCGTTGAGTACGAATTACCTGAGAAAAAACAGATCGATGAAAACTTCATAATTAATTTAATTGGCGGGTTTTTCAACGGAGAAGGTCAAAAGTAACGGTTTGCAGATACCCGAAGGAGGGGATTACGAATCACAAAATTTAATAAAATGGAAGAATATAAAAATTTAGAACAAAACTTGGATAAGAGTAATGAAAAATTACATATATCTGATGTTAGTGATAGTATTTCTTTTAAAACGAAGGATTACGAAACAGCTAGAGTAAAAGTTGGTGAAACTAATATAAGTATAAAAACAACAAAACGTAATGGAACTTTCAATACGATATACATCGAAGAAGGACAACAACTTTTTGACTACTTAAAGAAATATTATCACTAACTTATTAATATAAACATGAAATTTAAAAAACAATTTTCAGATAGTATTAAGAAATCTATCCATAGATTCAAAAGACTTTCTCAACAAACTAGCATCAAGGCGTATAGGCTGTTAAATCCAACTAGTCCAGTTGAGACTATTTCAGGAGAAGCTGAAAGAGACGCAGCGTTCATTTTCAGAAAGATGATTAAGCGCCAGGAAAGCGATCTATTAATAAGCCCAATCTCTCAGAACCAATACGTTAGAAACGATGAAAAGAAGATCTTACTAATTTTAGACAAGTATGAGCTGACTGTAATCAATAGCGTAGTTAGCTACAACATCCGAATCTCTCAAAGGACTAACAAAGCATTGAATGATGCATTTAATATTGAACTCGAAAAGCGTAGACTTGAAATGGAATTAAGTTTCAAAGAAAACGTTAAGCACTCTTTAAAAACGATATTAGTAAAAATAGATGAATAAATTTACACGACTCACGGCGTTCGGCTCAACAATACTAATCAGTATTGCAGTGCTGGCAATTTCAATAATATATTTTGGAATAAAGGAAGCGGTTGACAGCAAGCCGCTACTAAAAAAGGATCAACCTACTGACGTAATCGACACGGTTAGAATTGAAAGAATTATTGAAAAACCAGTACATGATACTATCTGGATTGAGGTACCTTGTTCAAGGAGACACTGGGATAATACACAAATTATTAATAAGAGTCAATCGTTAAATCGATTAGATTCAATTCAAAAAGACACACAAATTAACAATGGATATTAAATTCGAAGACTCTTTTTCAAAGAGCATAAAGACGCTAGTACGACACAATACGTGGTGGTACAAAACTTACGATATGATCAGATATGACATTCCTAGATTTGTTAGGAACGTCTGGTTATTTAGGAAAGCCCTATGGAATACTTATTGGTGGGACCATCACGGTCCGTTAATACATCTGCAAATCGCACTTGACCGAATGGCGGACCGATTTGAAACTCGAGGCCTTGAGGTTGACGAGAGTCGATTAAAAAAGGTCGCTAGCATGCGTAGAGCAGCACAACTTATCAAGAACTACAATGAGGATCTCTACATAGAAATGGCAGAGTCTGAACTTGGAGAATTAGTGTTACATGATATTGAATTTGAGCCTGCGCCTGATCATCCAAGCTGTTATCAATTGGTAGACAAGGACACGCCCGAAGAAAAGGAACACAATCGTAAGGTTTTCGACAGAGCTCGTAAGATCGGAGAGGCGGAATGGGCTGAGCTTTGGGAAATATTAAAGGGCCAAGACTACGAAAAATTCAAAAATAGCGAAGAAATGAGCTGGGATAGTCAGTTCGACGGTAGCGGGCTTCGCGGCTGGTGGGATTAAAATTTAGTATAATAATTGTATATGACAAAACAAGCGAATAAACCAGGAAAGACTCCAATGTTAGATTCATACGGTAAGGACTTAACTCAATTAGCAGTCGAGGACAAGTTGGATCCAGTAGTTGGTAGAGAAAAAGAAATTAAGCGATGCAGTCAAATTCTAGCTCGTAGAAAAAAGAATAATCCAATCCTGATTGGCGAACCCGGAGTCGGTAAGACTGCTATCGTTGAAGGTTTGGCAAAGATGATAGTGGACAGAACTTGCCCACGAGTTCTTTTTGATAAAAAGATCATTTCGCTTGAACTTGCGAATCTTGTGGCAGGTACAAAGTATCGAGGTCAATTCGAAGAGCGAATGGAGCAGATAATTGATGAGGTTCAGCAGAATCCAAATATTATTCTATTCATTGATGAAATCCATACCTTGATTGGCGCCGGTTCCGCAAGCGGTTCATTAGATGCAGCGAATATCCTAAAACCTGCACTTTCTCGAGGACAGATTCAATGTTTGGGAGCAACGACTCTTGATGAGTTTAGAGGTTCAATTGAAAAAGATGGTGCGCTAAATCGTCGTTTTCAGCAAGTGATGGTAGAACCATCAACGCCGGAACAATCACGCCAGATCATCGAGAATATCCGATCTAAGTACGAAGATCATCACTCAGTCCAGTACACAGATGCGGCACTTGATGCATGTGTCAACTATAGTGATCGTTACCTACAGGACAGGTTCTTACCTGATAAAGCAATTGATTTGATGGATGAAGCTGGTTCAAGTGTTCACATTAACGGAGTAGTCGTACCCGATTCAATCAAAAAGCTTGAAGAAAAACTTGTTAAGGCTACTGCTCGAAAACAAAAGGCCGTCGATTCACAACAGTACGAAGAAGCTGCTAGATTAAGAGATGAGGCTCTTTCAGTACAAAAAGAAATAGATGAAGATAAGCTCAAATGGGAAGATTCGTTAAAGATTAATCGATTAACTGTTACTGAAGAAGATATCGCACAAGTGATCTCAACTATGACAGGCATTCCAATCACTAGACTAACTGGCTCAGAATTGGAAAGACTTGCAACCATGGCAAAATGGTTAGAATCAAGAGTCATTGGCCAACCGGAAGCGGTGCTTAAATTAACTAAAGCAATTCAGCGCTCTAGAGCAGGCTTAAAATCCAAAAAGAGACCAGTTGGAACATTCATGTTCTTAGGCCCAACTGGAGTAGGTAAAACTGAATTAGCAAAGCAACTTTCCAAATTCATGTTCGGTTCAGAGGATGCAATGATTCGAATTGACATGTCAGAATACGGAGAAAAGTTCAATGCTACTAAATTATTGGGAGCTCCTCCAGGCTACGTTGGTTACGAGGAGGGAGGTCAATTGACCGAGCGTGTAAAGCGCAAGCCTTACGCAGTTGTTTTATTAGATGAAGTTGAAAAAGCTCATCCTGATATTTTCCACACTCTATTACAAGTATTGGACGAAGGTCACATGACTGACGGACTTGGCCGTAAGATTGATTTTAAGAATACGGTGATCATCATGACTTCAAATCTAGGAGTTAAAGAGTTACACGAGTTTGGAAATGGAATCGGCTTCTCAACTGGCAGTAACTACGAAAAGCAAAAAGAAATTGCAGCTGGTGTTTTAAGAAAAGCGGTTAGCAAACAATTCGCGCCAGAATTCATAAATCGCTTGGACGATATTATTATATTCGAATCTCTTAAGAAGGACGATATTGCCAAAATCGTTGAGACTGAATTAGTTGATCTTTACGAAAGGGTAAAAGAAAACGGGTACTCGGTTGAATTAACGAAAACTGCAAAAGAGTTCTTGATTGAAAAAGGTTACGATGAAAAATTCGGAGCACGACCCCTAAAGAGAGCTATTCAAACCTATGTTGAGGATCTAATTGCTGAAGCCTACATTGACGGAAAAATCAAAGATGGTGATCACTTAGTGATCACATGTAAATCAAAAGAAGAAAAACTATCAATTAAGTAATGAAGATATTAGTTATAGGAGAAGACTGCGCTGACGTATTTGAGTACGGTACCTGCACTCGACTTAATCCAGAAGCTCCAACTCCGATTTTCGTATCAGATAGAATGGTACAAAACCGAGGAATGGCAGGCAACGTATACACCAATCTGACCAGAATTTGCCCAATCTCTTGGAAAATCGAGTTCTGTCGTCAGCCTGCAGGCGATATAGTTAAGCACAGGTTAGTTGACACCGCTTCCAATTATATTATATTAAGAGTCGATAAGGACGGTCCAGTTGATCCATTCAGGCTGACCCCGGATGTGATTACTCGAATACATGAAGCGGACATTGTGGTTATCTCAGATTACAATAAGGGTTTCTTAACAGAAGAAGATCTATTGGATATTGCATGCATTGCAAAAGTAAGCTTCATTGACACAAAGAAGCCCTTGGGCAAATGGGCAAAGGAATTTGACTACATTAAGATCAATAAAAAGGAATTTGCTAACCCAGCTCACGATAAAAAGTTCATCAAGGATAACTTGGATAAAATAATCGTTACTAAAGGAGAAGATGGCGCACAGTTAGGTAAAGTCACGGTGATGCAAACACGAAAAGTTGAAGTCAAGGACGTCTCTGGGGCAGGGGACACATTCTTAGCAGGTCTGGTTGCTAACTACGCTAAGACTTGGGACATAATTGAGGCAATTAAATTCGCAAATCAATGCGCAGGCGAAGCAGTTTCGCATAAGGGTGTCGTTTCTGTTGGCCTATCCATATAAATAATCAAAAATATCCATAATTAAATGGGAAAGTTTGGTAACAGGAGAATACCTAAATTCATGATGGGAGAGCCGATTCCAGAATCACACGAGGGAAGAGCAATTCATCCGACAATACTATCATTAAGTGGTCATGGCGATGATCATGCCATGATCGTAATAAAAACACAGGACGGCCAAGAAGTTGAGTTAAGATTTGACTATGATGGCGATGGAATGTTAACCGCTCAACACGGAGATCACGAATACTCGATTCCGGTTGAAGTTGAAATAGTTTCCGGCATGGACGAACTAGATGAAGCAAAGAAAGGTAAACCGGATCATCTAGATTTTGATCAAGATGGAGATGAAAAGGAATCCATGAAAAAAGCTCTTCAGGACAAGAAAAAAGGCAAGGCTGCAAAAACATTTGAAAGCTTTGTAACCGAATGCTGGAATCCAATGGAAGAAGGTTACAGTCCAGCAATGTCAGAAGAGGCAAAACAGGCCATCAAGAAAGTTTGCGAAAATATCTTGATTAAAGAGGCTCAAATGTGCGACGAAGATAAGGACACAATGCATACGTACGAGAATTACTTAAACGAATGCGGCTCTTACATGACCGAGTGCATGATGGAATCTGCTGCAAACCTAAAGGTTAATGAATCTACTGCATACTCTTGCGATACTTGCGGAGAACGTGCAGAACATGAAGAAATCGAAGAGAATCCTAGAATGAGATGCTCTAACTGTGGAGACAGTAACTGGAGCCCAGAATACTAACATTGACTAATTAAGTGAATGAGCCCGATTCGTCGGGCTTTTTTATTTTGGCTAGACCCGAATAAATAATCCTATGAAAGAACATGCTACAAATATGGCAAGCAGCACAGGTACAGTACCGGCAGCGGCTTTCACCCAAAGTAATGATCCGAATATTCAACCGTCTCCGATTAATATTCACATGGGTGGAATTCCGAATCACTGGTTATCGACCCAGCCAATTTCAAGAAGGGACATGAAAATGAATAATACTCCTGGGATTGGAGCGAACCCAAAGACCTCTAAAGTACTAACATTCAACGAATTCGTGGATGGAATATTTGAACCTGGTCCAAGCAATGATAAATAATAAAAATTGACAAATACTATGAGTAATAAACTTTTAAACTTCGATTCATTCGTAAAAGGTTCTAAATTAGGTGAACCTAAAACTGCACTTGATGTTAAAGCGGCAGCTCCAGTAAAAAAGGAGAAATCAATTGACCAGGTTAAGCGCGCGAGCCTATCTACTGGAATAAAGTCAACTGAGCCAGATTACACCAAGACTAAGAGCGCTCCAATACAGGAAGCGGCAACTGACACCCAAGCTGAGATTGATGCAATCAATGCAACTCGTGAACTTAGAAAGGAGCTAGCGACTGCTGATACTGACGACAAACGCCTTTCGATCTTGAATAGAATTAAACAGGTGCAAACTCAAATAGAGCAAAAGAATAAGGCTAGTAAACCTATCTAAAAATACACAGGTCAAATGACTTTAGACGAACTAGTACTCGACATACAAGAGGAATTAACATTTGCGAAAGCCTTACCGTATTCTATTCCTGAAAAGGAAATACAGCGTATCATCACTAATGCTGAGAGATACTTTCACGATAACTGGAGACATGCAGTTGAGGCCAGATACATGATGATTCCGACTGAAGTGTTTAGACACCCTCAGTTTAAGAAGGAGAGAACGATTCAGTTACCTGATTGCGTTGCATTCGTGCATGAAGTAAAAGAAGCAAAGGGCACAAGCTCAATGTTTGGAACAATGGATGCGGATTTCGCGGACAATAAGTTCATTGGCTCAGAAGTATTCTTATCGCCGTTCATTGGTGAATCTATCATGTACAGAACGGTAATATTTTCATTCTTGGATCTGGTTAAAGGATTCACGATTGATACATTAGCCTATGACTACAATAAGAACTCTAGAAAACTAATGATCTTAGGTAGAACTCCAGCATCTAATGCAGTAGTGTTACAAATTGCAAAAAAGGTTCCGTCTGAGGATCTTTACAATGATGAACTATTTCAAAGATATGTGAGAGCTAAGGCAAAGTTAAGACTTGGAGATTTATTGACGACATTTGACTACAATTTGCCTGGTGGAATCAAGCCGAATTACACGAATCTTGTGACTAAGGCTGAGAATGAGCTTAACCAGGTAATTGAAATGATGAAAGGTGAAAATACCGCGGACTTTTTGTTCTTCGCTAGATGGTAATTAATATATGCTAACTACTCAACCAATAGGAAAAGACTTTTACTTAAGATCGCCAGGAGATCCTAACTACACAGCTGACACATTTGAATCAAATGATTCCCTAGAGAATGCGGTTCAACAGGTCAGAATGGTGTTGCTGACTAGAGCCGGCGAAGTGCTTGGTGAAGATATTGGATTCAACGCTGAAAAGTATCTCTTTGAGTTTGAATTTTCCAACCTAACCGAAATGGAGTCAGAGGCGAATGCTCAAATTGCTGAATTCGTCTTATTGGCAAAACCTTATAACATTGACGCTCGAGTATTCACTCTCGACGATATCGCAGATCCTTACAAAGTGGGACTTGGTCTTGACATTAAGATTAATGGCACGTCTGCATTCGCTACGCTATTTGACCTTTAATCCATGCGGCTAAATCAGTACGGTCAAGGTGATCTAATGACTCCTAGACAGAAGTTAATTCGATTAAATAGAATACGCATTAAGATCCTTTTATCCTCGCCATGATCCTCTGGGGATCCTCGGTAATATTAAAGGTTAATTATAATTGGCCCTTAGCTCCTACTTCTGATGAAGTTTCTCCAGAAGGAGCGGTCTCTGCTGCTGGGGCAGCAGCAGCACCAGCAGTTGAAGAACCGGTTGCGCCTCCGCCACCAGCAGCAGCTGCAGCTGCGCCTTCAGCCGTAGCTTGATAGCTCTTGTTCTTAGAGATATCCTCATCGCTAAGCTTCAAGTATTCCTTAATCAAATATTCGGTTGAGAAGTAAGGTTGGTTTTCATCATTAACTACAGCTTTCATTGCATTAAGGGTCGCAAGACGCTTGTTAAGTAGCTCTTGATTCTTGATTTCTTCAAATACATTATCATCATGCCATGTTAAACCAACAGCATTCGCGAATCGATGATCGGACTTAAGGTCTTTCACGTCCAAACACATTTGCAAGTAAAGAGGTTTAGTCATAAGCTCTTTGAATGCTGAACGTAGACGTTTAATAAATTTGTTGTATCGGATTTCCTCTCTTGAGATTCCTTCAGCATTCATCGTGTAAGATCCTTGATTTTCAGACCAACGAGAATACGGCAATTTAGAATCAAGTTTTAACTTATCTTGGAAGTACTTTAAGAGCTCAGAGCCTGATAAGTTTGGTCCAGGATATTCAAGTGCCTCAATCTCGATCGATTCACCACGATCGTTTTTAGGCAAAACGTAGTTCTTATAGAATAGGATATTTGGCTTACCGTCCACCATTAATTCTCCAGAACTTCCGTCAAACGAAATGTCTTCCTTTAGCGTGTTTGTGAATTCTCGAACGTCCTCTTTTGCCTTTTGCATTGACTTGGTTCCAACCGGAACAGTTGTCTTTAAACGAATTGGAGCATTCATTGTATGCCAAATGACTTTAGAATGCTCAATTAAACGTAATAGGTTAAATGAACGAATCAGACGCTCAACGAAACTAACTCGTTTTGTTCTAAATTCGTTTGAGTACGAGATGTAAATGATCTGTGAATCGGTCAAGGTACGATTCATTCGATTGATTGGGTCACGTTGAGACCATTGTAGGTAAATACGACCGCTTGAGTCCTTTTTGACTTCTGGGTAAAGAGTGGATGGATCCAATTCTTTGAAACCAATAATATCCTTGGGGTTGGTCAAGTTATCGTAAATGATTTCAAAAGCCAAGTGACCTTCGATTAGCCATTGATAAAAGTACTGCCATGCAGAAATACCTCGGTCAAAGCCCCATGCATTATAGATCTTTTCAAAATTCTCTTGGTACTTGTCCAAGATCTTTTGTTGGTAATTCAACCTTTCGTCCTTGTTCTTTCCACGATAGTTGATTTCCCCAACCAGGTCGTTTGGATAACAGAAACGATTATCTTGGTCAAATACGATTGCATCATCCGCTATTGTTTCAATAATGAATTCAATCTCGCCGTTTGATGCAAGATCACGAAGACGTTCTCTTTTTTGAACGTAATCTAATTGAAAGAATGCAATTGACTTGTTCTTGAGTGAAGACGTAGTGTCCGATAGAGCAAGAGTTGCTTTCATTAGGTCATCGCCTAGTGCATTGTTGAATCCAGTTAACTGACCCTCAATGTAACCAATTGCTTGGGAATTCTTAACGAGTAGATCATCGTACTTCATACCGAATCGGCTGAGTGCGGTTAAACCTGATCTAAGTCCTCTTACTGGATTGCTATCTAAAAATCCTGCCATTTATTTATGTGTTATGTTATTTCAAAAAGTCTGAAATTCGTGATCTTGTCGCAATAGATTCATCACGAGAGTAGTTAACTTCTCCGATTTTTGGCACGGTCGGCCAATCTATTAAGCGCAAGTAGCGCATTTCTTCTCTGTTATATTTATCAACCAGGAACTCAAATTTAATACCTGAATATGGGCTGATGTTCATTATGAAGTCTTTATTCACCGAGCCAAAGGGATTCATTTCTGGCTGTCTGATTCTTTTTTGATACTCTATGAACTCTCCCTTACTGTCAGTTAAGTTAGACAGTACCGGTAGAATTCGATTTAGGTAGGTCTGGATGAACTTTCGTCTTAATTGTTGTGGCATTACTTTGAGGTTCAAGCCGAATTGAATTGGCCCACTGTGCCCTAACGAAATGAATATTGGATAGTTATCGATGTAGGGTTTAACTTTATCACTTTGGCCGGACGTATAATCGTCTAGGCTCGGTAAGCCGTCATTTCCATTAACTGTTTTCGCAACAAACGTATAGACATGGCCGGGAATCAAGATTGGAACCTGCATGGATTCTTCAACGAATCTGTAATTTGGACCAGCCTGAGTAAAATTCTCGACCTTGCCAGTTTTAATGTATTCTTTTATTTGCTGTATTGCCATTACTATCTTTTATATCGATTTGAACAGAAAGTTTTCGGTAATTATTCCGAATTTTAAACCTCTGACTGAAGCGAATTCTTTTGCTGCTTCGAATTTAGCCTGATTGACGATGTACTGCTTTGCTGCATACACATAACTTGCAGTTTGCTTATCAGTCATTCTGGCTGGGGCAGTTGGTGGTTTGGTGTATTTGTCAGGCTTGACCTCAATTAACCATGACTGTTCTCTACTGTCGTTATCCTTTGTAACCACATAAAAATCAATGTAGTAGGTGTGGCCTCTCTTGTCTAATGGGCTGTAGTAAGGAATTCCAACGGGTTCACTGGAGTACTTGATTACGGTTGGGCTGTGATCGCACCATTTAAGAAACTTAAATTCCCAACTTGATCTAAATATGATTTGAGTTGGATCCCCGACGTATTTTTCAGGAAAGGCTGGTTTGAAATAGCCCTGTCTGATTTTTCCAGCTCGGGGTTTTAAGAAGGTCTTGATGCTCTTTTGCTCTTTAGGTTTCATATAGTTATTTATAGGTACGCCATGTCAAACACGGTTTCGCTAAAATAGCTATTGATCCATTGATTAAAATCACGTGGACTGTACTCAGAGTCCTTGGAATGAATGAATGAGTACATATCATTGATGTCCTTGATTCTTTGAAGCTCTTTCATCTCTTCAGTTGAAGAATATTTCTTTTTTAGGTAGTCGATTGCCTTGTTCCACAGAAAAACCGAGTAACCTTGCTTGATGAAGTTCATCATCTGTGTCTTACCTGCCTTATCTCGGTCAAACACCACTCGAGTTGCGCCCTTTGCTCCTAAATTAGCAAGAATGCTACGTGCTTTTGACGCACCAGAAGTTGCAATACAATTCTCAAGCAACATCGAATCGAATTGACCCTCAGTCATTAGAATCGGCTTGGTGAAATCAACGTTCAAGATATTAAAGTAGTTATTCAAGAAGTTAGCGTCCTCAACCAGGCCCTTATTCAATCCACGTTGAGCAAAAATAATTGAGAGATCGGTGTATGACTTAATGATGTATTTTCGATCAGTGTTTGGATCTAGACTACGAATTGCAAATCCAAGCAGCTTACCGGACCTGCGATCAAAATTAAATATGTAGACTTTATTATCGCTTGCATCAGTGTAGAGACAGTCTCCGAAATCCTCGATTAGGTTAAGATCCCTGGATTTGATGTATTGAAATGCAGTAGAGGTTTCCGGAACGAGGTCAAGTCGCTTTAATGAGAATCGGTTAATGATATCTGTGATGGTCACAAGCTGACTCGTATCAGAGGTTAAGAATCGTAAAAGCTGGTTCTCAACCCGTTTTACTTTCACAGGTTGATAATCTCCGTCCAGTAAGAAGCTTGGTAACATGATGCTGTGTTCCTTACTCATTCTGGCAATGAATTCACCGATTGGCAAGTACGCCATACACCCGTCATTAAAACACTTGTAGGCACCAGTGTCTAAATACAAGTTACCACGTTTCTTGGAGACCTTTTTATCAGAGTCTCCACAGATTGGACACGCAAAATTTAGCTTACGCGAACTATGCTCTTCAATCTTTTGTTTTTCAGGCACATCATGAAATCTCTTACGTAAGAGAATTTCCAAGAAGGCTGATATTTCCTCAATTTTCATCAGTTACTTTTATCTTCTTTTCAGCCTTTGGTTTTATTGCACTCTTATAGGCTCTATCAAGATCATATCCCATTTTGTAATAGTCCTTGCGCTGTTTTATGGCCTTTTCGTACTTATCAGTTTGTAGCCAAGCGCCTTTTCCATCAGGTGTATTCATGAGTTCAGACCAGCCATTTTCAACTAAATACGCTCGCATCACTTCAATTGGAATCGCGAAAGGATCTGATACTTCAATTCCTAATTTCTTTGCAACTCGATCTCTGTACTTAGTAAGTTCGTGTTTAGGCACAATTACCGTATTCAGACCAAATTTTGAAATGGATGAAATGTAGGTTGAGAAAAGATCTGGAGGAATCTGTCGATCAGGGTCACCTATGAAGTGTTGACAGCTTTCCGGAATTTCAGAGTAGTCTAGAGTAACTGAACTAACTGCATACAATGGGAATGTTTCTTCCGGTGTGAACTCCTTGCTGCGGCTTCTTGATTTAATTACATCGACCTTGCGAGCAAGTTGAGGAGTCAATTCAGAATAGCCCATTGCGACTAAGAGTTTATTAATAGGCTCAACAAGTAATCTAAAGAATTGCTGGTCTCTATCCATCGGTACTGCAAACTCTTCAGGAAAAGCACCGGGTGCATAGGCAAAAATATCAAAATTATGTTCGTTAGTAGCAGCATAGTAGAATTTAATCTTTGAACCACTACGAATGAGATTGTACTTTTGGTTATTGGTCTTTTTGATTAGGTGATTGTGGTAAGCGGCGGCTCTGCCGTAAATTGGCATTCCTGTTTCAAGCTGAAGCGGATTTAATTTCTTAACGTAATCTTCGTAAACTCTAACTGAAAAGTTAAAGGCAATCTCATCAATCGTAAGTTGATTGCACTCTTCTTTAAGAGCGGCGAGCCAAGGAATTAGGTCTCTTTCAAGGTCTAGGCTGTAACCCAAGTCTAGGAGTTCCCAATAGAGATCCTGTAAATGCTTACGTGCCCAAATTGGATATGATGCCTGAATTGCTTCAAGGCCCTTAATGATTAGTGATTCCTTGTCTAGGAGTCTTTCATGCTTATTATCTTTGTATGAAACTTTTAGCACGTATTTTTTCTTTGCAAGCCAGATTCCAGCACGGGATAGATTCTCAAGCTCAAAGTTCTGACGGTTATCCGTGTTGAAATGAGATGCATACTTTTCAAAAGCCTGTTCAAAATAGTGTTTTAATCGATTACGATTGATTCCCAAGCAAAATTCAAGAGCTTCATGCTCAGATAATTCTAAACCTTCGACTGATCGTATTGCAAAGTCAAAACACACGTAAACCGAGTCAGTATCAGTGTAAACAGCAGCTTCTCTCTCAATCTGATTGACCTGCATACCTGATATTCCAAGCTTTTCATGAAGCTCTGTGTCTAAATGCCACTTACTCGTGAAATAGTGGTTAACCGCCTTGATTGAGAACTTGATTAGATCTTGGCCTTGCAAAGTGATTGACTGTGCAATATCATTGTTATGGAAATAAAAATATCGATTGCCGAAGGCTCCATAAAATGAGTTAATCAAGATCTTTATTGCATTCTGCTTTAGGTCGAGTGATTTGATTTGTTGTTCAAGTTGTTTTGACATATATGTGTTGTACTTTAAATACCCAATTTGGTTTAATTTACCAAATAAATAACCTAAAAGCTTTTACCGGTGAGAGAAATCACTACTGACAGAACCAAGATTAACCGAGCATTTCCATTCATGAAGAATTTTCCATTTGGAAATGAATTCTCGATGGAGGTCGCAGAGGCTCAGGTCATGGCAATGATGTTCGACGAAGAATTTTCAACTGCCAGCCGGTCCAACCCAAGTTTAATAAACTTTACGAATACTGGATCACCATCAAAAATGGTGATCTCAATGTATCCTGGTGAACTTGAATGGATAGGCGATGTTGCGGACTCAGTTAAGAATCTAGACAAGATTGCAAAACGAATAGACAAAGGATTAAAGGCCAAGGACATTTTTCTTAAACGAGATATAGTAATGGAGTCAGATTTATGGCTTAATGGAATCAAAGATAGATCCGCGACCCTAAGCAAGGAAACCTTTAATGATGTTATACAATCGTTATTGGGCGGAAAATCGCTAGACGAAGCGGTCTCTGTGATAAATTCAGTGAATAAGCTCTATACGAAAAAAGGAGTTGTTAAGATTTCGAAAGAAAACTTAAATGTAATATTCACATACTTTCATTTCAGGCTTGTTTATGCTAAATTAATACTTGGCATTGTAATTGCCTCAAAAATATCTCTGTAAATGGAAAAAATTGACCAGTTTCTTGAGTATCTGTACATGATTGAAGAAAATACGACTGAACTAACTACTGTGCAGGTTCAAAAACTCGAGGTTATTAAGGATAGAGTAGCTGATATAGTTAAAAAAGTTGAGATATGCGCAGCAGCCTTAGGTAATTGTAGCACTGAGCCCCAACCAGCAGTCTTTGCTAAACAATTAGAATTGGCGATTCACGAAAATAAGGTTCATAGCTTTTCGGAGTTTAACGAGATAACTGAAAAGATCGTTAAGCACGGAGATAAATGGGAAGTAAAGAATAAAAAGGGAACTCAAGTATTGGGAACTCACACAAGTCGTAAAAAAGCAGTAAAGCAATTACAGGCGATTGAAATAAGTAAAGCAAAGAATGCTAGGTAGTAGAATATTTACATTTTCACAATTCATATTGGAGCGAGCGGATCGAGATCTTGGGTCCTACCGCTTGACCAAGCTATCTCAAATACAGGACACTGAAGTCATTGATAAATTACAAGAGCTATCGAACGCTTTGAATGAGTTAGAGAACCTGTACTGGTACGCCCGCGAGGGACGCAACGCTCATTACGCGCTAAACATGAAAATTCATGCATATCCAGAGCTAGAAAAATGGGCAGAGGCAAAGGGTGAAGAAGACCTAGAGGAGGTTGATGATGAAATGATGTATGATGACTGGGCTAGGTACATGGAAGAGACTTTTGAAATGCATGCCGAAGACTATAAAGAATCATTCTCATGGATAAGGAAAGTTGGTGCCGGAGGCAAGAGTGGAGGTTGGCTAATAATCTATCCAGAAACGACTCATGATGATATTGAAAACGATTCATATTTTCTAATTGAAGACTATTTAGACTACGATGAGTCTGCTCTTACGCTAGTTAAAGACTTAATGACCAACCTGGATGATACTAATCGACTTGCTGAAATAGGCTTGATTGATGTTGACGACCTTGAGAATGGTAAAAAGGCAATGACATTGAGACAGGCTTTACTAAAGCAGATCGATACAGATCTAACAACGCTTACTGAAGTTAAGGAAGACCTGGCAATGATAACTCGTGAAATTGAAAACTTTAGAAAAACTGCAGACACTTATTTTTACGAGTGGGTTAGAGATATAAATAAGATAAAATAAAACAACGATAAATGAAACACGTTAGACTATTCGAAGAATTTATAGCTGAAAACCAGCTAGAATTCGATTTTGATAGCAAGCCTAAAGCGAATCGTGAATTTAACCCTGATGAAGTGGATAGGTTAACATCACTCGGTATGCCAATGAGTAAAACATTCAGATTCGAGTCACAAATATTCATTAGCTTGGACTACCAAAGCTGGTTTGAGAGCGCTTCACAATACGGAGTTGATGAATTCGTGAGCCAGGCTCAGGATCTTGGATTTGATTTTAGTTACGAGTATAGACAATACCAAGATGAAGAAATTGATGAGGATGAATTCTTTGACGCAGCTGAAGAAGAAATTAGGAGAGCAGGCGATTTCAACGAGCCGTTATCTTACCAAGGAGTCGTTGAGGCTCGTGATTTTGAAGATGATCTAGTTAATGACTTTAATGAATCTACACTTGAAGAGTATTCAGATGTTCCAGGAGTTGAAACGATTAGAGCAAAAGGAGTAACTAGGGAAGGTAATTTTGTAGTTGAAGTCGTTGCACAATCTGATCTTGACATTGAGGCAATGAAAGAAGAATTAGCAGGCCAATACGCTGATGGTTGGGGAGAGGGCTATGAGCAGCGGGACCATGAGGTAGACGACGTAACCTATTACGTTCATACCTGGAGAGATAGAGGCTTTGAAATAAAGTTAGTTAACCCTTAATCTTGCTTAGATCAAATTTGTGTTTAGACACAATGAATTTTTGACTCTTATAAATTTTCTCTCTAGCCTGACCGTGCTTAACGATGTATCCATTAAGATCATCAATTAGGTCATAAATAGTTACCTTAACTTTCCCTTTCAATCCACGCATACCCCTACCTATTGATTGACGTATTGTTACTTCAGACTTGTAACTCTCAGCTAGAATAATATGATTAACGTTTTTCAGGTCAATTCCAGTCGAAAATGTTCCGTATGATGCAACTAGTGTAACACCTGGACCTGCTTCCATGATTCTTTGATACGTATCGCGATCGGAACTATTTACACCACCGTCAATATAATAAACATGCTCTCTCCACTCTTTTATTCGATCACAGATGCGTTGACCGTATTGGTCCTTTACGTTTATGTATAAAATTAGGGTATTTCCTTCAAGTTTCTTGACGAATGCAGAGATAAAGTCTATTCTAGGATCATACGAAACAATAAATGCCTTTTCGGAATCGTACATATCTTTACCAGACTTTCCTTCTTCCCTAAGTGCCATATACTTCTCAACAAACGGTTCAGTTTTAGGATATTCCAAGTAAACCATTTTAATATAGACGTCTGGTGAATAATTATTTTCAATTAGATGACTTGCTGAAAGAGTCATACTTAATGGACCTAAGAATTCTTGAATTCGGAAGAAGTCTGAATATTCTTCTTCTATTTTAATTGTGCCAGAAAGTCCCAATTTATATTCAGCATTAACTGACTGCAATAAAATATCCCTAACTGATTGTCCTCGTGATGTGTGAGCTTCATCAATACATACAATACTAAATTCCTTGAAAAATTCAGGAGATCTGTTAATTAGGCTTTGATAAGTTGAAATAACTATTTCTGAGTCGGCAAATGCTTTATCTGAATATTTACTCTTTCCGCCTATTGTCATTACGTTAAAGCTCATTAGGCCTGTATTATAGTCATCTGTGAATTTTTCAGCAGTTTGACTAACAAGTCCAGCTCGAGGAACGACGATTAGCGCTTTCTTACCGGCTCCTGCAAGAATACCCTTTCTTTTAAGAAACGCCAAATACAGAAAGAAAATAATTGTTTTACCAGCAGAGGTCGCAAGTTCAAGAGAACAGAACTTATATTTTAGGGCACGAAATACTGCCTCTAATTGATAGTCCCTGGCCTCAATGTTTGAACCGTCTAGCATAACTGACGTAAACTTCTCAAGCTGGTCCTTTGTGAACTTTAGGTTAAAAAGCTTTTCATAGTCTTCAATATGAACTTCATATTCAAATTTTTTACTGAAATTAAAAAGTTCTTTCCAAAGACCTATTCCGATTTTGCGAACGCCTGTTTCTTTGTCAACAATAACAAAATGATCGTATCCATCCCATAGTTTTCGTTTATATAAACGATTGAATAGATAACCTTTTTGTCTCTTTTTAAAATAAAATTGCAAATCTTTGAGTTCGCTCTTAGTATCGTGATTTACTAATACAAGAAATTGTCGATCGTCTGATAGTTTGAAGCTTAGCAAGCATTTAAGATATTTTTAATGCCCATCAAGGAGCTTTTGAACGTCTAGACGAGTTTTGATCCCAAAAAGGACAGCATCTATTGTTTTAATTGATTCTGCATAGAATCCTATCTGGTTTTCAACCTGTTCAATCTTTTCCTTGATAACGGCAGTTTTTCCATCAACGATTGTGTTCTTTTCGTTGGTACCATATCGAATTTGATGGTTCTTTGAAGCATCAACCCATTCTTCTCCCTTCTTTTCACGAAAGGTCTTTTTGAGTTGAGTAAAGTGCTCAATGAGAGTATGATTCTCTTCCAACATTCGTTGACGTAGACTTAAAAATGTTACTTGAGCCTCAGGTATTTTGCGAATGTTTTCAAGAAGTTTAATGCCAATATAAATTTCCCCAGAGAAAGACTCTCGCTTCTCTCTGAAGACTTCAGCAATCGTTCTTTTCGGTGCAGTTTCTTCCATCTTTATATTCTATCAAGATATTGACCTAAGTTTTATCTGATAAAGCAATAATAGATGCCCTCGATTTGATAAAAATCGCTATTGAACTCCTGAATGCTACTACTTGCGTACAGAGAGCTTCCAATTTCATGGTGTTCGCCGTTCTTATAGAAAACTGATACGGCTCCATCGTATAGGCATACGATTGAGTCTAAGTTATAGTGCTTGATTGAGCCCTTAACCATTTCTTTGAATTGATCTAGGTTAATGTCAGTTCCTTCGTTTGTTACAAAAATACTTGGGAAGACTCTCCTAACTCGATTTGACATGTCAACTGAAGTAATTGTCTGCAAAACGTAGCTGAGCTTACCGTAGTTGTCCAAATCGTAAAGAAATTGGTTATATTGCTTGGAATTAGTGAAATTATAAATCGCGAAAGGTTTTTGAGCCTGCACGCATTCCCTAACTAGGTGATAGCGGTTGCCCATGTGTTCGCGCGTATGTCTGAGTACTCTGTTCATTATTTAGTATATTAGATAAAACTGCTAAGTTATTTATCAGTAAAATATCGTATGGAAAACGGACCACACATTAATATATTCGATTTTGACGAAACACTATTTAGGGTGCCAGGTTATACTTGCAGCGAAGCAAAGGGCATGGAACCGTATCAATGGTTCGATTCGCCAGAATCGCTGTCAAAGAAGTTCAATATCAGGGGAATCGCCAACACAATCGAAAGAACTGGTGATGACTGTCTTAATTACTTGGTAACTCATCGAGTCAAAGAGTGTGAGTCGGCGGTTCTAGACCTACTTGCTGAGTATAATATTAGGTTCGATAAAACCTACTTTTTAGGAAGAGGCAGCGATAAAGCAGAGACGGTTATTGACCTAATAAGAACAGTTGGCGCTGAGTCAATTACGATATTTGAGGATTCTCTTTGGGAAATCATCCAGTACACCTCTTACTTTTTAGATATTGGCCTAAACATTAAAGTCGATTTCGTGTTTATTGATAAGAGTAGAGTCATTAAAATAAATTTGGCTTCTGCAAAATCCCTAGCAGAATTTGCAGAATCAGAAAGATTAAAATTATTATGATATTATTTATAGAAGGCGCCAGGGGCTCAGGCAAAACGTTCCTAATTAATCAGTTCATTGAAACTCACAAGGATCCTAGAATCGAGTACTATAAGTTCTATTTTGCGAATCACGTAAAGGAGCTTGATCTTGTTGATCTTGATGCAACTCCTGCACTACACTATTTCAGCTTAGGTAACATCATGACCATTATGGAAATGAACCTAAGACCCGAATACAAGGATAAAATTTGGATATTTGATAGAGCTACTATATCTGCTTATACTTGGGCAATACTGAGAAAGCGACTAGACCGAAGTAACGCTGAGCTTGAGTTTCTTAAACTTGTAAGCTCTGACCTCTATAAAAATTCCAAGACTTTGGTCGTGTCGGTCGCTGGTCAAACTGGCGATTCAAGCAGAGTCAAAGACGCTTGGGACGGCACTCACTCAACGGTTGAAGAACAGGAGCTAATGGCTAACTTAATAGAGTCCGGGCTAAGAGACCTTTCCGATACTACTAAAAATAACGGCCTAAGTTTCGTTTTCAATCACTTTGATCAAACGTCAGTAGTTTCATTTAATCATGAATGCTGCAAGCTATTGGGCATTGAGCCTAATAAATAACAAATATGGCAGGACTATCACATTTAAGAGACGTTTATGAAAAGCGTGGCAAGGAGTTCTTGGAGAATCTCCTTAATAAAACCGTCATCATTAACGAAAAAATAGAAGGCGCCTACTTTGGTGCAAAAAGAGATGCAAGTACAGATAAATTTAATTTCTTTAAAAAGGACAGCAAAATTAGCTACATCGACCGGGTTCTTAGTAAGTACTACGAACCGGGCGTTAAACATTTTGAGAGCCTTGGGAGTGATACCGTAAAATCATTACCTGAAAATTATGTATTTGGATTCGATTATACCCCAGGTAGAGCGAATCCGCTAACAATAAGCCACATTAAAGTCCTAGATGAGAACTATCAAACGGCTAGCGTAATTCACGACAGGGAAGAACTTAATAAATGGGCAGGCTCCCTAAACGTTAATCAGCCAGCGATTCTTTTCCAAGGAAAGTTGTCTGAAGATCAGCAAGTAAAGATCCAAGAGTTCATTTTTACCCCATTGGAAAAGCTATCGGAGAAGTTTAAGACCGAATCATTCACTAAGCATCTCATATCGATACTTAGCCCAACAGTCGATGAAAATTCTCAAAATTCGGTGGACGATCGTTCGATCGATGAAGTTGTATTTAGATTCTACGATGCCGAATCAACAATGGACGATTCGGCAGTACTGGCCAAATTAGTGGATCCAGTATTCTACGATAATTCAAAGAACTTACCTAAACCTCAAGTTGGTAAAAAGAGCGATGATTACATTTGGATAATCGTGAGCGACTTAATGAATTTCATTGAGAGTTACAGACTTTCGGACCTACGAGCATTCACCATTTCTGGAGAAACGGTTGAAGAGAGATTTGTATCTCTGCTTAATCATCTATTCGTAGAATTCATTCATGAATATGGAGACAAGTACAGCGATCTTGATATTCAAGTTCCAGATTTCTTGAAACGTGAAGAATTTGACATTAACTCGGACTTAGTAAACGATCCGATCGTCATACCTATCCTACAAGAGAATCCTAACTACAAAGAAATATACAGAGTTTTTGTTAATACATTCCGTAAAAAGAAGGTTAAAATCAGCTCTCCGATATTTACGGAGTCAATGAAAGCTAATCTCATTTCCCAAATCGAGAAATTAAATCAGGTTGCAATGGGAGAAAAACTATACGAGAATTACTTTCCGTCGTTTAGCGAATTCGTTGGAGATGAAAAGGCTCCAGGCTATTTCGAAACTTATGATTTAGAACAGGGAGAGCAGCGTAAAGTTAAAAAGGTAAATTTGTTAATCTCAGAATTTCAGCCAATCCACAAAGGCCATAGCAAAACAGCAAAGGCATTAACTGAAAAAACTGGAGTACCAACCCTTCTGGTCTGCATTCATCCAGGCAAACAGACAAAACAATTTCCATTTAAAAAGGAAACCCTAAATAATGCGCTTAATAAATTAGCAGCAAGCGATGCTCAGAATATTACAGGACACGTAGTGATCAGTGATGGAAACGTTGAGAGTATTCTTAAATCAATTAAACCTCAATACGAACCGCTGTCAATTGCAGCAGAGCCTAGTAGAATAAAAGATATTGCTTTACAACTTGAATTGGCTAAGAAAAGATCAAGAAACTTGAATATTAAAAGAGATACTAAACTGATTGAAATTGCACTAGACTCAGTATCGGAGACAATCTTAAATTCAATAAAAGAAAAGAATTACGGTACCTATAAGGAATACACGCCGTCATCAGTCCATTCAGAATTCTATAACCTAAATAAGGATTTAATGGAATCAATAACTGAGAGTATTAATCATCCTAATGTGACTACTAATGAAACAGATGAATCCTATCCCGAACCAATAATACATATTGAAGCGCATAAAACATTTCAAAGAATACTATAACTTACTAAAATAATTACAACTTAAATATGTTTTCAGAAGGCGGAATTGTAATGATAATGGGAATCCTATTGGGTTTGTGTGTAATAGGCGGGTCAGTCTATTACGTTAATAAAATGTTTGCAACACATACACAGGAAATATTGGTTCGATTTATACTACTAGTATTCACCTCGTTGGTTGCGTTGTTCGTTGTTGATAAGGTAATCGCTTGGCAGGTTAAGTTACTCAGTGACGAACAAAACGCTCAGTTATTCGATTTGATTAAAACATTGGTCCTTATGATTTTCTCTTATTACTTCGGAACAAAGGAAGGTGTTGAAACTAACGGAGACCAAAACAAAAAAGACAATAAATAATGGAAACTAAAAATGAAACACTGGCTTCCCGATTTAATGTGGTTTATCTAGGACTTTTTTACGGGGGTTATCAAGAAGATATATATTAAAAAAGAAAAAGCTCCTTTCGGAGCTTTTTTTATGTGAATATGTAAATTTCAAAACGTTCAATGCACCATGGCGAAAGTGGATCCTCCTCTAGAATTCTAAGAATCTTTTCATAGAATTCCTTTGGTTTCTTATGGATGTGCTTTCGAGAAGCACAAAAATGGCCAGCAGCTACAAAGCCAAGGCTCTCTGGGCAAGGTTCAGAAAATATTTTTGACCAAACCGGTTCTAGTTCTAAACCACCGATATGATGAGGATTTCCGAATTTATCTGTCTCCAAGATTCTTCTATACTCCGTATTAAAAAACCAAATTTCCCCATTTTGATATATGGCATCGGCCGTCCAATTTAAAAAGTCTCCGTTAATTAAATCTATATAATTTACAACATGGTCGAATGGATAATCTTGAGCAAAGAAAGTGTAATCTGCAAGTGAATCGTACCGGTCAACTATATGATAGAAGAAAGAGTGAACGCATCTGCCAAGAATATCTCCCAAATGAATTTCAAGTGGGTGCCTAGGCTCAATTGATTTACTGTAAACTGAGACCCTAATTGATCGATCGAGTTGAGTAATCCAATGATAGTCTCTATCTCGAGTTGCAATAACTAATTCTTTTTGCATGACTGCAAGTCTTTTTTAGGATAGTGTCGTGAATTCGCCCTTAATGAAATTAACATGTTGCGCTTTACTATCATGATGAATGATTACATGTGATTGGAGCCATCCGCTTGGGCCAACATTATAGTTAACTCTTAATTTAGTTGAAGTGCCGACAGCTAGCGCGCCGTCCTTACGACCAGGGGAATGGTAGTGACCAACGACTATTTTAGTATTCAACTTTCTAAACTGTAATAGAGAACCTCTAGAACCGTTTGATCCAACATCTCCGTGTTGAGCAAGTTCCCAACCGTTAACCACTAAACTGTCGCTACGTCCCAAAGTTTTAAATTGCGGAAACTTACGATTGATTAGATAAGGAATGACTCCATTTGGCGCATCTCCCCTCAAGAGCAGAGCACTGTATTCCATGTATTCCAAAGAATTCTTTAGAGTGTTTGCTTTTCGCCAGTCAGTTGATTTTAACCAACGATCTAAGAAATCATCGTGATTGCTGCGAACAACTGACACATTGTATTTTGAAAAAGCCTCTAGGCCAGTCAACATTGCATCAACTTCCTTCTTTAGGGAATTGGAGCCGTCCACTTCACGTTGGTATTGAATGAATGGATCCTTGCTTTCGTGATGATTTATTGAAAGTCCGTCAAACACATCATGTAGAATAACGTTATCAGGTTGAAGTTTTTCAAAAAGTTCTAGTGTCTTTTTGATTACCCTCTCATCGTGTTGACCGTAGTGAAGGTCTCCAAGAATCGCTGCTGCCACCGACGTAACTTTTGAAATTTCACTCTGTTCACGGTCCTCATTGTAATTAACTCTGTTAAATAGGTCAGTAAAGTCTCCATCATCAGTTGCGGTCACTTGACGAGCAAAAAAGGTAGTTGAATCCTTTATCTCAACAACGACAAAACCGAGTGTATGGTGGAATTCTCCCTTTTTACCGGATTTCGAGTCGGTGTAATTCTTAACTGTGCAGGCACCAGTAGTCATCATCATCTTCGGTAAGTTACCTTCCAAAACCGGAATAGTTTCCAAATGAACTTTAGGAGAGCCGAACACGCAAGAATTAATGCCGCTCATGCCCTGTAGGCCAGTCATTGGATCAACAGCAGTTGGCTGAATCTTAACGTCTGACATGATCCACATGTGCTTGTGAACTTCATGGCGATTTGCATCTAGGTAGGCAGAGATTCTTTCTGACCAGGTTTCGTAATTCTTATCAGAGAATACTGAGGTTGGGTTTTTATATCTGCCAGCAATGACATGGATGTCTGCATCTATGTATTGAGCGTATACTTCAAGATTAGAAATGAATTCTTCATGAGCTGGGGTATCATTTTGAGCCCAGGTGATAATGAATCGTTTCTTTTTCTTATTGAACTTACGTTCGCGAGCCTTTATTAACTGCGGAGATTCTTGAACCGCGCTCTCGGTTATGCATAACTTAGCTAACCATTTTTGAACAGTTCTTTCGGATTTTCCAATGTATTCGCTTAGCTGTTTCATTCGGGTATCCCAACTTAAATCTTTATTCCAGTAAAGGTCTGATATTGATTGGACTTCGTCCTTTGTTAATTCTTCAAACTTCATCAGTAATTACAGTTTTTAGTGTTTAGTAATTATATCGCTCCAACTGATAAAGTTTTAACCGGCTCTCTTGAAAGAATGATGGTGACGTTTAATAAATAACCTAGATGGAAAAATCGTTTAAAAATTTAGACAATTATCGTAAGGGCAAAGAACCTTTACGAAACGCTGTATTACAACACCCTGCCGGAAATGACGTTTACGATTACTTGAAAAAGAACGTGAACCGGGATTTTTGGGTAACTCCATTTTCTAAATGGCAAAAGTCACAAAAAACACACAACAAATAATGTTTGGACTAGAAGAACTACCTGGAGCTGGAGAATCTCAAAACGTATCAATTGCGTACTTCATGCTATCATTAATGCAAATTGCCGATCAGGCTAAAATAATTCACTGGCAGACTCGTTATGACAGAGAACACCGTCATTATGGTGAGTTTTACGAGGGTTTCATTGGTCAAATGGACACAATCGTTGAAGCGATTGCCGGTAAATACGGAAAGGACAAATTAAAATTCGGAGAAGCATCCATTGAAGTATGCGATTACGAAATGGCAGTTGGTGAATTTTTCGACATGGTAGAAGTTACTCTTAGAGGGACTTTCTGCGAGCTATTCGATAGGGATAAAGATTCAGAACTATTCAATTTAACTGACGAAATACTTGATTCAGTTAACAAGACTAAATATTTACTACAATTTGAAGCCTAATATGTTTTTAAAAGTAAAAAGACTGCAGTCAATTCAAAGCCTGATTCTAGAAGCGGATCTCATCCAAATCGGAGGTCAGATTGATAACTTGGTGGACAAGGATCGGAAATCCGGCAGCGAAGACGGCAAGAGCAAGGAGGATCCTAACGAAATGCTTAATAGATTATTGGACGCTCTTTTTGCAATGGGCGAGGACGATCTAAATTCGAAACTGGACGATCCGGCGTTTGACCGGTACTTCGGTAATCCAAAAATGAAAGCGGTTTTAGACAGTTATTTCGCTTACTTGACCGAGAGAGTTGCAGAATTCCGTAAAAACCTAGAAGAGGCCCTATCTAAAAAGGAAGTCAATGAGGTTGAAATCGAAGAAATAAGTCGTAAGATTTTTACGTTTGTTGCAAGGATTCATGTTCTTGAAAAGATTTATGCTAAGTTAGACAGCAAAGGCACAACTGATTTTAGCGGAGAAATTTACGAAACGATTAAAAAGGTGCAGGATGATTTAGCTGAGGCATTCTCTTTAAAGATTAAAATTCCAGCCAAAATAGCACAACAAGCCTATGCTAACTTTGAACAGGCCGAAACTGAGGAAGCCCAAAAAGAAGCAGCAACCGAAGTATTTGATGCAATTCACACAGCCGAGGTAATCACGGACGACATGTCTGATGAACTTACTTCAGGTATCCAAGCAGCAGACAAAGAATATGAGGCTAAAATAGACGCAAAATTGGGAGCTGGCACCTCAGCTGACCTAAAAAGCGGACTATTCATTAACAAGAACACTGCATCTATAATTAGAAGAATCTTTCAATTTCAATACACAAACTGGACAAATGAAGCCGATATTATCCGAGAAGCAAATGCGCTAAAGGTGAGTATTAACGGATTTCCGGACGTATCTGACGAAGCTAAAGAATACTTAGTTAAAATGGTTGATGGAATTCAAAAGAGTCTTATCGAAAGAGCCAAAAGCAAAGAATTTGAAACCAAGAAATACAAGGGAATTCATTATGATTTCGATAAGAAATTACCATTATATGAAAGAACTGCTCTACCGGTTACAGGAAAGCAGATCGCAGATGATACAAAGATAATGAAGTTCAGAAAAGCTTCTCAAGCACTAATGGGACTTGTATTTGGAGAAGATACTACAGGAAATACGGCAGCCGGTCAAGCGTTTGCTAAAACCGGTAAACACCTACATACGCTGTATGCTAAAACTTTGAATACTACAGCGAAGGCAGTAGGTAAAGCGGTTAAGGGCAGAGAAGGCGAAATGAAAGCGGATGCTTACTCTAGACTCTTTATCTTAGACACATCGGTAGTTGACGAACCCAAACCTAAAGCAGTTACTGAGGAAGGCGAAGCCCCTGGAGTTACTCCACAGGTTCCAGGCTCAATAGGCTCAATGGGACCAATCACTCCACCGACTCAAAATACGATAGGCTCAGGCGATAAATTCGTTTCGCTTGGTGGCAATACTAAAAAGAAAAAGAAGAAGTCTTCATCCGTATTGGGATTCGCAGATTTTATAAAAGAACAAAATAACAGATAATAAAATGAAAATTATTAAAACATTTGAAAGCTTTTTTAGTGAGCCAAACGATCATGAAATGATGCCGCACCAATTCTCAACCGATAAAGTCGATCATGATGATCACCATAAAGTTGAGAACTACATGCTTTTCGGAAACTTGGAAACAATCCAAAGATTGACTGAGATCATGTTAAAAATGGATCCAAGAAAAGTAGATCAAATTTTAAAGAACGGGCATAGTTGGGCGGTAGATCATATTGCTACATCAAAGGATGATATTGAAGAAGTTGCTAACTTTCTAATTGGTGAAATGAATGAGAATATTGAAGAAGGTATTCACGATAGAGATATTACAGCAGCCTCTCATACAAACGTAAAAGGAACGATGGGAGATTATGATCCTAAGGCCAGAGCAGAGAATTTAGCTAAGTTAAAAAACTTTGGGCCTAAGGGAAAATACTCTGACCGTAAACGCCGTTCTGAACATAATGACAGAATGTCTGATAATCCAGAGAATGAAGAGTACATGGCCGAAGGTAGTTACACATGCAATGAATGTGGAACCTCTTATGAAGCGGCTGTTATAAATGAAGGTGACGTATGCGAGTGCGGAGGTTCACTAAATAAAGAATAATATATGCAAAGACTCGTAAAATCATTTAGTCAATTTAATGAATCTCTGGTATCAGAGAGCCTACTCTATCATATAGATGAAGGTATTTCAATAGCTGAGTCAGTATATCGTCCAGCAAGTCAAGCTCATTTTGAGCTCCTGGCTGAAGCTAGAACAGCCTACTCCAGAGGAGAGATTAAACTTACTGGAATTGATCAGATTTTATTTGAAGAGACTGACCTTGGAAGATTTGGAGAATATCGAGGTGAGATTGTGCCGTTGGACTTTTTATTTGAAGCAGAGTATCACGGAAAGACCGTTGAGACTGGCAAGCCAATGAGAGGCGGAACAAAAAAGTATTACGTTTACGTCGTTAATCCAAAAACTAAAAAGGTTAAAAAAATTGCATTCGGAGACGTCCATGGTGGATTAACTGCAAAAGTAAGCAATCCTAAAGCTCGTAAAAGTTTTGCAGCAAGACATCAATGTCATCTAAAAAATGACAGAACCACTGCCGGTTACTGGGCATGCAGAATTAACAGATACGCTCATCTATGGGGCGGTAAAACATATCCAGGATTTTGGTAATATGCAAAAGCCGTACACTAATCTTAATGAAGAGAATGGGGTTCTAATTAGAGAATTTTCTCAAGCCCTTGATCCAATAGAGTTAAAGTGGCATCGTGATGATGAGACTAGAGAAATAATTTCAGAAAATGAGACGGACTGGATGATCCAGTTGGATAATGCACTACCTGTCTCGTTAAATAATAATATACGGATTCCAAGACATGAATGGCATCGTCTAATTAAGGGAACCGGAACACTAACATTAAAAATTAAAAAGGAACCAGTATGAAATTCTCAATCGGAGACAGAATTATGATTAAAGCGGACGCGGAAGAGCTACAAAACGGCGTCATTGAAATGGTAGACGGTACAACCGGTACCATTTCTGAGATTTATCAAAACAGCTATGAGCCCGATGTCGATCGATTTGAAGTTGAACTGGATGAACCGATTGAATATAATGGAGATCGAATTAGAATTGTGCCGGGTCTGTATTCTGACAATATTGAATTGATCAAGAGCAGAAAGACTGCTGCTGAAAAAACAGGCAGATCTAGCAAAAAGAGAATTAACGAGAGATATGCAATGTCTTTCGCGGATCTAGTAAAAAAAGAAGGTCTAAAGAAGTAATGGAAAAGGCAATTGAATCTTTCAAGTCTTACTTAATAACTGAGTCATATAAGGGCCCAGAGCAACTTAGGCTGGCACAGAACCTGTATCAAAGGCCTGAAATTTTTAAAACGGAATTTGACTATCGCGGAATTAATCTGTATGACAATCCTGATACAATAGATGATAAAGATACTGGAATGTCAGAGGAGGATCATGCTCAACTTAAAGCAATAGGCTTGGTCAATTCAACCGAGATTGAATACCTATCAGGTCGCAAGCTAGAGCTTGAATACGATATGATAGTCGATTGGACGTCGGTTGGGATTGACCGAATAATATTCATTCCAAAAAGAATGAAATTGGTGATTGAGGTTGAGACCTGGAATGAGGTTAAAAATGAGACGGTAACAACGACAATTGAAATCATTGATGATAATATCGGGGACCGGTTTGAATGGGACTTTACTCGGCAGTATTTTCCGATTGAGCCGACTAGCGTGGAAATTCACATGAATGAGTCATTTGACACTAGCCAATTCAGGTATGAGTTCATGATTGGTGAATGGTGATAATCGGCCTCTCAATAGTACTAAATGCAGGAAGACACAGTGTCTTCCTTTTTTATTTTCTGCGATAAATAAACTAAAATGATTGCAATTAATGGCAGAAGGAATTAATACGCTAACGACAGCGCTGGCGTTCGCGGGAGTGAACTATATGCAAAAGCTAGCTGGCGAAGAAACGAAGACTCCGTTTAACGTCGATTTACTTGGTGCAAACGATCAAGGTTTTTTACAGCACAATGTAAGTTCAATAATGAACAAGTTCACGGTATTCCAATATGCACCGTTGAACGCCGGCGCCTCGTATAGAGCAGAGGGGCATTTCATTGGCTTTACAAATAATCTCAAAAAAGATGAGGACTATGTAGGAGACTCTGGGGCATATACTTTGATCCGAACGAAGGCCCTAACCGACTCGTTAGCGTCGGCTAAGGCACAGGGAAAGGATGCTCTAGTAAAAAAGATCGAAGAACGAATTAAATTTTATCGGAATGGCGAAGACGCGATTACTCGATCTGCTAGAAATTTCAGGAACACATCGACAGATACCTTATCTAATCCAACGGCTGGTCGATTAATCAAATGGGGAGCCGATGTTTCAGCAGCTACAAATATAGGTTTTCAACCCTATTCGCATACTGATTTTATGTACTGTAAGCATTACGGAAAGATTCCAAATAACCGATTAATAACTTTACGTAGGTATCCTTTTCCAATAGGCGACTCTTTAAGATTGGGTGGAAATGGCAGAAATGCGATACCGGTAGCCCAAGCCGTTACCTGGTTCGGAGGAGAGACCGCCAATACCCTAAATAGTCTTGGAGTTTTTAATTGGGACATTCCATGGGAACCAATAAATGCAGTAGATGGAGCAACTGGCCAAACAATTGAAGGTAATGAAATTACGCTAAATGAACTATTAAAGTTGGTCACTGGTGTACCCGGAGGAGACCAAATAAAGTCAGCAATCACAGCAGCTTACGTTGCAACGGTCGGAACTGATGAGCAAATGTCGCAGGCCTCAGGATTCGATGAAAAAATTCAAAAGTATCAAAAAAATCTATACGATCAGACCAGCGGCCCTTATTGGAATAGAATATACGGACCGGTGAATGTGATAACTAAATCAAGTAGACGACAAAGAGGCGTTCAGTCACTTTGGGACAGTAATGTGATCTCTCTAAAATTTCATTACGTATTTAGATCGTTTAATGGAATGAGCCCAAAGATTGCAGCTCTTGATATTATTTCAAATTTCATGAATTTAACATATCAAGATGCACAATTCTTAGGCCAATTGGCAAGGTACTTTCCTAAGACTGGTGTAAAGTTTGATCCTACTACAACTGAGGCAATTGGTAATATCCTAACGAGCTGGGGTACTACTAGCGCCGGAAATAACTCATCTGAGTTTGGTACTCTATTCGCAAATCTAATCGGTGCAGTAAAACTAGCAGGTAGTAACATAGTGTCAGACCCTCTTGGAACTGGCCTAAAAGCTTTACAGGCAGGCCTAATGCGGCCGGACATGTTGGGAAATGCTATTCCTGACCTAATCTCAATTAAATCGGCACTTTCGGATAGACCCGTTGGAGAATGGCATATAGTCGTTGGAAATCCAATGAATCCTATATTTGTGATGGGGGATCTACTTTGTCAAGACGTCAAAATGGCATGGGACGATGAAATTGGGCCGGACGATTTTCCGACTGGTGTAACATTCTCAGTTACTTTAAAACAAGGAAAACCTAGGGATAAGACAGCAATCGAACGAATGTTAAACCACGGTCAAACCAAAATAACCGCTGGAGCTCTTAGAACTTCATCAGAGTCAGATACATTTGGTGAAGTCAATAATACTGCTTGGAATCAATTGACGAGTACTGAATCTACTCCAGACAGACTAGCAGCCATTTATGAAGGCCTTAGTGCTAATAAAAAGGACACATATCAGTCGTTCAGGGACAGATTTTTAACGGGTTATGGTTTTGCAAAAGTAGGTAACTCATTCACAGCGACCGGCCAAGACAAGAGTAAATTAGATGATAGCTTATTATTACTATACTATCAACGTCAATATGGAAATAATTAATTAAATATGATAGAACTTGCAATATTTGGAAAAAAAGGAAATTTTACCAAAACAAACGGAGATTCAGTAGTTGACCTGATTAGGCGAAGCGTTTCGTTTAGAGGAGTAACTGTGAATCAAGGTAAATCTTACATAGTTGAAGAAGGTTTACAAATGAGAGGCGACCTGATCTCTAAGACATTTTATCAAACTTCAGGTTTTTTGTGTCTTCTGTTAAAATACAATGGAATTTCAAATCCATTTGCGATTGATGTTAACGATATTCTTAAAATGCCAGACGGCTCAGTGTTATCATCAATGCTAGCAACGCCGGATAAAATAAACGGATCAGATAATAACTGGATTACCTCAACTAGAAAGAAGAAGAAACCTCAGTTCATTAGCCCTGCGACAAAACAGGATCAAAAACGACTTGCCTATTTGACTACCAAATACGGAACAGCGGTGGCTCCGACTACGGCAGCTAAGGATACGTCAGTTAAGATAGCAAACGGAAAAGTTGTATTTGGTTCAGGAGTTACGTCAATCAAAAAGGAGGACTGCCCTGATCCAATTTCAAGAACCAAGCTTTTGACTACCTTATTAAAAAATAAAATTAATGGCTAATGGGATTAGAGAGCATAATTCTTACTAAGATTGAACCTAAGCTGACTCCTCCAAGTCTTGACATCCTTGATTTGGAAAAACCGGACGGCGAAGTTCAAAGAACTCCAGATCGCACAGGTTACGCATCTCAACTTGGAAAGAAATCGCCTTTGGTTAAAATAGGTAATGCTAGAATTCCATCAACTGATATTATATCGGCTTCAATATACTATGATGAATTGATTCCTAAAATACATGTGAGCATTTTTGATTCATCTGGAACATTCACGTCAGTTACGTTTCCTAAAAAGAATCCACTATTGACAATCTACATCGCAAGGAGTCATTCAAAATTAAATGAGCTTTGTCAAACGTTTTTAATAACGGATATTCAGTCAATGCCAATGGGTCAATCGATAACTCGATATGATTTTTATGGCGAGCTGTACATTCCTAAACTGAACGGTAATTTCGTGAAATCCTATTCTAACATGACGTCTCAAGAAGCTTTACAAAAAATAGCTAGGGAACTTCAAATTGGATACGCGTCAAATGAAGAAGCTTTTGATGATAAAATGACATGGATTAATCCAAACTTGAATTATAAAGCCTTCATTAAAATGATCGCTGATCATAGTTTCAAAAACAAAGACACGTTTTTTGAATGTTTCATTGATCGATACTATACACTCTGCTTGGTAAATGTAGAAAATCAATTTAAGCCGTTTGATAGTGATAAGGATATTCCGCTAGGCTATGCAGCAACCTCAACCGAATACGCAGATTTAAGTTTAGCAAAAGATGCGGCAGATAGCCTTAGTATTGATTCGCAAGTTCCAATAATCTTGACGAACGGCTCAAATCTTGGAGCTGGCTCAGACTTTACGATAGTAGAGTACTCAATGATAAGCGAAAACGGCAGTATTTTACAAAGATCAGGTTTTAGAAAGCGACTACAAATGTACCAGCAAGGAGAAGAAGAGGCTCTTAAAGACTGGTTCGTTGAACCTCTTTCAACGATATCGCCAAACGGTGATCAAGTTCACCAAACGCCAGATCTCACTGACTATACGGATGCCGGTAACGAGATTGTTAAATGGATGGGAACTGACTATGGTAATAGTCATCTAAGCTATAAGTACGCAAAGCTGGTGAATCACCATAATCGTGAAGAGACTGAAAAGAACCTGTTAAGAGTCAAGCTTGACGGTATTAATCACAATATCAGTAGAGGTGCTAGATTGGCAGTTGACATCTATGGAGATCGTTTAAAAAGAGCAAGTGATGACTCGGCTAAAGACGAGCTGGCAACTGAAGATAGTCAGCAGGACAGAGAAAAAACGGGCAGAGATACAGCGTCCGCTCAAATCAAGGATGAGTATTTAAGCGGTGCATATTACGTAAAGAGCATTTCATATCATTACAATGCAGCAGCTGAACCACGTCAGAAATTTTCAACGGTAATGATGTTAAGCCGTCGTAGTTGGTTTCCTGAACCTAAAATGGAAAATAAAATTTAATAATAATGGCTCAATTAATAAATGGACCTAAGCGGTATAAACAATTCGTAAAGAGTGCACTAAATGATGTACAGGACCCGATTTTTCTAACATTTGATCTTGATTTTTTTCCAAATCAAGCCACTCCCGAGAGTGAATGGTTAAACACAGTACCCTCAACTACCGGAGACGGTTTATTTTGGGACAATTTATTTAGACCCGCCAGAGCGGCAACTGATGTTGACACAAATTACGTTAACGTTGAATGGCCTGCGCAAGATTGGTTAGCAATATATGGTTCACCGTGGACGAAATACCATGATGACAAATTACCGGAAGCAATTAAGCAGTTGCGAAAACTACAGGAGTCTCCATGGTACTTTCAATCAATTCAAGGAGTCGATCAGTTATGGAAGGCGGCAATGCGAGTGAAGGACGGAGATAAGAAAGCTGAAATTACGGTTAACTGCCTCGATTCAATTGAACAACCTCTACTTAAGTTCGCAGAATACTATCGTAAAGCAATTTATGATTCAGATAAAATGTGTTACACTCTACCGGATAACTTAAGAACATTTGACATGACAATCACGCTATTTGAAATTAGGGATATTGATGATCGATCGGCTAATTTAGCAAGCGGACTACACCAAATAAAGTACAGACTGCAAAGATGCGAATTTGATTTTTCGGAGACGCTCGGAGGAGCAATTAGCGGTAGTGAAATTAAAGCCTACACTGAGGATAAACCGTTCGCGACGTCTTTCAAGATACGAGCAGGCTGGGTGTTAGAAGAGTCAGAAGAGTCATCGGAGTCAGATTACCATTCACTAGGTATTTTTTCAGGCCTTGCGAGTTCACTCGAGGGTAGAGCTCAAAGGTTCTTATCTAGTGCAGCACGACTTCCAGCTAGACTAGTCGGAGACCTAACTAACCGATTACAGACTGGCCTTGAAACCGTGTTAGCGCAAAATGTGTATAATAGAAGTACGGAAGTTCTTGGATCAGGTCAACTCTTAGGAAGGCGATCGCCAGTTGGGCCGGTTGGAGGTCAAGGAGTCAATGATGATGTTTATCCGGGAGCTGACACTAGTAAAATAATTAAAGACGGAGCACTAGGAGACGTTTACCCATAATTAATATATGATAACTTCAAATAATGAAATTGTAAAAGATCAAAGCGGTGCAGAATTAATTGTTACCAAGTACTTGGGAGAGGTGGTTGATGTGAAGGATCCATTGAGAGAAGGCCGTTGCCGGGTCAGGGTTTTCAGCATATTTGATAATTTGCCGGTTGAGGATATTCCATGGGCAACACAAATGAAAAAGCCCACTTTCTTTGGGCAGTATGCAAAGGCTGGATCAATTTCAATTCCCAAGAAAGGTTCAATTGTTGAAGTTGTTTTCAATAATGGAAATCTCTACTCACCAGAATACGGTCAAATCCAAGAGATTGGAGACGATATCAAGGAGGCTCTGCAGTCTAGCACGGATTACGAGTATGAGGGAGCTCACTATATTCTATTTGATGGAGATGAACATATCAAAATATACTTCACTAAAGGTAGGGGACTAACCTTGGAAATGAAGGACTCCTACTTGACAATTGATCAAAATTCAAAGATTGAAATTTATCATAAGGACGGACTGTCATCAATGGAATTTGATGGAAACGTTATCAACGTACAAAGTTCATCTCAAGTGAACGTCACGTCTAATGTAGTAACCCTAGAGGGTCAAACCGTAAATATTAACGGTCAATTAACGAATATCGGTGCAAATGCAAAGGCCGAACATGCCGTAATGGGAAATACTCTATTTGAAATATTGGTGACTCTAGCCTCGGCACTCGATGCTAAAATGCCAAGCACACCTGGTGCAAACTCAGCATACGTTACTTCTATGTTACCTAAATTATTATCGGGTACCGTTACGGTAGGAATGTAAGTCGAAAAGATCTTCGCATTCAGTTAATACCAACTCCTTATTTAAACCGCTTAGTGAATCTCCAAAATGAATTGCTCTAAATCTGAGCTCGCCTGTTTTCTTTGCATGAGTAATATCCTCAGCAAGAGTCGGCAAGTCTTCCCTTTTTCTAAAATATCGACTTGAGGCTTGGTACTTGCCGAGCAGGTCTTCCCTAACCATTTCCATGTGGTGCATCGTTATTAGATCACGTTCAAAAACTCTGGATCGTGTGTAAGAATCGTCTGTGATTCCACGAGTTGGATCGACATCAGAGAACATGAACTGCACCGAATGATGGCGACTCGTTGGACCAATCTCATAAATGAACGGCACCTTGAATCTGGAGTAACCTTGATGTAGAGTTGGAGTCAAGTAATTTATGTAGCGAACTGCAGTTGCCTGTAACTTATCTTGTATGATTTGGCGCTTGGCCTCTTCAAACTGTTCCTTAATATAGAACTCATCCGCATCCATTGAGGTATAATGAGTTGCTCCAAGTTCAAGAGCTTTATCTAAACAACTCTGCCTCTTATCACATTCGTATTTTTTAGCTCGGATCACATCGTCCGGTTTAGTTAGGGATGACGGGGCAAATTTTGTGAATTCCATTATTACATCAATTAGGCCATTCTCCTTGAGACTCTCTAGTGTGGGTACCAGCAATGGTGAACACTGAGTATTTCCCCATGATACTGTCTGGTAAGAGACAATCACGATATCGACACATTCTCTAATTGATCTAATTGAGGCTTCTAGGGTTTCAAGCCCATCAAAGACTACGTAACCTACTGCAAGTTTCATTTACGTAATTATTTTTTAATGACTAAAACTAAATCATCCCATCTGCCCTTAAGATGTCTCAAATCAAACACTTCAAATTCTAAGCCAGCTGGGATTGTTGATATTAATCCATTTAATACTTCTGTACTAGAAATGTCTTCAATCACAAGTATTCCTCCAGGTTTGACCTTCGGTAAATACAGTTCAATGCAACATTGTTGACTGTGGCCGCAATGAGGACCATCGTCTATTATTATATCGAAATTGTCATGAAATAGGTCGGCTGTGATTTGAGAATAAGCATCGGCAATGATTTGCGTTATTCTATCATCTTCAATGTCTACTCTCTTGAACGTTTCGAGTCCATATATTTTGGCATTTGTGAAATATTCTTTCCACATGAATAACGAGCCTCCCTCATAGGTGCCGATTTCTAGAATAGAGTTAGCAGTCTCTCTGTATTTTTTAAAAAGGTCCTCATATACGTGCTCAATATAGCTGTGATTGGTTCCTTTGTCACTAGTAGTTGGATCATATATTTCCAATAAAGTTTTCATTTAGTTATTATAATTATTTTTAAATTCATCTTCACTTTTAAGATTTAAAATTTCTAACTTGAGGCTATCAAAGACAGAATATGATATTTCTGGACCGACTTGGATCGGGGTCATATCTCCTTCTCTGAGTACGCCAACTCCGTGATCATCGTCTAGTGTACAAATGCTCCAACCTGACTCAGATCTAATTTCGCAAACTGCTTTCCAAACCGTTCCATTTAAAAATGGATTTGTTCCATGATTTTCGTCAAGCGGTCGACAATCGTGAAGAACAATTGAACCGCCTGGGTTCAAACAGGATTTAGCATTTCTAATGTCCGTTATTACTTGTTCGTAGTTATGATCACCGTCAATAAAAATTATGTCGAATTTTTCTGAGTTATGATTAAAAAATTCGTCACTGTACAGTTTTTTGATTCTAGGATCTTCATGCTGGTGGATTGGTTCAACTCCGACCTTGTGTTGACAATTTATTTTTTCCCAAGCAACACCATATTGCAAGCCTATTTCTAAATAGGTTTTATAGTTAAACTTTTCGATTAAGAAGTTGATTACATCAAACCTCATAAATTTCATTTGGTTCATTTGTTTATAGATTTTTTTCTTGAAAATTTTATTTTCATCAGTATTTTTATTTATTCTAAAAAATATCCGTCTAGTGTAACAGAATTTGGCAAATCGGTTAGATTAACCTCAGGAATTGGTAACCACGGCTTAAATGTAAATACTTTTTCTGGATTACCAATAAATGCAGCCCACCAACAAAAAGTGCTATTACTACAAATAATTTTTTTGTGTGATGCTATTAATTCAAAGTCGTCCTTAACTGAACCGCTATGGACTATTGGATTATAGTCTTTAAGTGCAGTAATATATTCGTGGTCAATCGGATTCATAACTAAGTGTAGGTTTTCATAAGATTCACTATCTAAAATTTTTTTATACCAATCTGGGTGTATTCTATGTGCTCTACCATAATCGCCGGCTCGTACATGAGCAACAATATCATTGGTCTCGCGTGTAAGATATTGAGTTTTTAACCACGATCTAATAATTGATCTATTTGGTAAATATCGATTAGATTGTTGAAAGTATCCACTAAAACATACATTTGCATCAATTGGTAAATGAAATAAATTATCTATAGTAGGTTCATCAATTGTTAAATCAGGTTCACTAAATATTGCACCAGGTAATGGATCAATTATACCGACAATAGATTGATGAATCCATGGAGTTATAAGAGCACGATTGTGAGCCTCCGCGTATAATCTAGCAATTGAATATTGAAATAAATTATTTCCAAAGTTACCGCCGTATGCGATAGTTACACTCATAATTCTAATAGTTTTTTAGTATATAAATAATCATCGAGTAAATTCATAGAAGTAAGAGCATCTAACCATACTGGATTATTAATATCAATAAAGGTTCTAACGTCATTATGTGATTCAGTTAGGTATTTGCCCATTTCTAAAATAAATCGGTCTTTATCAGTTTCATACAGAGTCTGTTGAGCTAAGCCGGCCTCACTATTCCAAGTTAGTCTATGCTGTTTTATTTTCTTATACCAAATATCAGATGACATGTATCCAATATCTATAAATCCAGCAGATTCCCCATAGGTATCAGGGTTTGGTGACAAATACGCTCCATCACCAATATACCGATTTATTGCATTTATCTCAATTAAATCAGCGCCCCAATTAGTAGTGTATGTCTCAATATATAATTTAACGTGCTGTGTAATAAATGAAATTGCTGGACCAGTTGGATTAGCAATCCACTCCAATATATACTGTTTACCGGCTGGGGTTATTTGAGTATCCGCTTGTAATATTAAAATATAGCCAGTATTTACCTTTTTCTTAGTTAATTCAATACACATATTTTGAGCGATTGCAATATCATCAGGTTGTCTAATTTTAAAATTAATGATTTCAATTGTAATACGTGGATCCTTTACTAACTGTTGTATAATATCATGACTAATTTGATCGCCACAATATATAAAAATATAGTCTATAAAGTCTAGTTTTTGTATAATTTCATAAATCGGATAATTAATTATTTCCTGATTATCAACGTATATATTACAAGAAATCATAATTAAATTAGATTTTTTACAGTTTCCCAAATCACTTTATCTTCCTCAATTATGTCAGTATAGTTAGGTAAATTAAAAATACTACGGCTACCTCCATTAATATGAATTACCTCCATTTCTGAATAGATATTTAATGAGTAATTTAATTTTTTAAGTTTACCAAAAATCCAGTCATCTCCAAACCATAATTTTAAGCCAGTTGGAATTGGATAAACTGCTTTACACATTTCTTTTGATAAAACGATCATAATTCCAGGAAAACCTCCAGGAATTTCATCAACGGTATTAGGCGGATTAACTGAAAATTCATTAACTGGATTTGGCAGCATAATGGTTTTTTCATAATCAATATCAGTTTCTCTAATTTTATTTAGAATTCCAGGCTTTAAAACCAAATCTGAATTTAATATGATTAAGTAATCGTGGGCTGAGGTTAAAAACTTTTCCATTATTTGATTCCATGCCGGATTAACAAATACATTAGTAGAATTAGTTAAAACATTTTTACCTGAAATTATTTCTTTAATACCGATTGTTGAATTATTATCAATAATAAAAACTTCATCAGCTTGTGGTTCTACTGCGTTAATACATCGGTAAACACAATCTTCACAATAAATTACTGGAATTCCAACTAATATACTTCTCATAAGTTAAATTATTTTTTTATGATATTATTTCTTTATTAAAATTTGGATGGGCTTTCAAAACATCAGGCAGGGTATTTTTATCGAAAGCAACGGCTTCTCCCCATACTGTACACGTTGGATGTATATCTTTATCTCCAGGTTGCCAAGCGTAATAAGTATTATCTAACCAGCCTGGTTTTATTTCGTTTTTATGCCCGTGAATTTCAAATTTGTAATCCATTATTTTTTTAGATTGAGCATATCCGAAATGATAGATTGTTCCATTAATAGATTCTTCAATTTGATTATTTTTATTTATGTTAAATAGTCTAGCTGGTTGAAACCCATCATAACATGCCCAATCAAAAGATTTCCAAAAGTTGACAAAACCGTTTACGTTTCGCCTCCAAGACGTACCTTCATACGTTTCCTTGATGCATTGTTCCAAAGAGGAAGGTTCCCAAACTTCATCAGCATCGACCGCTAGCATAACATCATACCCTGGAGCAAAGTTCCAAGCCAAACCTCGATGTTGACCTTCATTACCTAAGCCATCAGTGTTGATCCAATGGACTTTAGTTGAGGCAGCTTGTGCAATTTCACGAATTTCTGACTCGGTCTCTGGGCAAACCAATTGGGTTCCATAGCCATAACTGGGCTTGGGAGTGTATAGAATTACAATTTTATCAACGTGATCGTTAATTGATTTTATTGAAGCATCCAAATATTCTGCTCCATAATGAATTGGATAGTAAGCTAAAGTCTTTATCATAGTTTTTGTTTTATTTTTTCGAGGGCTAAGTCCATTTTATTTTTTGCATGAAATCCAAAAACGGTGTGGAGTCCATGGTCAGAAGTCATTTCATTTTCAACCGAGAAGCGAGTTGCAACTTCGACTGGTGCAATCTTAAGACCGTTTGATTCAAGCACTGATTTTTTTGAACTTACGATGAAGGCGTCTTCATTCTGACCTGCCCAATCTGTGAAAGTTGAAGTTAATTCCAATAGTCTTTTGCTTCTTAACGAAAATCCGCCGTTTCCTACTTGATGGCCAATCGTTGGCCAACCCATGTAAAGTGGCCATGGAGAACCTATCCAATCGTAATTGTAAAAATCATCATCCCAAAGTTCAGGATTTACAACGAATCCATCGTCCTGAAAAATGAGACAGTATTCAGAATCTACAAATTTTACTAAATCAAATATGCAAAATTTAGAGTATCCTTCAATGCTCATTTGATCGATTTTAGTGAAATTTAGTCCTGGAATTTCCGGGTCGACCGTTCCGAAAAACTTAATTTCGTAAAAATCAATAGTCGACATCATGTAGTTTATGATGATTCGGTATTTGTCGATAATTGCCGGCTCCATTTGACGGCCGTCTATGCAGATCGCGGTAACTTTATGTAAGTCAAGTTTCATATTATTCAGTTGGGCTAATAAATTTATATGGAGGTTCAATTCGAACAGTTGAATTCGAATATGTTCTAAAATCAGTCAGGTGTAAATGTTTGGTAATGAGGCTCTTTGCTGGATTTATGACACGGTATTTGCTAACGGATAACTCATGAGCAAGTCGATTATCACAGCCAGGAATCCCAATCTTAAACTTAAAGTTTCCGCGCTTTATTTGATTAAGAAAAAACCAGGAGTCTTGACTATCCCAACAGTCATGCAATTCTGCGTCAATCGTAAGATCTGAAGTAAGAGTTAAATTCCATCTAGATAAAGCAATTGCAATATTCTTTCCAATCCTAGAAAAGGCCTTAGAGATAACAGCTTCATCGAAGATGATGTCACCGTTTGCGACGATTATTAAGCAGTTAGAAGCCCTTTTAATCTTTCTTTTTCTATAACGTTGGGATATTGTAAAAGCTTCATGATAAGTAGGTCGGGCCTTTAATATTTTTATCACAATTTTTGGATCATTTAATATGTCTATATTCGATGGAGGAGTTTCACAGAGTAAAATTATTACATCAATCGCTGGATTATTTATATTGTGTTCTAAACATATTAGGAATTCACGATTTCGAAGATTCGATATAGATTTAAAATACGGTATTGTTAAAATACAGTTAATCATCATTTTTACCTAAGGCCTGTATTTTTGAAAAGAGAAAGTCGTCCGCTGATTCAAGGCTTTTTACTATTGCTAGATTCTCTTGTATGTAAGGTAATTTAGATTCATATAATTCTGAGGTTAACGAGTCGACTCCCTTAAATTCATCCCAAAAGATTATTCCTTCTGGATTAAAATCTTCACTAACTTTCCTAGTTCCCCAATAAATTGGAACCGTTCCAGTAGCAAAACAGTCTGTTATTTTTTCAGTGTAATACTTATCGTAAACCGCATTTTCAAAAACTACTGAAAATTTATATTCTTTCAAGGCTGGCAATTTCGATCTCCACCAGTCGCCAGTTGGCCCAGAACCTTCACCTATTCTTTGAGAGCCGTGGGCTCCTCCAAAAAGATCTAGGTGATTCTGTAGTTGAGCTGCGACCTGTAACCTAATCATGTGGCCTTGGGTTCTAGCCTTTGGCGAACATATCATTGAACAGACCTTAGTCTTTTCGTAAAGCTTCATCTCTTCCGGCTTTGTCCACGGTAAATTGGAACCAGGTGGGCAGTAAACAAAAAATGGATCACCTAAAAGGGATTCATCGCATGTAAATATTTTGTGAAAGCTCTTTTTGTATTTTGGCAAATCATTTAATATTTTTGAATGGATTGAATCACAAATTTGCCTAGATTCACATAGCCATCCGTATTTTCCAACGGCAGATGGAGTAAGGAGCCCTTGTTCAATTGAATCGTCTATATAGACTACAGTATTTGAGTCTGAGGTTGTCCACTCAAACTTAGCGGTTGATAAATTTGAACATGATGAGTATTCGGCTGGAAATGGAAGTCCGATTCCTTTAATGTGCATATAGTTTATCCCAATTTTTTTGTAAATTTGAATTGGCGTCAATGTTTATTAAAACCTCATTTTCAGATAAAGAGGCTTGGCCATAATAAATCGCGCCACCTGACTCAATTTTTAAACGAGTAATTTCGTCACTTGATTGAGTTAACTGTTGGATTGGCAAGTATATCTTTAGTCGACTATGATTTGAAAAATTAAGTAAAGCAGAATAGGCTAACTTAATTGGATCAGGTTCAGACTCAGATATTTTGATCACAACAGTTTTGACAGATTTTGATAGATTCCATCTAGCCTGATGAGTTAGGCTCTGAACTGCTTGGTGGATTTTGTCCTTTCCTGGAATTTCACTATTACCGTTATTTATGTATTTGCCATTTACAAAATCCAGCCAATTATCAGAAAGTAAGAATACACTATATTGTCCATTTAATTTCTCAAGAACATAGTGTTTCAGAGCATCATGATCTAGTTCAGGAATTCCTTTCTCAAACGCGGAATTGCAGTGTACGATCCACTCTCTTACGATTTTAAAAGCATCCTCTGTGTAATTTAAAAAAACCGGAGATGCCTGTATTCCATTCATATCTCCGCTGTGAGTAGCTAATCCAATATCTTGAAAAAGATTATTGAATTCGCTGAACGGCTCCCTAAAATCAGTATCGCAATCCATCCATATAACGCCTCTTTTATGAGTCATCATTTTAGCCAAAATGAATTCAGGTTTCATGAGACAGTTTGCTGCATATCCGCCTCGAGGAGAGAGCTCAGAAATATCAAAACTAATCTTAAACTCGTCACATTTCTTAATGAGCTGCATTGCAAACGCTCGGTAATATCCACTCGATGTAAAATCAGAGTAATAACTAATCAGTAGTTGAGATAATGATTTTCGTTCTTCTGATTTTTTAATTTTTGATAAAAATTGAAAATTAGAAGTTTTGGTTTCTACCGCAGGTGCTTCAGTTAGGTCGACTGAATTTGATTGAGGTTTTGTCGTTTTATTAAATGATGATATTGAATTAAGGTAGCTGTGTCGAATTTCCGTATCAAATCCTTTGGTCAAGGGCCCGGTCGAACTAGATAAATCGTAGACAATGTCCCAAGTCTTTCCAGAAGTTTCCAATTCATCTAACGATCGTATCATCTTATCCGAGTCAATTGATGAAATTTGATTAGAAAATTCCACAAATAGAGGATCACTTGACTTCATGTTTCCAACTATCCAATATTCATGACAGCTACAGTTTTCAATTATTTCTAAAATGCGAGCCTTAGTAGATTGGATTTCGCCGTTTGGAAAATACTTAAATAGAATGGTTGGATTAAGTTCGGTTAAATCTGGTGAATCTGATTTTATATCTTGCCTGAATGCTGCAAATATAGTATCGGTCGCTTTTGTTTTTATCTTAGTTAGGGTGGATACTTTAGGAAGCCCAGTCTTTCGGACCGCAAACATCTGCTTGTGAATGTCTTGAGAGGTTGAAGTTTCTCTAAAATTTAAGGCAAGCAGCCGATCTACAAGTAATGGATCTGACTGATCCGGGTTATCGAAGACTACAAACTTGTCATAGATTGAATCTGAACTGAACCGTACTCCATTTGTTAGAGTGTAAGTGAACTTTTTAATTCCAATATCGCTAACTAGATCTGGTCCAGTAATAGCAGCAGATATCAGTTTGGAAGTAGCCTCAGTATTAACGATTGTGAAAAGATGAGGGCATATTAAGCCGTTGTGCGTTCGATAAAAAATATTTCGGTCAGAATATGCTGGAATTGATTTAAGTATGAATAGGTGAGGATCGAACACAGTAACGATCGCGTCCATGTAGGAAAGCGCACTAAATATGAAAGGGTCGATTTTGTACTGATTGGATTGTGAGTTTTCCTTTTTTATTTGTTGAGACATGTAGTTTGGAAAAACTCTAGTTACTTTACATTTTTTAGATAAAAAAATTACAAGCTTCAAAGGCACTTCAATTTGAGAACAAATCACAAGTTCATCGTAATCTGTCTGACTGTTCCTAAGGATAGACTCGACATTCTCTAGAAAAATATCCTGTACAGGATTTGAATAATATGTAAATAATACGGTTTTCACTTGAGGATTTTACTTTTTCTTATTTATAGACACGATAAACTTGTTGGAGGTATTTAGTATTATACTGTAAATATCATACTAGATTTAACCATTGAAAAATTATTATGAAACGTTGGGAGTTGCAGAAACTGCTTCGCCAGATGAAATTAAAAAGGCTTATCGTAAGCTTGTGACCGAACATCATCCTGACAAAAACGGCGGAAGTAAGGAATCTGAAGATAAGTTCAAAGAGATTGCAGAAGCCTATGAAACTCTAGGTAATGCAACTAAACGTAAGCAGTATGATGCTGGTCGTGGACCGAGAGGCCAGCACAATAGCTTCTATGATAGTTTTCATGATTTTTCGTTTGGCGGAAATCGTTCTAATTTCAAGAATCTAACTCATACTGTTGATAAATGGGCTTCAATCAAAGAGGTAATGGAAGGAACCTCTTTTGAAGTTCAGTATTCAATAACTAAAAACGTGGGAGGTTCAACTGGCACAGAAATGAAGACGGTAAAGGTATTAGTAAACCTAGCAGAGAACGGCTATCCAATCACCGTTGAAAATGGCAGGTACTGCATTTTACTAAAGGTTAGGGGCGGAGGTTCTGTACAAGAGACAAACGAAACTGATTTTTTCGGCAGGGCTAGAAAAATGGTGGTAACTGGAGATCTTATTGTTAGAGTAAATATTGACATGTTAGGGATTGCGATTGACCAAAGCGACCTTATTCAACGAATTGAACTGTCTTTACATGATGTACTATTTAATGAAGAGACCTTACTTGAGAGTCAATTAGGTAAGAAATATCGAATAAAATCATTCAATCGGGATACCCTTAATGACATTACTGTCAGAATACCCAATCAGGGACTGGTTTCAGCCTTCGGCAATAGGGGCAATTACGTATTCAAGATAATTGTGACCAAGCCGGATTTTTCAAAAATTAGTGAAGAAAAACTACAGATTTTAAAAGACTTGCTACTCGACTTTAATAAATAATGATAGTACTGCTCACCTTATATGAAAGGAGCACGTATAAATAATCAAAAAAAGTCGAATTAAGTTGAGTAGTACTAAAATCGCTAACCTAAACCAAACGGTCATTCCTGAAAATTCGGTGTTTATCATTGAAAGAATTAACGAGGCCGTTACTGTAACCAAAGAATCTAACGGTGACGTTATTCTTGAAGGTACTGCTGCCGTTTTTGGAGTCGTAAACGAAAATAACCGTGTATACGAAAAGAATGAGTACTTACCTCACCTACAGTATCTAAACAAGAAGATTGAAGAGCGCAGACTCTTTGGTGAACTTGATCATCCACAAAAATTTGATATTTCCTTAGCTAACGTATCTCACGTAATCGAAAGTCTTAGTTACGATGAAGGTTCCAACAGCGTAAAGATTAGACTACGACTTCTTGATACTCCATGCGGAAAGATCGCAAAGACTTTAGTTGAAGCTGGCTGTACAACATCAGTATCATCTAGAGCAGCAGGTAATGTTGATCAGAACGGTAAGGTTAAACTACATAAGATATTCACTTACGATCTAGTAGCTGAACCCGGTTTCTCACAAGCTTCGTTATCTCAGGTATCTGAAAGCCTACAAGGAAGTTTCTCAGCGATTTTTGAATCTTTAGATAATCTAAAGACTACGGCAATTACCAACAAATTAATGGATATTTCTGAAAACTTCAATTTTGAAGATTCTGTGAGAATCTATAAAATAAATAATTCTGAAACAACCCCTAAACAAAATAATACACAGCAAATGGCTAATGAGTTTGTAACAAAAGACGAGATGAACCAATACTCTGAATTGGTTAAAAAGAAGTTTTCAACTTTACAAGAGAGCATCTCCAAAAACAATAAAGGTCTTCAAAAGATCTCTGAAAACGCTTCAACTGATGAATCACCAGTAGTTTCGAAAATGGTTGAGTACGTAAACTACTTAGCTGGCGAAATGGAAAGCCTAGTTGAATACACTAACTATCTTTCAACTATGATGAATCAGGGTGTTAATTACACTGAGCATGTTGCAGAAAAAGTAAACAATGTAATTGACTACTCTGACTACTTGGGAGACAAAGTTCAAAAGAACATTGCCTACTCTGATTACTTAGGTAAAAAAGTAAATGAAACAGCTAACTATGCTGAATACGTTGCAGAAAACGTTGAAAAAACAGTAGAGTACACAAACTACTTAGCTGAGAACGTTGACCTAAGCATTCAATATGCTGAGCACGTTGCAGAACACGCTGAAAATGGAATCAAATTCTCTAACTACTTAGCTGAGAATCTTGATGCAACAATCCAATACTCTAACTACTTAGGAGAAAACTTAGATAAAGGTATCAAGTATTCTAGCTATATTGCTGAATCTTTAAATGAAAAAATGATTCCTGGAGCAACCGCTAAAACACGTTCTCTATTGGGAGAGGTTAAAAAATTAAATGAAAGTGCTAATTTTGAAATCTCTGAAACTTCATCAGTAGATGATCTAGTTAATGCAGTTGACGGTATCTTAACTCATATTAAATCCAATACAGCTCACGCAATTTTAGAAAGCAAATATCCTTTCTTGAAGCTGTTAAGCGAATCTAGAAAACAGGCTTTCTATAACTTAGATCAAACGTCTAAAACCGCAATCGTTGAGACAATGAGAGGTGCTATCTTCTTCACAGAAGACGAAGTAGTTAATATCATGGAAGCGGTTCTTAACAAGCAGGTTGAAAACACTCCTAACTACGTTAAATTCATGCCTGCTCAATACAAAGAAGTATACGAAAGCATGACAGACGGTGAAAAAAATTGGATTTCAGCACAAGCTAATAATATGGCGTTGAACACTCCATACCAAGTTAAAGCCTTCTGGGATTCACGTAATCTTAGAGGAATTAGTGAAAGAATTGCGACTCAAGCAAATATAAATAATCAAACAATTAACGAAAACCAAGGTAAAGAAGGTTATGTCTCGTTAAAACAAGTCAATGAAGGACTAAGAGGCTACTCTAATTCTTACATTGAAATGCTCCAAAGAAGAGCACAAAACTAAAAAAACATTTTAAAACAAAATGGCAACAAAAATTTTCAAAAGATTGAACGATGCTTCAATCAAAGAAACATGGGCTCCAGTTTTAGAAGGTTATGGCGCAGACATTAAAGCTCGTCCTTGGTTAGTTGACTTAGCTCACAACCATGCTATCTTCGATAACGCAGGTTCATTAAACGAGGCATTAGCTTCAGGTTCAGCTCCAGGTTTGTTCCTGCAACAACCGGGTTCAATCAGCGCAATGGGTGCAATCTCTGCTCCTACTAGCGGAATGACTCCGTTCACTGGTGGTGGTGCTACTAAAGCAGGTTACGGCGCAAGCGTATCAGGTTCTGGTGATAAATTCCCAAGCCTTTTACCGGTGGCTATCCAAGTTGCTGCTAAAACTATTGGTTTCGACCTAGTTGGTGTAGTTCCTATGGATTCTCCAGTAGGTTTCTTACCTTATTTGGATTATGTATACCAAGGTGGTAATTTAGACACTCAATATGAGCCGTTCTTAGTTAAATTATCTTCTGCAGTCAATACAGGTATCACAATAGGTGATTATATCCAAGGTGATACTGGTAATGCGGCTGCTGCATTCAAATTCCAATACGTTGGAAAATCTCGTGTAGACGGTTTACCAATCCTTAAAGTGGTTCAAGGTGGAACAACTGATTCATCTACTACTACAGTAGCTGATGCGGTTGCTGCTCTTGATAACGTTACTCGCACAGGTACTCGTACTGATACTAGTGCCGCTGCTGCTGGTACAACGGCTAATCCTTGGTTAGGATTCGGAGGTGCTGATGGTATGACAGTTACTTTGGTATCTGCACTAGAAAACCATATCTCTGGTTTCACTTCAGAAAGTGATGCTGACTATGCATCAACTGCATTTGATGGTCCTTTCTTAGGAGCTACTGGTTCTCAAGCTAACTTCGATGGAATGACTCGTGCTACAGCTGAGGTTTCTAAATTCCGTCAAATGGGTCTTCGTATGTTCACTAAGTTCATCGAGGCTAAAGGCGACCAAATTGCTATCTCTGCAACAGTTGAGCAAATCCAAGATCTTAACAGAGTTTGGAACTTCGATGTAATCTCTATGTTGGAAAACGTAGCAGTTAACGAACTTGCTCAATCTATCAACAAGAAATTGGTTGACAGAGTATTAACTTTAGGAGCTACTCACAAAACTTCTCTTGAAGCGGTTGAAGGTGCTGACATCTGTACCCTTAACCTAACTGTAGGTTCAACTGGTTTCGAGAACATCTCAACACTACAACGTCGTGTTGTAACCAAAATTCTTGAAATGGCTAACTTGATTTATCATAGAGGTCGTTTTGGTGCTGGTACTTACATCGTGACTAATGGTCGTGTTGCATCTGCTCTTGCTGATGTTGCTGGTTACTCTTTTGCTCCATTCAATAATGATCTACCTTCTACTCCAGGTCAATTATATCCTGCAGGTAAAGTACACGGTTTAACCATCTACGTAGATCCTAACTTGAAGTTCAGCGATAACCGTATCCACATCGGACGTAAAGGTGCTGACGAAGAACCAGGTGTTAAATTCTTACCTTACATCATGGCTGAGTCTCTTCAAACTATCGCAGAGGGAACTTTCTCTCCTAAGATCGGTATGAAGTCTCGTTATGCAATCACTGAGGCTGGATGGCACCCTGAAACACAATACATCACATTGACTGTTGACGGTCTAGGTGTATTGACTGGTTCAAACCGTCCTTCTGCTTCTTACTAATCGTAACAACGAAACAGGACAATAATAGAAGGCTCTCCATTGGAGAGCCTTTTTTTGTTTTTATGATTTGAGCTCAAATAAATAATATTCCTAAAGACACTATAAAATAATAAAACACAATGAGCAAATCAGTTTTAAGCTACGGCGAATTTCTTTTTGAAAAGAAGTCAATCGATCAACACATGGCAGACATGCCTAAAGGTAAAGGTTCTAAGTTTAACAAGTCAGTAGACGCTAAAACTTCAGATCTTCCTAAAGGAAATGGTCGAGCAATCAGCAAATCAGTTAAACCGGAAATGGCAGGCCTGCCTAAAGGTAAAGGTAAAGCAATCAGCAAATCAGTTGATGTAAAAACTTCTAAATTACCTACTTCTAAAGGTAGTTCGATTAATAAACAAGTTGAACCTAAGATGGCTAAATTGGTTATCAAAGGAAAGGCTATCAACAAGAAAGTTGAGCCTAGCATGGCTAAAATGCCTAAGTAATAAAAAAGCGATCCTGAAATGAAAGATCAAAACAAGCATAAGGTTCAGTCCTTTCAAGCTTACCTGATTCAGGAAAATTCTATCAAAGACTTGGTCGGAAAGACTGAAGATGAGGAATTGGACTTGGATGATGCGCGAAGCATTGGAAAGAAAATCTCTAAAATGAAGGGTGCAGACCGTAAGAAGTACGTTGGAATCGTTAATTTCATGGGGGCTTCTTGCAGAATCTATAATGAAATTTGGGCCAACTACAAACCGGTCGACCCAACTAGAAAGAAATCTAACCGTGGAAAAGAATTTCAGGGAGAAAAAGAAATTGGATAAGAATTGGCAGAACAAGGCGTAATAGCAGAATCAATAATTAGTTTCGCAATCACTTGGAAGAATCCTGGAAAAGGGCAACAACCCCTATGGGATCAGACCAAGCAATCGATTGAGATTCATGAAACCGACGTGTATCCTGACCTAAAGTACAGTTCAGCATACGGCGCTCCACAATACGTGAAGTACACATCCGGGTCTCTCTTAAATGATCTAATTGTTGAAATTGATAAGATAATTGATGCAAGGATAGCAATGACGGACAAGGACAAGAAAAAGGCTGACCCTGCTAAGAACGAGGCAGCACTGCCTCCAGGCCCTAAAGCTCCAAAGGCACTAGGATCCGGAGAAGAAGATGACGATGATGACCTTACTCAAAAAGCACTGCCTACTGGCCCTAAAGCTCCAAAGGCACTAGGATCCGGAGAAGAAGATGACGATGATGACCTTACTCAAAAAGCACTGCCTACTGGGCCAGCTGCTCCTAATCAATTAGGTCAAGGCTCTTCTGGAGGTGCTCTGGTTAAGTACGATCAACCTCAACCGCCTGCTGTGATAGACAATAAGCCCAAGGATAATGATGAACCTGATGTGAAAGATGAGGAACCTAAATCGGATGTATCTGGAGAATATGCTTACACAGTAGTGGTTCGTGGAGACAAGTTAAGATTTATTGAAGGTCAGCAAGAACGCGGTGCCTATTCTGGTGGAGTTAAGTTTCTGTATAAAGTATCGAATAACTTAACTAAACAGACCGCTGGAGAACAAATTGATAATAAGCCTAAAATCTGGGCAGAAATTACAATGGCTGGCGCGTTCGGTGGCAAATTTAAAATGGCATTTGACGAATTTAACGAAAAGGACTTTAGATTCGGTGGAAATTTGCTGGCTCAAATACTTCCTTCTATTGAATTAAGTTTCACTCCTGAAATTAATTCAGTATACTCAAAAGAAAAAACTGAACTTGATCTAGCTGATGTTATTAAGGCAACTAATATAACGTTGGGCAGTAAGTCTACTTCTGAAATCATGTCAATTCAAAAACAAATACAGAAAGAGCTGAGCGCTAGAGAACCTGATCAAAAAGAAAAGGCCTCTGGTAAACAAGTGGATCAGGATCAGAATAAATAACTAAAAAATAAAGACATAAGATGGCAGGTCTACCACATTTTAAAAATTCAACAGCAGGTCCAGGTAAGTACGAACCTATTTACCTTAACCAGTTCGAGGTTATCATTACCCCGCCGCCTGCAGTGTCTGGAAAAATCGGTTTCGGTAATAATCTAATGCTTGAACACGTATTGAAAGTAACAAGTTTACCAGAATACGCAGGTTCAGGATCAGCCGTAGTTATTCAAAACTATAAATTCTCACAAAGAACTTACGCACCATCAAAACCATCGCAAACATATCATCAGTTCACAATTGAGTTTGAGGTTAACTTAAACAATAGTAACGATATGTACATTTACAACGCGTTAAGATCATGGGCGGATTTAATCTATAATCCATTAACTGGTCGTCAAGGACTAAAAACTGACTATGCGGATGCAAGCATTCAAGTAACTCAGTTCAACCGAGCAGGTTTAATCTTTAGAGATTTCATGTTCTCTCCAGTATTCATTGGACCAGCTAAAATGACTGAAACTGCACTTGATTACACAAGTGAAGGTATCTATAAGTTAACTGCACAGTTCACAGCGGATTCTTACACCGAATCAAGAATTGGACAGTAAAAATAATCATCTATAAAAATATGGACATGTTCAACACTAAAGACCGACGTAATCCTTCGATGGATGATTACATGGATCCTAAGAAACCTAGTTTCGGAGGTCCAACATCAAAGAAAGACTTTGATACATCAAAACGAGAAACACTAAAAGGCTATCAACGAGTTATTGACCGAAATGCCGATTTTGAAGGTGGAAAATTCAACCACAATTATGACCCAACATGGAAGGCGGTAACTCGTGACCTAATTTCAAGAACGGCAAAGAAAAAACCATTTAACCCAATGTACGCAAAACAAACAATTGCAACGGTTAGCGCTGTTGAAGAAGGAAGAATACTTCGCTTTGACCAATTCGTTAACGAAGATTTTAACATGTTCGCTGAGGCAGAAGAAGAAATGCCAGAAACCGATGACTCTATGCTGTCTGACGACGATATGCCGTCTGATGAGCCAGTAATCGACGAAGAACAATTAGCCACTTTAATGGAAGAATTTGGAGATGACATTAACGATGTCATTGAAGATATCGCTGAAAAGATGGAAATGACAAAAGAAGACATTTGCGACCTAGTATGCGCAGCCGTTAAGAAACTTTGCACAGAAGAAAGCGATGATGACGAAAATGAAGAAGATGATGACGCTATCGGAGACGACGCAGAAAACAACGAAGACGAAGAAAACTCATAATTAGAGAATGATCAAGTTATTTGAACAATGGTTAGCTGAGGAAGCTATGGAGACTGCTCAAAACACTGAGGAGCCTACTAAGACTGGGTCATATACTCTAGACATCACAGTTGACGGAGAATCTTTTGAAGTTGAAGGAACTAGTGATAGTGAATTCACAAATAAGGAGATGATTTCTTTTAATGTGATCAAATCAACTAATCCGAGCATCAACCCTGGTGCACTCATTTCGATTTCGCCAAAAGCGGATAAGGATGGAGATTTTGACATTGTTGCGGTTAATGACCAGAACAAACCAGAAGATGCATTAATTTATTCAGGAAAGGTTGAGAAATCTAAAATGTAATTCTAATCTAATAAAACTTCAAAAGGGGCTTAATGCCCCTTTTTTATTGTCTCTACTCCAGAAAGTTCTCCAATTTCAAAATCTCCGTCTATTAATTTAGGAACGAATTCTATTGTTGCATACGCAGTATTTAGAAACTTGATTGTGTTGTTTATATTGCTGACACTGAGGCCGGCATTAACGTAAATTATTCGATTGTACTTACGATTCCTAACATTGATTGCTTTATCAATTAATTTCTTGATCTCATAGTTTATTAGGAATGCCTGGATTTTATTTGGCACAAGAATTTCATGGTCGAACTTTTCCTTTATTATTTTATTTACATTCAGTAAATAATCGCATTTCTGCTTTTTATTAAAAGCCTGAATGAATTGTTTTTGATCTCTTACAAAAACAATTTCAAGCCTTCTTTCTAATATATCGATCATAGGGTTTCTAGGTCAATTTTTTTAACTTCAATGCCAGCCCTTCTTAAGAAGTCAAGGCCGGCAATATCTCGGTATTCTTCTAAATACACAACTCGCTTGATTCCTGCCTGTAAAATTAATTTGCTGCAATCTGTGCATGGAGAGTAAGTAATATAGAGAGTAGCTCCGTCGCTACTTTGTGTTGATTTGGCAACCTTGGCTAAGGCATTTGACTCGGCATGCAAAACATACCATTTAGTTTGATATTCTTTAAATGAGCCATCCTCATGGTTTATCGCAATCTCACATTCATTTTCAAAACCGGAAGGGGTTCCATTGTAGCCATCAGCAATGATTGTGTTATTCTTTACGATTAGGGCTCCAACCTTTTTACGAATTGCATGAGAAAGACCTGACCAGGTTTGGGCCATCTTGATGTAGGCAATATCGATTAGGTGTTGGCGCTGTGCTCTAGTTAAATTAAATGACATCGTTATCTTCTTTTAGTTTTTCAAAAATCCATTTCAAAAGATCGTTATCTTGTTGAAAAAGTATAAGTTCATCAGTTTTTCCAGTGGACGCTGCGAACACAATATTAAAATCTTGACTTGAAGATCCGTCTATGTCTATCAAATCAGTAGTTATCGAAGGTAATGTAACTGGAATAAAATCGGAAGCAAGCATTCTTTGAGCTAGATCATAATGCCTATCGTAAACATGATACGAATTTGCAACATGAGTATAGGTACCAAGTTCAAGATCCGGATAAATTTCCTTTAGGTGAGCATGGATCTGCATTTGTAAAGAGCAAAAGAATGCAACATCAGTTGGAGTACCCCAAATTGCATCATTACTTCTCATGTAGACGCTCATGTATAACTTATTTTGACGAATATGCAGATTTGCATACATGGTACATACAAAATCCTTATTGGTCAAATACTGGTGAGCGGGTTTGTTAAAATGAAGAATCGCCTGTCTTGTACTAGAATCATTCATTAAACTTTGAATTGCCCATTGGTACTGAGTAAACCTGTATTGGTTCTTTTCATTGAAAATCAGGTTGCCGTATGCTGAGTTTGCTGTGCCATCTGGGTTTTGAATGGTTTCCCAGAACTTTGCCCATTTTGAAATGAAAGCTACATCATTTCGGCCAGCATAGTACCATAAAAATTCGGCAGCAATATACTTTTGCTGAGAACCTCTAACTTCATTATCATATAGACACTGAGTTGGATCCTCAACTACTATCGCAACATCAAGTAATTCTTTATTTGTTGTGCCCCTAGCATTGTTAACCATGCCGTTTGCCAATAGATATTCTATTGAATGTTTATATGCTTGTGCAAAAGTGTGCCCTGTAAATGTAATCATAATTCGGAAATAATACTATTCAAATATAATACTAAGAAAATGAAAAAAGGTTAGCCTAAACGATTGTTAGGTCAGAAAAATGATCCGTATTTTCAACCTGGATCTTGGTATCAAAATACTCTTCAGGTAAAGGATCATGAGAAATCACGAATACTGTCATATTGTACTTTTTGGCAAAAGTTTTCAAAAGGTCAACTACTCTAAATATTGAATCAACGTCTAATGATGAGAATACCTCGTCCAAGAAGAGAAGATTCACCTTGTTGTGCTTTAATTTAATTAGCTCTAATATGCAGAGTAAAACAATTAGATTCATTTTCTTTTGTTCACCAGCGGATAATGAGTCTGGCGAAACTTGCATGCCTAAGTGAGTTATTATTGGATTGAACTCTAGATCAAACTCGAATGAAAATTTAAACTCTAAGACTTTAGCAGTCTTTAGTATTTTTTTATTCAACAATGGAATGATTTGACTCATTAGCATCTGTTTCATACCGTTATCTGATAAGATCATTTCCATCTCTTGGGAAACTTTTAACTTTTCCTGTCTTTCAGATAGACTAGCGCTAGATGTCTGGATCTCTGCCTTGATATTGTTAATGACCTCAGTTAAATGCGTGTCTGATGTCCGGTTACCCTGTCTGCTTAGATCAGCAATTTCACGCTTAACCGAAGTTATTTGAGCATCAATTTGATAGTACTTGCCCTTTACTTCGCTAGATTCAGTTTCTACTAACGATAAGTCTTTTTCATGAGATTTAATTCTTTCTGAAATTGCAGGAAACGCTGATTCCTGTTCAGTTTTTTTTGCAACAAGCTTATCTTTGATTTGAGAATGAACCTCATCAGTTAAATCAGAAAGACAATGCGGACACTTGTTCTTATTGTAAATGTCCAACTTCTTTTGAATTTCAGAAATGTTAACTCTAACTGTGCTCAGTTTATCCTGTTCAGCTCTAACACTCTGCCTAATTTCAGAAATTTTACCTGAAAAACTACTTGCTACGGTATGCGCCTCTTTTTTATCAGTAGCTAACTGCTCAAGTGCCTCGTTTAATTCTGAAATTTTTGCATCATTACTCGTTTTTATTTCAGACTTTAGGGCTTCAAGTTGAGAGATTGAGGATTCTAATAGTCGTTGGTTACTCGAAATAGCTGATTCAAGAGGTGCAATATCGCCCTTAATCTTTTTAGACTCTTCCTTTGCAACCTTAGCCATATCATTAACAATATCTAGTCCAAATATCTTATCGATGATTTGACGTTTATCGGCTGGACTAAGTTTAACAAAGCTCTTAAAATCATTAACTGATAAGCTAATAGTATTTGAGAAAACGTTAAACGGTATCTTAGTCAATTCGTCTTCAATAAATTCATCGACTCTACGTTTATCAGGCAAGTTATATTCAACTCCATCAATCGAAAGCTTGGAAAAGTTAGGTTCAAGGCCTCTTTCGATATCAATAAGTTGACCATTTCCGGTAACGAATTTAATTTGAGTATAGGCATTCTTGTTGATTCGATTAGGGATTTCCTTGGTCTTGCGGATTGCAGATTTACCGTATAGTGACACAGTCAAAGCATCCGAGATTGAAGATTTGCCACTACCGTTTTTACCCTGAACTAGGATTAGTCGAGGCTCGTCTGTAAACTTGAATGTTTGTAATTTATTGCCGTATGAGCAGATGTTTCTAAAGGAAAATTCTTGTATCTTCATGATTAAAAGTATGTAAGTTCGCGGTTTGCAGCGATATCCTGAGTTGTATAAAACTTATACAACTTAGAATCACTATCGTATTCCCAAGTAATGTTAGGCATGTCGCTTCGACGATAAAGAGACCCGAATCCCAACAGGATTGCATGCGAAACCACACTCAATAGTTTAGTTGGATTGGCAACCTCAATCAGAAGCGCTTTAAATTGTTCAGTAGTTATTAGGCCTCGGTCCAGTCTCTCCTGTAAATCAAGATCGGCAATCTTAGCTGCGAATTGTCTCTCCTTTTCAATGCCGTCTGGGTTAATGAATAGTCTTTGACCTAGGCTTGCATCGTTCTTGTCAATTAGGATTTGAATCCTTTGGCTTACTGGCAACCAGGCACAAAATTCAACGATTGAATCTCGATATAGTGGAGCATTCGTAAATACGCCAAACTCCTTATCGTTGATTGGCTTTACGCAAATGGTATTTAAGATTTTTGGAGCTTTACTCATGTGATCCATCCTGTTTTACTAAGTTATGAATTTCAACGAACTTTCGGGCAAGGTCAGTCTTAAATGTTTGAGAATACGCCTTTGATTTAATAAAGCTCTTGAAAATATCGATTATGTTGAATTGATCTTCTGGATTAAAATTTGAGCCGGTCGCGTCTTCTTTAACTTGGTCAACGTAAGTAAAGAATTCAATCTTTCTGTGAGTTGACTTAGAGACAGCTTCAATGAATCTGGTAACTGGAAATTTATTTACAAAATTAACGCTTATCATTACATCAACAAAAGCATTATTTAGGTTTGAGACCACTTGTTCTACTGGCATCTCTAGCAATTCGTAAATATCAAACTTCTTGTAAACTGGTGATTGTGTATTCTCAATGAATCTTTCAGCAATTGAGTCCTTAGTAAGGGTCAATTCATAAAAGCCTTTAACATTGTCTCTATCGCCTCGATCCATTTGATATGGAGTGCCGGTGTAGAGTACGTTTTTAAATTCTTGACGATGGTGAATGTGTCCAGCATAAACTCTTTTATATGAGCCTAGCATATCCACCTCAATTCCGTGTTCGACCTTTGTCCATTTGTTGAAACGGAGTCCCTTAATGTCTGCATGGCAAACAATATACTCGCAAAGATCTTGATGATCAGTTATGATTTGATTTATTCGGCGAACGTCCTCAACCCAAGGTAACATTAAGAAATTATGAGTTCCGTTGATTGTTAGAATTTCAGGATTTTCAAAAACATGAATGTTGTCAGCGATATGAGATATTGACTTAAGTGAGTGAACTGCATTTCTATCTTTGTAATACACATCATGGTTTCCAATAATGATGTAGATTCCGCGCTTAAACTTCTTAGCCAATGCCTTAAATATGGTTAAGGCCTCATCGTGAATTCTAACATTAATTGATTCTCTAGAATGGAAAATGTCCCCTTCTAAAAAGAGGATGTCTCGGTCTTCGTCAAAATCTTCATCGATCTTTGTTAATAAAAAGTCCAATAGAAAGTCCTTTTGTATTTGAAGCCATTCTACTGAATTGTTTTTTATACCAAGATGAAGATCTCCAACTAACGTTATTTTTCGAATATTTGTGAGTTTCATTTAGAATATTTTATAGTTCTTGCCTGTGTTGTCTAAGAATCCGTACTTATTGTTTAATTCTACCAATAGAATCTCCTTATTATCATAAGTTAACTGGTCAAATATCTTTTTGTACTCCATGTTTATTAAGGAAGAGATTGAATCAAGCACATGGATTGAATTTATGAAGACGTTTCCAGTTGCACCAGTCGCCAACCCTAAATTTAGAATTTCAAACAGTTCGTTGATTTCAGGTTTAGTGAATTTCTTTTTGTCTGGTTCATTTCCGAGGATGTCCTTCACCCTTAGATTGGTTTTAATGAATTCATATATGTCTCGCTGAACGATCTTAAGGTCGAGGCTCTCTGCGAACCTTTTTGGATCGTACATGTGGTAATCTGGAGATCCGCTATCTAGTTTTAGCTCAGAAGTACTGGCTCTTGGAGCACCTTCTTCTTCATCGTCGGTTGTGTCTAGTCCAAGATTATATGTGTTATTAAAGATCTTATCAGTCTTCTTTAGATCCGCGTAAGCAGACCTACGTCTTTCAAGTTCATCATCATCATACTCATCAGTTAACAGATGGTCGTCTGATAGTTCAGCATCTCTTTCAAATAAGAAGTCTTCATCTTCATGATAATTTAATGACTTGTCATCGTCATCGTCTAAGTGGTCTTCATGTTGTCTAGGTATCACAGTATTTGTGTTTTTTAAATTGAATTTAGCAAGTCATCGTAATCGCTTGGCGATTTATATTGAGGTGCAGGTCTGCTTAGTGCCTCTTCCATTGTAATTAAGTTTGGAGGTAAAGTTGTTGTATGGACTGTATTGTATTGAGTTCTCATTTGATTTTCAAGAGACTGAGTATCATCATCATCCGAATAGAATTCAGAAGCTGGATCGTTTTCTTCAGTTAACTTAGCAAATTCATAACTCATTCGGTACATTTTAAAACTTTCGGTGTATCCTCCATCTCGATTCGCAATTAACTTAATCTTCATACGCTTCTCCATTGGGCCTCTAATCAAGCCGAATAGAGAATCTACTGTATGCACTAAACCGAAAGATTCGGCAATGTCTGACATGCTTAAGTCTTGATCATCTACTGCATCTCGTTTGATTTGAGTTGCGGTAATAATACACCACTCGTTTCGGATTGCAACGGCTCTTAACTCTTCTGAGATTACTTTAATCTTTTCATAAGTGTTTCCCTGTTCTCTCATAGGTCTCATCAAGTTGATGTAGTCAACCACGATTACCGTGAATTTCTTTCCAGTATTTTGTTGAACTTTTAGAAAGTAGTTTTCAACATCAATTGCTGAAGCGGTTCCAGTAGGAAATTCTTTTACGACTAGCTTGCCAAGAGTTGGAACGGCCTTCTTTAAATTAGCCATTTTACTTGCAACATCCGCGGTTTGAGTATTATCCAACATTGAGTCGTAATCCTTAAACGGAATTTCCAAGATCATAGAGCCTAGGCGTTTCATGTACTTTCGGTCAGATAATTCAAGTGTCGCGATTCCAACATTACAACCGGCCATGAATGCTCTACCTGCAATATTTGAAAGTACCATCGATTTACCAACTTTAGGTCGACCTTGAAAAACGACTAGTGTTTTTGGGTTCCAGCCTCCGCCTAGCGTCTTATCCAAAAATTTGAAGCCGGTTGGATTACCGATCTTTGATAATTGAACGTGATCTACTGGATTAAAAAAATCTAGGCCAGATTCGGCATTTGTAAATGATACGTTTAATTTTTCATTGAATTTTTCTCTAACTTCATTAGTGATTAGTTCAACGTTTTCTGGATTAATTTCAGTTGTTTTTAAATAAGAAAGTACGTCAATTACTGAAGCATTTAGATTCTTGTAAAATATAAAGGCTTTTGTGTATTTGAATAGAAAATCGTAATTATAACTAGAAAGATCAACCGCAAATAGAGAATTAAACTTTGCGTCTGGAATGTCCAAGTTTGAAAGATTGCAAAGCTCGCGAAGTTCATTTCGAGTTGGAAGATTTGAATATTCAACAAAAAACTTTTTTGCAACTCGATAGACTCTCTGTAGCGTATCATCATTGAAATAATGAGCCTTAACTAACGGAAGGATTTCGCGCTTGTCCAGTGAATCATAGTTCTTTGGCTTTATCACGACATCGCCGTCATCATCAGTCAAAATAAAGTTAAAGATTATTCTTTCAAGAACCTCAATGTTCTCTTTAAAGTCTATCGTCATATTTTTTTAGTTATTCGAAATTATATAAATTTTTAAAAATTCAGTTTTGGAAATTACTAGATTTTCTCCAGCCTTTGTTAAACTACCATCTTCTATCATATCTTTTATAATAAGTTTTATTTTATCACGAAATTCATCATCGTTTATCTTATCGTTGAAAACGTACTTTAGAGTTTTGGTTGAAAACTTTAGATCCTCTGGGTCCAATTTTCTGGACTTACTTTCGGAAACTCTAATTAGGTATGACACAATATCAAAAACAAAGTCCTGCCGAGTTGGATAGTTCGGCAAGGCAATGTGAGATTCAAGGTAATATTTAAGAGGAGCTAATGCGCTCAGATTATAGGTCATGGTCAGTATCAGTTAAGTCTTCTAATTCTTCGGTTTCCATATTATCAATTCCATCCTGAGTTTCTGGAAACTTAAAGGTTGGTTTAATTATCTTTTCGTCTAATTCAGTTAACACCTCTTTAGTGAAAAGTCTTGCTGAGAAAAATTCCTTAACTGGAACAGCATCGCCGTTATGTCTAATGATGTAAGTTTTACCTAATTTTTTGGGTAAGAAATAGAAAGTCTCACCAGCCACTTCAAATTTAGAGCATAGTTCAGATTCGTCAGGTTTAAGTTTAGAGAATTCCTTTTCTGTTAACTTATTACCTCTACCGACTCCACAGTTTTCCCAGTTTACGTATTGTTCAAGCCCAACAAATTGATTCATACCCTTATGGAAAGAGATGTGAAATTCAATATCAATTGGTCTTGCCAAACGATTCTTTTTGGTTTTGGAGCGAACAATAATTCCAGTAGTGGTTTTAGCCTCATCTCTTAGGGTTCCTTTACTTAACATTAAGATAATTGAGGCAGAGAATTCTGGACCTCCACCACCTGACATACCCTTTGGAGTGTATTGATCCATTGAAGCATACGTGTGATTTGTAAAGATGAATGGCACTTTGTAATTTGAAAGATCTAGAGTCAATGACTTGAATAAAGATCTCATCTCTTTTGCACGAAGACCCATATCTGCAGCATTCTTACCGGCTTCCATATCACGTTGACTTTTATCAGTATCTAGCATGCCTACTGAATCTACGAATAGCGCAAGCTTAAGTCCTGGATTTTCCTTAATTGTTTCAATTAGGTCGTGGACGTAAAATTTAACTTCACTAATAAGACCCATACGTAAATACTTTAATTTGGTTAGGTCTACTCCAAATTTAACATAGTCGTTTGAGTCGATTGCACCCTCGGTGTCAATGTAGATTACCATGTAATCCATTTGCTGCAATTCTCTAACTGCATTTAAGCATAAGAAGGTTTTACCTGAACCTGAATCTCCAGCAATTCCAATACTTCTAGTGTTTGGATAACCTCCAAAAAGGGATCCTGACATTTGAGCATTTAATAAGTAGTTTCCAGTTGGAATGTACTCTTCGATGTCTGAGAATCCTCGGATCTCAATTTTAGATTTGACTTTCTTTTCGAGCAAGTCGTTAAACTTGGCGAATGCGTCCATTGTTGATTTTGCCATGTGTATAAAAATTAATATTTAGTATCTTTTACAAAGGATACTGAATTGGGTTTAGTTGAAATATGAAACTAATAAAAATGACCCTGCTAAAATAGTAGAGTCCGGAAAGTCGCCATTTACCACTTGGTGAAAGCCTACCTTTTTAATGGATGAGCTGTCCTTTGTGAAATGATCCTTTGATAAATTTCTTGTGAATTCAAGAACTGATTTGCTTGTAATATCGATTCCATAACAGTGCATTTTATATGACATTGGAGCACTCATTTGAATGTCTCCCAAATAGTAAATACTATTCTCAGTCAGTCCTAGCTCGTCAATGTTTAGTCCAGCTTCTTCAACTAGAGCACGACAAACGCTGTCGTATGGAGTTTTATCAAGATCTGGATTGACTGTGTCAACTATCAAAGATTCGGTTTGAGAATCCGTTGCAGGATTAAGATAATCCAATACATATATTGACTTGATTGAGTTCTCTGAAGACTTTTCAAATGGAATCAAGCAGATGTACTCAAGATCGTCGGCTAAATATTGATTCGAATGCTGGTCCTTAGTTAAGGTCAACACGTTAAATCTACCGAGCTTACTAGCTTCTTTTGAGATTAAAGGCTTATTCATTTGTAGTTGTCTTCTTTTTAGTGTCTCCAGCTAATGCCTTTTTCATGGTTTTCTTGATAGCATCTACCGTTACGTTATTATTTATATAGTTTGATAGTTTTGTCAAAAACTCTTCTTTGTTCTTTGAATTCTGATACATCATCTTTAGTAGAGTTTTACTAGGTAACTTAACCTTGACCGATAAGTTTAGGTCAGTGTCCTCAAGTGAAAACATTCCAAATAGATCTCCTGGATCAGCGACTAACTGAATTTTTGCTGGTTCTGGTGCAAGTTGAGCAGGCTGTCCACCAATAATAGGCTGAGCCGTTACTGCTTGTGACTTGATCTCATCTACGAATTCAGTAGGAATATCAGCTGACACCTGGACCTCTTCTGAAAGAGATGGAATGTAATTAATTGACTGGATTTCAGCAAAGGATAGAGGTTCTTGGCCATCAGTTATCATCATTAGGTTAGATGAAACTAGGTCAGTATCAATTTGCGCGCCATCTGACAACATTGCAAGAAATCTCCCGTTTCGACCAGGAACAACGTCTCTAACCTCTACTATTTTACCCATTTTATTTGGGTCATTTGTTTTTATCCACTGGAATTTATTAGCTTGAAAACTTGATTTTACAGCTATCAGCGTTTCTATATCGTATCCATTCATAATTTTATGTAGTATTTTTTTAAACTTATTTAGCATCGTCTAGTTGCTCTTCTAATTTTTTCATTTCGTTCTTTGTGTCCACACGACCGTTATACAAACGGGTTAATATAGTGCGAGCTGCTGAATCGAACTTTTTAGTAAATAGAGTATTGTTTTTAGTTAGAACTTGATCTTCAGTCGGTTCTTGATCAGGTTTACTTTTTCCTAAATACGCATCCGGCGAAATATTAAATTGGATTTGAATGTTAGGATACATTGACGCAAAGTCAAAACATGATACGTACTTATAGTATCCGGGTTCAGGTTTTGCAACGTATGCACCATCGTAAGTTGCATCTTCTTCAAGATCTCTTCGATCGTTTGCCATGTATAAACCACGTTCCAAGAATTCTCTACACATTAAGGTTTCAGTAATGAATACTGCTGAGAATACTTTAGAAACATCGACTCTTGCAAATTTAGAGATTGCAAAGGCTACATCAAGTAGACCAAGCTTGTCTTCTATTAATTTAATAAGAATCGTATCAATGATGTTGTACTTAATGAAGTTTTCAACATCTTGTTGAGCTTCTATCATTGTTGCATATTCACTATGCAATTTAGTAGTTCCAAGCACAAGGTTTGCGATGTATTCCAACTTATAGTTTTCAACAACCTTATACGGCTTGGTATTCATGAAAACTTCCATGTAATCCAGAAGTCCCATGTGAACTGGCATTTTGGCTTTACCAATCAATGTTTTAGAAGGCATTTTTGCCATTGGCTCAATTCCTAAATTCTTACAACGATTAATTAAGTACAACCAGTCAAATCCGATTACGTTCCAACCTGTTAAGAATGGAATTTTTGGCAGAACTTTATGAAAGAACACGGTCATCATCTCAACCTCAGTTTCAAAAAACAGATACTTAAGAGTAAAGTCTTGACCGTGAGCCTTAAAGTAATCGTTAACTTCATCTTGTAGTTGAGAAATTACTGGAGTCTCTAAGTTCTTCATGGTTGACATTACAAAACAAATATTATCCTCATTCACAAACGTTATTAAATTAACGGGCATCGCGGCTTTATTTGGATCTGGGAAATCGGTTGACAATAGCTGAATCTCAATATCCAGATAATACTTTTTCGGACTATCATCTGAATAAATTGAAGCTAACTCAGTTTGATCTAATCGAGTTTGGGTCAATTCTTCAAGTCTAAAACGGCTTAACCATTTACCTTGAACTTTTTTTAGAAATCTTCCATCCCAGTTACGGTGTTCAGTCGGAGTTGGAGTTAGATTCCAGTTGTAAAGGTCATGTGGCAAAATTGGTTTTTTCATAAATCCAATTGTTCCATCGGGCTTATAATACGAAATGGCTAGCGTTGAGTCTTCCGTGTGAAATTCGGTACTTATAATCATGTTTTACTATTTTACTAATTAATAATCATTTTGTTGACGCGTTCTATTCTCTTCGTTCTTAGACATGTACATGTTGTACATCTCCTGAGGGGTCATTCCTATCGAAATTGCATAATTCATAAAGAAGTGTAACATGTCAATCACTTCAAATTTGCACTCCAGTTGATCGTCATCTGATAAATCCGAGAACTTCTTATCTGAGTAGCCTTCGTGTGCCGTTTTCCATCTTTTCCAGATGGCATTGCCGCCACCGTCCTTGATTCCTCCTAGTGCATCGGTTGCTTCGTGAATTTCATCAATCATTGCATGATTATTCATGTGCCAAAATGTCATTAGGTCACGGAGAGTCATGTTTTTGAAGTCATATCCGTAAACATTCTTTTGAGTATCGGCTTGTAAGTTAATAATGTCGCCGAGTGTGTCCTTGTTCTGGCCGGTGCGATCTGACCAAAGGTCCTTAATTTCTAATTTTGCGCAGGAGTTGTCTGTATTTGCCATATTTAGTTAGTTTTTACAAGATCTTTTACCCCAAACGTGAAAAAAGTTTAAGTTTATTATGCCGGCGGTTGATAAATAACTAAAGACGCAACTAGCCCAAGTTCAAAAAGTGCGAATTTGGACTTAATGCGATAAATAAATAACTTCAAAATAATACGCAAAAAGCGATGGCAGAAAAATTAAATCTGAACCGATTCAAGTCAAGCGGTGTCTACACAGTCGAAATTGACGAAAGCACCAGTCTCAGCTTACCTTTATCAACGGGAAGACTTGTAATAGGAACCAGCAAAAAGGGACCTATCAACTCAGTAGTACTAATCAATGACTTACGTTCATTAATAACAGTATACGGAGAAAATGATTCTAAACTAGAAAAGAACGGAAGCTTCTTTCATAGAACTATAGAAGTAGCTTTGAGACAAGGCCCAGTTTACGCTTTGAATCTTTTACCAGTTGCAGATACGGACGTTGCATACTTTACAACATTCAATACTGAATCGGCATCAAATAATTCAACTTGGGCTGCTAATCTTTATCAAGATAGTCTTTCACGATTCTACAATACTCAGAAACTATGGTTTGCTGATGTTGACGCCGTTAACAAGTACAAAAACATTCAGTTAGGAGACTCATTCCCAGCAACCGGAACCGCAGACAGAGATGCAAATAAACTTTTAAGTTTAGTTAACCTTTCTAAGAAAGCTGTTACTACATGGGTTAGAGTAGCTGATACTACTGGATACGACATTAAAGTTCAGGAATACTACAAACTTTTAGGAGATAAGGTAGAAATTCCAGAATTCTTACACCCAGACGATTATGTAGCAGATTACTTTGTTGAAGTCGCGGTAGTTGAAGGAGATTGGACAGATTACGTTAGACTTTCAAAAGATCCAATTTACGGACAGTTCTTTAATCCATCGGGCATTGAACTTGCAAAGATGAATGATTTTCTTTCATTGAGAGAAGTTTCAGTAGTAAATCGTACGATCGGAGCAATGATTCCGGATTTCAGAGATTTAACTGGAGCGATTGCTTCAATTGATTCACTATTTAACAGAAAGTTTAGTCAATCTGGAGTATTTTGCGCAGTTGACTACAAGAAAGTTGACATGATTGACTTAACTAATGCTACATTCAGTAGCGGTAGTTCAACTGAGCCTAGTGCACAGCAAAGAATTGATCTAGTAGGTTATGGTTTTGATGAACTTAACACAACTGACGGTACTAAGCAACTTTACACAGTAGATAACGGAATCAGCACAGTTGATCCAGTTGCACTAATCGATGTATTAAGCTATAGAAAATCAGCTGGATACGAGTACTATTTCGCATTAGATGACACTGATTATAATTTAACTTATGCTGCTGGCGAAACGTACACAATTCAAAAGCTGGCAGGTCCATCTAATTTACCAACTGGTGACAAGTATATAGTTGCAACCATTGGAAGTAAATTGTATACTGCATGGGCAAACGGCTTCATTAAAACTGGAGATACTTTGCACTACTTGACAGCTCCATCAGGTACGCCTACTACTCTTTACTTATCGACTGACGGTTTGGTTAAAACTCAAAACACCGGTCAAATCAAGTACATTGAATTCTATGCTTATCAAGATGCAGCATTCCAAAACCAAGTTGACGTTGAGTACATAACTGACGGTATCGCTAGTCCAGCACCAGCTTATCTACATATCAAATCAACTACAGTTACTCAATTTAAAGCGACTTTTGACTTAACTGATTCTAACTACTTCATCACTACTGGAGCTAACAATTACAGATTCTTTTCTCCAAATCAAGTAGTATTTACGCTTAATCCTTCACTTTATGGAAATACCGCTAAGAAAGAAGTTGCAAACACCGGATACACATACGATTCAACTAAGAGAACTTTAATAGATTCATTCTTTAAGGTTGGACAATTGGTTAAAGCTGGTATTGTAAAAGATGCTAACGGAGACCCGGTTATTCGTAATCGTGCACTAAAAATTAAATCAATTTACAGTCAACTGGTTACTGTAAACTACGGTCCTTCTAACTTACCTCTTAAAACTCTAAAATACACGGTTACTGTTGATACTGCGGCTGATTCAAATATCACAGGTATTGATATTACTCCATCAGCATTAGGCGGAAATGCAGGTCTTATCGTTTACAAAGGAATTAAAAACTACGTAACTGATATTAGAGGATTTTATGTACCAGCAATGCAAGTTGACGAAAGCGGATTGTATCCTAACGGAACAGCTGATCGTCAAAACACTATTTTGGACTACATGTTCAACGATACAAACATTGCTTCTACCTTAGCCGATAATGAAACTCTAGATTACCGTTACATTATTGATTCTTATGAAGGTCAAATTTGGAGCTCTTCTAAACAACAACTTACTCAACTTGCAGCAAATCACGGAAAAGCTTTAGCTATCCTAAATGCTCCATCTTTTGCACAATATGAGAAATCAATTGATCCAAGCTTCATTGATGTTAACACTAATTTAGTATCAGCTGAATTTATTTCAACTGGTGGTAACTTATCATCTAATCCATCTTACACATTCGGATTTGCAACTGGAGAGAAAGGCGGTATTTCAATAGCATCTTATTCTGCATATTTCATGCCTAACTTAGTAATCTTCGAAGGAGGTAGAAACAAATCAATTCCACCGGCTGCCTATGTTGCAAATACTTACATGAAGAAGTACTCTAGTGGAAATACTTTCTCAATCGTAGCAGGAAAAAGAGGTATAATCTCTGAACCAGAAATTACAGGAGTTGAGTATGACTTAACTAATGATGATAGAGACTTCTTGGAGCCAGTAGGTTTCAACTTGATCGTTAGACGTAGAGGTTTTGGTGTTATGATTTTCTCAAACAACACTGGATACCAAAAAGTTAAATCAGCTCTTAATAACGTTCACGTAAGAGAAGCTCTAGTAACGATTGAAAGAGATATTGAAAGAATCTTGTTGAACTTCCTATTTGACTTCAATGATACTACTACCCGATTAAGAGTTAAAACTCTGGTTAAGAACTACCTAACGGCGGTTCAAGACGCTAGAGGTATCTCAACATTCGATGTAGTATTTGATGATTCAAACAACGGAACTGAAGTTCTTGAAAATAACGCGGGTATCATTGATATAGTTGTTGATTTTCCAAGAGGTATTCACAAGTTCATCAACCGTATCACAATCACAAGAGCTGGCGGTCAACTTGCTTCAAACTCTACTGGATTTACTCCATCATTCTAAAAGACAAACGCTACTTAATAAAAAAAGGACTCATTCGAGTCCTTTTTTATTTAGGGCCGACCGGTCGGTCAGCGTTCCACCACTCGGTTTAAGTCCGATAACTGTAGTCTTCAGCTGGGCCTAGAATTTCCTCAACCACTCGAATTGTATCAGTCGAATCGTTATGTAAAACTCCAATTCCGCCAGCATTAGTCCATTTTTCTAGTTTTTTATTGAAATCATCGATTAACAGAGGTTCCTTTTTAAATAGAGTTTTTGCAGGCTCAACGTAATCGTGCTTGTGATTAGCTAAGATAAATCGGGTGTCCTTTGTAAAATTTTGAGGGTCCGTTACTGGATCTTGGTCAATTCCTAAATGAAGCTTTACCCATTTAGCCTTTCCGGTAAAACAGCCTGGGTGTTTACTTGGAGAGGACAAAATTATTGGATCGTATTGCTTAAGATAGTCCCATAGTTCCCTACCGTCCTTCATCCATTGTAGATTTTCCCAGAAGGATTCGCCTAACTCATCGATTAGCGGCCATAGTGAATCTTTACCATGCTCCTTTTCATAGGCTTTAGGCGAAAGCTTTTCAGTATTGCTAGCTAGTTCAATGAACCCTCTATTGAAATCAACTAGTACTCCATCAAGATCACAAAAGATCCTAAAGTCATTTGATTTTTCTTCGTTCACGAATTGAGTGAAGCTTTTAAGATTACTGCTCATTTAATTCAAATTGGGTTTCTTGATCCTTATTGATTATGGCTAAGAGATCGTTTGCCATTACTAGGTGGTAGCTTTGACTATCCCATTTTACGTCAAGACCTGAGTATCTTTGGTAAAGAACTCTATCCCCAACTTTAACTGGGCATTTTGAATTGTCTGAGACTAGGTGACCTAATCCGACTACTTTGCCAGTATTTGGACGTTTACGTGCATCTACTGAAAGTAGAATACCTGTCTCAGTTTTTAGTTCTACGCTGTCTGGTAGAATTAGGAGTCTTTCAAATAATGGAATAAATCCTTGTTGAACGTCTATGCTCATTAGTTCTTATAATTTTTTTTAAATTTGTAATAATTAAATTTACGTCTTGCTGTTAAGTCAACACTTTGTTTTATTGATTCTAATACGTCAGTTGGAAAAAAGGCAGTGCTTAATCGAATTAGCGTCTTATTACGAGTAAGGTTATTCTCAATCGTCTGCCATTCACCAGGTTCCTTTATCTTTAGCACGTCACATGTAACTTCACGTAAAATATCAATGAACCCTTGATCACCTGAATCGATTAGAGGAGTGATCTCTTTCCAGTCATACGATTCACGCAAGTGATCGATTATCTTGGTTACCTTGGAAGCAGTCATTTTTGGATGAACTCTTGGAATATTATCTGAAGAATCTCCACCTAAGCACTTAGTTAGAATGTCTAGTGTTGGATCAACCGTTAGATGTATATAATCCTTTTGGGTCAAATCGTTAATTATATTAACGATTGCCGAATTGTCGATTGATTCAATGTCAAAATTGAATAGATTAATCTCAGCTTCTTGGACCTGACCGAAATCTTCAGTAGTGTAGATCTTTTTATACTTAGTCATTTGCTTTGGCATTATTAGGATTACTTTACGTTTGCTGCTTTCAAGTAATTGAGTTAAGTCCTTGTCTACTGACCAAATGCAGATGTCTTCTCTTAGGTTTTCGCAAATATAGGCGATTAAATCATCACCTTCCGCTCCAGGAACCCGGTTAATAACAATTCCGTATTCTTCAGAAATTGTGTTTAAGATTTCAGTTTGGAAGTATTCAAAAAAGAGATAGATTTTATCATCGTACTTACGTTGACCTTTGTAAGAGAAGTCTCCCTCACCGTGAGCTTCAAAGTGCTCCTTGATGTATTTCTTTCTCCAACTTTTAGAGTCAAATACGAAAAATACGGAACTGATATTTTCCTTAAACGGAGCAAGAATACTTCCAAGGTAGTTCACTGAAAAAGCCCTGAAAGTATCCTTACTTGCCTGTTTAAGCATGAATTTGTCATCGTTTAACAGATCAGAGACGTAATACTTTTCGCCCACTCGTTTGTCATTAGCTAAGATGTTCTTGGCTATGCTAACAGCTACGTTAAGAAAGGCATTTCCATCAATGATTAAATTCATGTTAGTTTTATTTAGATTGTTCTACATTAGGTTGAGGTTTGCTCAACGTTTTAATAGCTTTTGCAATTAACTCAGCTTCGTCCAAGTTAAATATTCCTTTTGCTTGACAGTGATTAGCTGATGAAACTAGCACAAGGACTGCATGCTCTGGAGTTAAGTTTGCCAAGAATTTTTCGTAATCTGCTTGGTCTGTGTAACTTATTGAAGACAGTAGAGTTGCAATGGGTTGCGATGTCTCAGTCTGTGGAGTTTCAACTGCATTAGTTTTTTTAGGAGCTGCTTTCTTAGGTGCCATGTTATTTGGATATTTTTATAGGTTTGCGAATAAATCGTCTAGGTCATCAGATTTAGCTGAAGCTGATTTAGCTGGAGAAGCTTTTGCAGCCGGCGCAGGTTCACTTGCTAAATCATCATCAAGGTCAATTGACATTGCACTAGATTTTGAAGCTGGTGCTGGAGAGAATTCAATATCTTCTCCCATTGGAGCCTGTGAACGATTTACCGGTTTTGAGTTGGTGAAGTGTTTCTTCATTCTCTCATCCTTGGTATTTGAAACTAGGTTATCAATGATTTGCTTGTAAGGAATGATTGCTTTAATGTAGTCTGCAACCTTTTCATACTCATAGTCAGTCCATTCTTTTAAGAAGTATTGGCTCATGTCTGGTGAATTCTTTTTAAAGTATTCACTAGTGAATTGCATTACTTTAGGATCGTTAGAAACTGGAATTTCTTTTCCTGCATGAGTAATGATTAACGGACTAACTTCATTCATGAATTTACTTGAGCTAAAATCTCTCCATGCTTTAGTTTTACGCTTAATAACTAATACAAAATCCTTACCTTGAGTAAGTGAGAATGGATTGATTTTTTGAGTCGTTACTAATTCAGATTCTGGATTGATTTCTTGTTGAATCAAGTTATCAATTGTGTAACCGTATGAGTACACTTTGATTTGACCTTCTAAGTTAGGAAACTGAGGATCTTTCTTGACGTAAACGCAAGAGTAGTAGTTGTAATAACGGTTGAAATACTTTTGGATTTCCTCAACGATTTGAGGTTCCTCATTTTTCAAACGTTTCAACTCTAGATCTAAAGTCCAAAGAATTGATGAAGCTCCCGTAGTTGAAGGGCAGTCCACCCACAATTTCTCATTGGTTAGAGGGTTGGTAAGTTTAGCAGCATACTTCTTGTAGCGGCTCTTAGACGGATCCGTTACCCATGGGATAAAACGAATTACCGATTTGTAAATACCGTTCTGACCTTGGTCTGGACCGGGATTGTACATGTTCTCGTCGACTTTACGAGCAGCGGATGATGATTTTCCTGAGAAATCATCGAGATTGAGATTGAATAGATCTTCCATGTTCAAAAATGATTTTTAATTTATAAAATTGTACTAAAAAACCGTAAGTAGTTTCAAAAAATAAGGGCGAGTTTTTTAGACTCGCCCTTTAAAGTGAACTTTTTATTGAGAGATTAAGCGGTAGGCTCGTTAGTCTTTGCTTCCTGAACGTGTGTTCTGCCGGCTTGACAAACTGCTTTAATATCTTGCAAAAGTTTACGAGTTCTAGTTCCAGCAGATTTATTGCCCTTTTCGTAGAACTTCACAGTTTCGTTTTCAAGTTGAGAAACTGTTTCTTTTAATTCGGTTAACCATTGTGGTGTCATAATTTCAAAGATTTTTTTATCTTATATAGTAAAACTTCACCAGGTTTTAAATATTAATAAACTTTATTGGAAAATTTGGCATCTGGATAAACCCGGTTTGCGAATTTTATCCAGGTCTTAATGACCTTATTGGACTCGTTGTCAGTTATTAAACCTGACTTAATAAAAGGCTTTAAATAAATTTCAAATTCTTGGTCGAGTGGAATTCTCTTTCTAACGGCGGCTGTATACATTCCAGCAACCATTGCAGGAATTTCGTCAGCTAATAAAAAATATTTGTATGAAGTTTCAGCCTGTGACCTAACCTTATTTGGGGTTTTAATTATGTGACCGGCTCGGCGATTGATTCCGGTCTGCAGCAGATGTTCAATTTCGTGCCTAACGTATTCACCGAGTTTATGACCAAGCGTCTCATAACTTACAGGCTCAGCGGCTGGACTAATATAGAGAACTAACTCTAACTCAGGATCCTCATTTTCCGAAGCTTTTGGGATGTAGGCATTTGCGTCTAACGCAAATCCATTATCTTCAAAATTTAAAACTTCCCAAGGAAGAGCTTTGAAATGAGCAGACTTTTTTGGATTAAATTGGACCACTCTTTTCACAATAAAATTTAGACTAAACTCGAGTGGATCAGAATAAGTTAGTTCTTGATGAACTGCTTTACCTAGCTTGGTGCCAGCTGTGGTTTTCACGATTGCAAAAAGATCGCGGGCAATTGCATGAGCAAGAGAATCAAACGTTGATTCGTATATGAAGTTTTTGAACGGCTTTATCATTTGGATGTTATAAAAATTAGGTCAAGCTTAGCAGTTGATGGGATTTGCTTAGTATCGTAATCTACGTCAACGTCGCCACGGTCCTTACCTAGCTTATTTGAAGTTGCTGCCGTTTTTAATTTATCGAATAGAGTTTTCTCGATAGGTTTCATACCGCTCACAGCTTGAGAAAGATCTTCTTTGTTTGCGTCTAATTTAGAATCGGTGATCCATTTATCTAGATCAGCCTGATTGATTTCGTATTCTTTGTATCTTTTAACTCCGCCGCCGTCAGCGTACTTAGAGTGCCAAGGTTTAGCAGAGTCTAAAAATACGACTTTAAATACGGATTGCCCAACGGTTGGAGCTGGCGCATTTGGGTCAGGTGGTAAAGTTGCACCAGCTAATGGGTCTGACATTGGGTCTGCTCCAAAGTCCATTGATTGTGGAGCTGATGCTAGTGGATCAGCCGGTGGAGCAGGCTCAGCGGCCGGTGCAGGCGCTGGAGCAGCCTCGTCTGCTTCTAAGAGTAGCTTAAATTTGTTAAATGATAGTATTTCCATGATAGTATTATTTATAAACCAAAAATGGGGACACAATGCCCCCATTTAGTTGAAATTAAGTTTAGATTATGACCCGCAAGCTAGACAGTCATCCTTGTTATCAAGAGAACAGATTATATCATTTGAGTTCGGTAAAGTATCGTCTTGAGCAATCTGGATGACAGGTTGTGATTTAGCAGAGGCGTCTACGCCTAGTCCAGCAATCGCTGAAGTAGCTGCTTCCGTTCTTAGATAATACATTCCAGTCTTAAGACCTCTTTTCCAAGAATGAAAGTGAGCCGATGTCAATTTGGCAGTATTAACATCTCTAAAAAAGAGATTAAGCGACTGAGATTGACAAATGAATTTACCTCGGTCAGCTGACATATCAATGATGGTCTTTTGAGATATTTCCCAAACCGTTTTATAAATTAATTTAAGTTCATCTGGAATATTAGGAATATTTTGAATTGATCCCTTTTCCACGATAATTCGGTTTCTCATTGAATCTGACCAAAGGCCAAGTTCAGCAAGGTCTCTAACTAGATGTTTATTGACGGTTATGAATTCGCCAGCTAAAGTTCTACGAGTTCCGATATTTGAGGTAAATGCCTCAAATGCTTCATTATTACCCATGATTTGAGCGGTTGATGCGGTTGGCATTGGAGCAAGCAATAGGGAATTTCTAGCACCATGCTTCATTAACTTTTTACGTAAAGCTGCCCAATCCCAAAGGCCTGACAATTGTTCATCCGTAAAGCCCCATAAATTGAATTGAAATTGGCCAGTGCTTAATGGAGAGCCTTCATAAGAAGAATACACTCCATCTTTTTTAGCTAGGTCAATTGAGGCTTCCATTGCTGCATAATAAATGGTTTCATGGATTTCCTCATTTAATTTTTTAGACTCTTCATTTCCAAATTCTAATCCCATTAGAGCAAAAGTATCTGCTAAACCTTGAACGCCTATTCCAATTGGACGGTGTTTTAGATTAGAGTTTTTAGTCTCAGGCGTTGGATAAAAATTGATGTCAATTACCTTGTTCAAGTTAAGAGTAGTTTGATACGCAACTTCGTATAGAGCATTATAATTGTATTCAGCAGTAGGTTTTCTTAATTTACCAGCTTTCTTACCTAAGATAACAAATTGATTTACTGGAATTGAGGCTAAGTTACAAACCGCCTGTTCATCCTTTGACGTGTACTCAATAATCTCCGTACATAAGTTAGAAGATTTAATTGTGCCTAAGTTCTTTTGATTAGACTTACGATTCGCAGAATCCTTAAAAAGAATGTATGGTGTACCTGTTTCAATTTGAGACTCTAGAATTTTTTGCCATAGTACACGAGCTTTAAAGGTTCTACGACCCTTACCCTCTGCTTCAAGGCGAACATAATTACTTTCGAATTCTTCTCCGTACATTTCCCAAAGTTCACAGTCAATTTCGGCTGGGCAGAAAGTTGTCCAATCGCCATCCTCTTCAACGCGTTTCATGAATAGATCAGGAGTCCACATTGCTAAGAAAAGATCTCTTGCTCTGCGCTCTTCCTTACCGTGGTTTTTTCTAAGATCAAGAAAATCTTCAACATCATCATGCCAAGGTTCTAAATAAACTGCAAATGAACCTTTACGTTTTCCACCGCCTTGATCAACGTATCTAGCAGTTTCATTGTAAACCTTTAACATTGGAACGATTCCGTTTGAGGTACCATTGGTTCCTTTAATATACGAGCCGGTTGCTCTAATGTTTGAGACGGCTATACCAATACCACCGGCATTTTGAGAAATGGCAGCAACGTCAGAAAGAGTTTTATAGATTCCAGAAATAGAGTCGTCGTTCATCATTAATAAGAAGCACGAAGAAAGTTGAGGTCTTCTTGTTCCAGCATTGAATAGAGTTGGTGTTGCATGGGTCATTTGATGAGTTGACAATAATTCATAAGTTTTTAGAACTTGCTGAATGTCCATTCCCCAAATACCAACGGCCACTCTCATGTAAAGGTGCTGGGGAGTTTCAGCAGGCTGGCCGTGAGTTTTTAATAGGTAACTTTTTTCAAGAGTTTTAAACCCAAAATAGTCAAAATTAAGATCCCTATCATGAATGATTGCTTCATTCAGTGTGTTCTTGTACTTTTGAACGGCTTCATACGTTTCGTCTGAAATAATGCACGCGTTCTTACCAGTTTTTGGATCTATGTAATTGTATAAGTGATCAATTGTATCACTAAACGATTTATGAGTAGTTTTATGTAATCTAGTTATCGCAATTCTTGCTGCAAGAATTGAATAGTCTGGATGCATGTAAGCCAATGCCGCTGCTGTTTCTGCGGCTAACAGATCAAGCTGTTGGGTGTTTATTCCATCGTAGATTCCGGCCACTACTTTAGTTGCAACCTCTAATGCATCAACATATTCAGTATTTAATCCGTATGTTTGTTTTTTAATTCGATTTGTGATTTTATCAAGCTTTAGCGTTTCACTATGGCCATCTCTTTTTATTACCTTCATTTATTTAGTTTTTTTGATGTTTTTTAAAAATCTGCGTCTAATGAAAATCCTGTGTCTCCTCCAGATTTAACTCCAGCTTTTTGGTATTCGCCAACTCTCTTTTCAAAGAAATTAGTTTTACCATTTAGTGCAATGTTAACCATGAAATCAAACGGATTTGTTGAATTAAAAACTTTTGCGCAACCTAAATCAGATAGTAATCTATCGCTAACAAATTCCAAGTATTGCTTCATTAAGTCAGAATTCATGCCTATTAATTTAACAGGAAGAGCCTCTGTAATGAATTCCTTTTCAATTTCTAAGGCGGATAATATGATTTCTTTTATTCTTTCTTCTGAAACTTTATTAACTACATGGTTGTTGTGTAGGTGGACTGCAAAGTCGGTATGAGAACCTTCATCTCGTGAAATAAGTTCATTAGAAAAACTTAGTCCTGGCATGAGGCCTCTTTTCTTAAGCCAAAAAATAGAACAGAATGAACCTGAGAAGAATATACCTTCAACCGCCGCAAATGCAATTAGCCTCTCTTGAAATGTAGAGTTCTTGATCCAGTTAAGGGCCCATTCGGCCTTCTTTGCAACCGCTGGGATAGTATCAACCGCTCTAAATAGATGCAGTTTTTCTGCTGGGTCGGTGATGTATGTATCAATTAGAAGAGAATATGTTTCAGAATGAATGTTTTCCATCATGATCTGAAATCCATAAAAGAATTTTGCTTCTGGGTACTGGACCTCTTTAACGAAGTTCTCGGCAATATTCTCATTAACAATACCGTCGCTCGCTGCAAAAAATGCCAATATGTGTTTAACAAAATGGCGTTCGTCATCGTTTAATCGAGATCGCCAGTCAACTAGGTCAGCAGCTAAATCTATTTCCTCAGCTGTCCAAAATGAAGCTTCTGATTTTTTATAAAATTCCCACAAGTCATGGTGCTGAATTGGGAAGACAACGAATCGATTTGGATTCTCTTGTAAAATAGGTTCCATAATGTTCTTTATTATTAGTTTAATTGTAAAATGCGATGTATCGTTCGAGTTATGGTGTTGTGTGCTCGGTTAAAAGAAACTAGTGTGTTTAAATGATTAACCTAATGAGCACCGAACATAAAAAAGTGGTATTTTATTATTTGATCTTTACATCTTAGTTATTTATTCGAATATAAAATACCACTCTTTGCGGTTTTCGGTTTAAATAAAGTCAAACTTTAATTGTTTCCGGATCGCATCAACTCGGTAAACTTTAATTTGACCTTGGTCATTAATTCTAAATCGACCTTTTAGGTGGTTAACATCCGTGTGAAATATTTTGTCTGAATCTGGCATTTGAATTGCCAATTTAAAGTTTTGTTTATTTAGAGTGAATTCTAATGTTTGACCTTCAATTGAATCCTTTAGGCTTTGCCAGGTCAATTGGTCTTCTCCTATTTTTTCAAGAGAGTCGGTTAGAATTATTCTAGGCTCGCCTTTCTTAAGAACAATATCCTTGACATAAAAGTCTATTTGATCGCCTGATTTATAGTTTCGACTAACTTCTTCATAATTGGCAAATTCAGTTTTATGCAATAAGCCGGTGAAGTAGTTTTGGAATTCAACGAACATTCCAAAGTCATAAGGTTTGTTAGTTAGAATACCCGTGTATTTTTCACCGAATTTAAGTTCATGAACTCTTTGCGGTAACGTCTGCTTAATGTACTTCTTGTAAGAAACAATGAATAACTCATTGGCTGCATCGTAGTTCTCAATCATTACCGGGATTTCCTTGTTCAAGTACTCATTAAAGTCTCTAATTACGTTAGCTGCTGCGTGTGATCCAGGTAAGAAGCATTTAACTGTGCCTTTGTAAAGAGCAAGGTAACCGCCTTTAACTAAGTTAGTCACTTTAACGTAGAACCATTTTTCAGTCTTAAGGAATTCTTCAAGATCGTCACGGTAAGTTAATGCTGCACAACGTTTTTCAGAACCTAAATAGTAGCCATCGTCTATTTTATAGATAACGATCTTGAAGCTAGCACTTATTTCATTGTGGACTAATAGTGATGGTTCTTCGGTAAATTCTCTAAACGGAATGAAGATTGTAGATAGTGTTGCATCGTCTTGAGCTTCAATAATTTTATTATCGAAGTCAATTCGTTTTGCAGTTACTTTACAAACACGGCCAGCTTCAAAGTCCTTATTTGCAGGTGTCATAAGACTACCGGATGAATAGTAAAGATTGTAAAGTTCTTGAGCGTAAGGTTCTTTACAAAAGATCTGTACGCGCGCTTTTTTGTCCGCTGGAGTTAGTTTGATTCTATGATTAATTTTGTCATGGCCTTGGCTGAATAACAAATCAAAATCAATAACTTCTTGAGCGTTTTGGGTTTTTTGCATATACGTTATATTAGTGAGATTAACTACTTAATTATACACAGAAACCTCTTCAGGTTTTAAAAATTAATGAATTCCAGGATCTGAAGTAATCATCCTAACTCCGGTGAATATACCTGGCATTTTTGTTGCAAATATTAGGCTACCGGTTGAGGTTAGACTGGATCTCCAGGCTATTTCATCTAGAAAAATTGCAAATAGTGGATTCTTATGAGTCAGTCTTTCCCATGGTGGAAGATCATCCTGATTAACAAATGGGTTTGCTGCAATTCTAGCAATCTTGACTCCAGGTTTACTTGCAAAAGCTGGGGCTAGAATTGCAAGGAGATATGCAGTTTCTCTTAGAATAGGTTCAGTTGCCGTTACTACTGGTACATACGCGGCTCTAATTAAGTTAATTGCTTCAAGATTCATGATTCGAGTCTTAGCTGAGTTTGGAATTTGAAGCTGTAGAGCTAATGTAAGTAGTTTAATTGGTAGAATGAATGGATTGGATGACTCAATGATATTAAGGGATAGGTCTTTAAAACTTTGCGCAATATTCAAAACAGGCACAACAATATTTTTAAGAGGTTCTAGGATTCCATCAATAGCGGCAAATAACAAGCCTCTAATCAATTCAACTAGGTCAGTAGAAGTCAACAGTGCAAAATAAGAGACGAGATCTAATGGAATGTTTGGAATCTTTGGTAAAGTCAAGACTATTCCATTAGGTAATTTGACCGAAACTGTTTTTGAAATGTTCGTTGTAGAAACGGTTGCAAATTGAGAATCTCCACATGGAACTTGCTTAATAATTTCCTGAAGAGTTGGAGAATCGATACTAAGTCCTGTAAATTCTAGCAGGTTGCCAGCATCCGATAATAATCTTAATAATAATTCAAGTAAATACGCAATTGCAGCTTTGAGTAAAGGTTTTATGATTGCATTCAATGGAATTACGATGGGCACTGGAAATACTGGACCTAGTGGAATTGGTGCCTGCGGTATATGAGTGGCTGTTAACACAGGAAGTATCATGGTCTTGTATATTGCAACAACATCAGGTAATTCAGGAATTGAAATTGGCGGAAAGGCAGATAGCGCTGAATCGAATAGAGATTTTACTGAGTCTATTCCAATACGATCAACCGCATCTCCAAACATGCTCTTTAGAGTATCGATTGTTATTCCTTGTAAAAATGCATCTAATAATGCATTAAAAATAGCAATCGCGGCAAGCACTTGAGGAGAAGGTAGGCTAATTGGTTTAGTGGAATCGGTTGCACAGCATGGAGCAGTCGGATCAAATAGTTTAATAGTTGGCGGAGTTAATGCAAGTGAAGATAATGCAAAAGCTGCTTTGATTCTCTTCTTACGTAATTCATTTGCTTTTGCAATCTCTGCCTTTCTTTCTTCAGATAAATTGGGATCAATGTCTTCATTTGTAGTTTTATCTCCAGTTGCATGAGCCAACGCGTCAGTTGCAAATTTCTTTATTGCTTTTTTAAATTCATCAACGTCTTCTAATTTGTTTAAGTTGAATTCTTTCTTAGGTAGATCAAGTTTATTTGGATCAATTTGTGATGCAAACTTCTTGATTATTGCAATCAAGTTTTTAGATTTTAAATCTGGGATAAGTTCTCCCCTAGAGGCTTTTTCAATTAGTGGCTGTGCCGCAGTTACTGCACCCGGTAATTTAGGGTTAAGTCGAGTGGCATTCTTTGGGATTGAGATTGTGCCTAAATTAATCTTATCGATATAGGTTTCAAAGTCAGAAAGTACACTTTGAATTTTTTCAGTTAATTGTATTGGATCAAGAGATCGAGCCTTATCCTTTGCCGCGAGTCTATCCTTAGGGTCAGTAATATCTTCAGCACCCACTACACCTTTTTGTCTAGTTGATCGGGTTTTTTCCTTTAATTGAGTAACTGCATTTATTTGCATATCTCCCAAAATCTTGAATTGAGCATTGAGATCAGCTTTAAATTTAGTAGTGATATTAATAAATTCCTCAGCAGCACCTCCATCAAGAGCCGCGACAGACGCTTCAAATTTTCCCAAATAATTTTGTAGATAGAATTGTGGATCGATCTCTTTAATTGGAAGGCCATCAGGTGTTTTAATTGATGGTTTTTTACCTTGAGCAAGATCAGCAGCGAATGCTGCTAGCCTAACCGCTTTTGAAGAACCCGCAGCTAACGTAATCGGTATAGTTAAGGAGCCTTTGACTAATTGACCTTTATGCGGATTTGAATTGCTTAGGCCAATTGGATTATCAGATTCACCGGATGTGTCGATTTCAAATCCATACTTGCTTGCGCCTGGTGTAAATACCAATGGAATGTTTGGAGCAAGTAGCATGTACTTATTACCGTCTGGCGAAAAGTAAAACATGTAAACAGACGGTAATGGAATTCCAACGATAAGCGCAGGTAGAGTCAAAAAGGTTACTAGGGTTCCAAGTGAAGATGATAAAGAAAATAAGGCTCTCCATTTTTGAGGCATTGGAATCATGACCACGCCGGCTGGAGTTGGAATGATATTGTTTATTGGATAATATCTAAAGAGCGGAGCAGTTAAATCCGGAATTGGTAACAAGCTAACTGCATTTAGCGAATTTGCAAATTCTTTCCAGTAACACGGGTTATTCATGTCCGGTAGACTTGAGTCCGTGCCAGAAAGAGTTCGAATCATTAATGGGTCAGTTCCTAACTTTTTCTTAGTTTCAGCCTCACAATCCTTTGCGGTTGCTTTAGCCTTAGCTGCATCTTTGAAACAGGCAACCGTCGAAATCCTTTTGGCTAAAACGTCAGGATCCATTGAATTTTGAGTTATCAATTCGGAAATCTGATCAATATTATATTGAATATCTTTGATCTTTTGATCAATTTCATCAGCTGCTTTGGTGTAGTATGCAAGCCTTGAGGATATGACTTTATCTAGAGAAGAATATGTGAATTCACCAGCTAAGTAAATATTTGAACCTTTAGCTTTATAGGTTAATGGCCGAGCTAATCTAACTTCAGCATCCGTAGTTTGTCTAAAGAAATCGGCCGCTTCAGATTGGCCTAGAGCCTTAAGAGCCTCTACGTTTTTCTCGATCTGCTTTGGAAAAACCGTGTCTCTTTCATTTTTTAATTTAGTAGGTAGAGTCTTTGCGGCATCTTCATAAAATTTAGAGTACTGTTCTTGATTCGCAATGTAAAATGTTGTGTCCTCTTCGGTTATTGATTTTGGAGCGTTGGCTACCTCTTTTATTATTGGATCAATTTTGTCTGGATCAACAGTAAGGCCTCTTTCTTCAGGTGTGTACAAGTACCTAACTGGATTTGCGAGTTTCTTGTAGAGACCAGCATACCCACCGGTTTTATTATACAAAGCTCCAGGAATGAATGCGTAGTCTGATTCAGTTGGAAAACCTGACTGAAATGCTCTAGATTGAATTGCAGTTCCTATTGTATTAGCGAATGGCGAAAATTTTAGATATGGACTTTTTCTGAGGCTAATGATTTTTTCAATTTGTTCAGAAGAGCCGTCCGCTTTTACTTGAGGTACGGTAAGTTTACAGTAGTCTAGGTCAATTAGCCTAACTTCATACGATACTGATCTAGCTGAAGTGACTAACCCAGTAATGGGCTGGACTGTATCAATATCGGTAAAAATTGGAATTAGTTGGCCACTTATCTGTCTGGTTGTAATAAGCGTAGCTAATTCAACACTAGAGGCTAGGCCAAGACTAGGTATTGACTGAATTTTGGTTTTTAGCGCATTAGTTGCGGCAGCCTTTGCCTGTACTTGAGATTCAGCTGCGGCTATTCGGGCAGAGCGGCTCGATGAATATGCTTTGTAAACAGCAGACGATATGAATACGGCTACATCACTTGAACTGAAAGAGTTAGGTAGCGAATCAAGGTTGCCGCCTACCACCTCAAGAAAAGTTACGTCATCTAGCTTAGTAAACCAGTTTAGTAAAGCTACTATTGATGCAACGGCTGCTTCGCTATTAACGTAATCATCGTATATCTTCTTTTCAAGTAGAGCTAACCGGTTAAATTCATATTGCCAATAAAGGAAATCTGATGTGAATGGGGCTAATGTTGTTATCGTATCATTGAAGAATCTATAACGTTCTCGATAGTGAACTGAGATGATTTGGTAATGATCTTGGGCCTCTTCTAGTTTACCTTTAATTGTTGCAAGTTCAATAACGGTTGACTGTTTAGAAAGTTGATCTAGTATTATCTTTTTAACCTCTTCAATGCCATCGTTTACGCATGAATCGGTCTCTGGGACAGTAACTTTTACATTGGACGGCGGTGGCGCAACCGGTTCAGGTAAACAGGCTTTGACCTTTGCTAAGTCATCCTCAGTGAACATTGGAGCGGCGGTCCTTCCGCATTTGATATCGTTAATTAATTTCTTAAACTGATTGTCCAATTGTAAAAATTCTTTATTTTATCTATCGACTCGACTAAATAGAACAGCGCCCGTGAGAATTACTCAACAGGCGCATGTTCATCGATGGCTAATATTCGATTATTGAACTTGAGAGTTCATTTGGGGTTTTTGTACCATTAGGCAGTCAGTTGTGATTAAAAGGCCTGCGATTGAAACCGCATTCTCTAGAGCAGTTCGAGTAACTTTAACTGGATCAATAATTCCGTTATCAATCATGTCAACATATTCCTCAGTTTTAGCATTGTAACCTGGAGCACCATCGTTAATTTTACTGAGCACGATATCTGGATTGACTCCAGCGTTTTCTAAAATTGAACGGAACGGCTGATTGCAAGCTTTCTTAATTAATTCTACGCCTAGTGCAATATCTCGATTAGGCGAAGCGTATTTGAATGAGTTTACTGCCTTGACTAGGGCAAGTCCTCCACCCATAACGATACCTTCAGCAACTGCTGCTCTAGTTGCGCCTAATGCATCATCAATTCGATCTGCTTTTTCTCTAGCTTCAAGCTCAGAAGTTGCTCCAATTTTAATAATTGCAACACCTCCCTCAAATTTAGAAAGTCTTTCCTTTAATAGGAGTTTAGTAGTTTCAGACTCACATGCTTGAATTTGCGACTTTAGGTCATTTGTTAATTCAGCAATTGCATCAGCTGTTCCAAATCCACCGATTATTGTGGTTGAATCTGATGCGATTGTGACCTTATCACAGCCGCCAACATAGTCCGTGGCAACTGCCTCTTTAAGAGTAACTCCGTCTAACTCAGAAATTAATTTTCCACCAGTTAAGGTAGCAATGTCCTGTAGTTTAAAACGGCGTTGTTCTCCAAATCCTGGTGATTTAACGGCGGCTACTTTTAAAGTTCCCTGTAGTTTATTAACAAGTAGAGTGTTTAAGGCTTCGCCATCAACTCCATCGCTAATTATTAATAGTGGACGTCTTTGTTTGTTTGAGTGCTCTAAAAATTGTAGCATGTCCGATAGATTTGAAATCTTACCATCATATACTAGAATTAAAGGTTTTTCAAACTCAACGGTGTTTCTTTCCGGATTAGTAATGAAATATGGAGACAAGTAGCCATTTTGGAATTGCATACCCTCAACTATTTCAACGAAAGTTTCACCAGTTTTACTTTCACTCGCCGTAATGATTCCGTCGAATCCTACAGCCTTCATTGCATCAGCAATAATTGATCCAATTTCTTCATCGTTATTTGCGGAAATTGTTGCAACTTGTCTAATTTTTTCAAAGTCCTCTACCTTTTGAGCCTGTTCTTTTAAATTATCGATGATGAGTTTCATTCCAATCTCGATCCCCTTTTTAAGATCCATTGGATGAGACCCTGTCTCGATCAATCGGTTACCCTCAGTAAAGATTGCATGTGCAAGAACGGTCGCGGTGGTTGTACCGTCGCCAGCTTCCATTGCAACTTTATTTGCAACCTGTTTAATTAGTTGAGCTCCAACGTTTTCCATGTAGTCCTCAAGCTGAACTTCACGAGCAACAGTTACTCCATCCTTTGTTATTGCAACACTGTTGTTACGAGCAATAACAACATTACGACCTCTTGGGCCTAACGTTACCTTGACCGCTTCAGCCAATGCATTAATACCGATGGCTAATTGTTGTCTGGCTTCTGCCTTAAATTTAGTTTGATTCACTTATTATTTGGTTATTTTACTTTACTATTATATCAGACTTTTCAATTTGGTTTAGGCCAGATAATCTTAAAGCCGTCTGAATTAGAGTAATTACGTCTTTTTGACAGTATTCTTTGATTCTATCTGACTCTCCAGCATAGAAGGTTTGGTGAACCTCTGCTCCGTTAATATCGTCTTTTGGCGAATCTATGCCCAACACTGATGCAAGTAGATCAAGCGAGGTAAATCCCTCTTGCCATGCGCCGAACGACCAAAGTTCGGAAGTATCAGTTATTGAGATTTCCCAAGGCTTCTTGTCCCAAACTTGAAGAGGAGTTGCTGGCTCAATTCCATGAATGAATGCTCTTTTACATAGGAACGGCACGTCAAACCGCTTGACATTATGGCCAAAAAGTTTAATTCCATTCTTTGCTAAACCTGTCATTAATTTAAACGACTGATTTAAAATATCAATTTCGTTATTGCCAGAATAGGAAACTATTTGGGCAGTTGGTGCCCCATCAACGAATTTCAGCTTACCGAATGAAACGCAAACAACTCTACCGAATTCAGCCTGCAGAGCAGATTTCATTTGAAAAAGCTCATCATCTGATTTGTCCTTGTTGTCTGGATACTTTTCGCCGAGTTGAGTTCTTAAGAGTTCCGCTCTTTTTGACCAGAGCTCTTGTAGTTTTGGGGATAATTCTGAAAAATTTGACTCTGCTCCCGCAGTTTCAATGTCAAAAAACAGAAATTTTTCTAATTGGTGATGATCGAACATGATTATTGTATTTTACAAGATAAAATGTACTAATAATTAGCAAAAAGTAGCTTAGGAACTACGATTCTAGGTACTAGGTACCTTAATTCTTTATTTTATATTAAATAAGTAGACTAAGTACTAAGGCTCTAGGTTCTAGGCTCTATACCCTCCCAACACCCTTATTCTACAGTAACTATTACTAAAGTTTTAGGCAAAACTAAAGTTTTTTTAGTAGTAGAATATTTCAAATCATTAAAATGAGCTTTGTTTGTAATTGGCATAGACTTTTCAATACAGTTTCCAGCTGTTTGTATCAGTAAAGACTTTAAAAGTTTTAGCTGGGTCGCTTGTGTTAATTCAAATTTAACCAAAGCACATAGAAAACTACTCGAGGACGTTCAAATCGAATATCCAACTCTTGAAGTCATTTTTCTACCCCCTAAGAATCTTAAGCACGACACCTATTCTGCCACCGAACGGGCTAAATTAGAGAATTACTCCAGGCTAGTCGATACTCTAATGGACAGAGTTAATCAAATAGTTCTGCCTGGACTAAATGGTCAACCTCTAATTGTTTCAATTGAAGGAATTGCGTATGGCGCTCAAGGTAATGCCTTGATTGATATATGCCAGGCAACCGGCATGCTTAAAAAGAAGATCTTAGACACCACTCTAAACGGTCATCAGGAAAGCGTGTTCATATTCTCACCTGGGGAGCTTAAGAATGCAATTGGAGCTAAAGGTAATGCTGGCAAATACGACGTGTACCAGCAATTCAAATCAAATCCAATGATTGCCGATGGCAGTAGCCTTCACCAGGTGATAAATAAGTACGAGGATTTAATCCACAAGGATCAAACTGTGAAATCACCGTTTATGGACATGATCGATTCTTATTTAGCTGTACTAAAAATACACAAGTCGTTAAAAGAATCATAATTCATGTCAAAAGCCAAGGAAAGTAAGTACTACATCAATAATAGAGACTTCACAAATGAAATAATTCGGTGTAAGCACGGACTCTTAAACGAAGCCACCGGTTATCAACACAAAACTGGTGAACTTTCGCCGATTGCAATCAACTATTTTATAATTTTAGCAAACCGCGCAATCTTAAAGCTCAGATTCAGTAACCCTTTAGACAAAGAGGACTGTATTCAATCAGCTCTACTTGATCTGCTGAGGTACTGGCGAAATTTCAATGAAGAAAAGTCAAACAATGCCTTTGCCTACTTCACGCAGATCGCAAAAAATGGCTATGCAAAGGAATATAAAAAGATCTATAAGCACATTGGCAAGGGAGAGAAAGTAGAGTTTGTTTCGTTAAGCCATTCAGGCGAGAGCGAGATCTACACGATATGAACCTTTTTGTACCTAGTCATAGATAGCACAGTCGGCCTTAACCTGAGTAAAGGTTCTAATAAATAAAGGTAAAGCGCTAGGCACCACACATGAATATTAACAATCTCGTATTTTTTGATAAAAACGGAGAATCTTATAACTTTTCGCAGAATACCAACGGTGTTTGGGAAGGAGCTGACTATTTTTTACCGGTTTCAACTGCGCTGTACGATGTTTCTAACCTCTTTATTCTAGAAAAAGTAGGTTCAACCTACAAATTTCCAGCACTGGCTCCAGGTTCGGCCTTGAGATTCAAATGGCGTACTGCCCAATTCTCAAAGGAGTTCTTCTTATTCACAATCTCAAAGGAAGATGAGAACACCGATTCAACAATATTCTTAAATAGAGCTAATTCAATAGACATTGTCTATTCTGATATTGATCCAACTGGTTCAACTAATCTTGACCTAGCCTATCCATTACAGGTCAATGTTGGTTTTGCACCAACTGATGAGGTTGCCTACACCAGAATCTTAGACATTTACTATGAAACTACCTCAGAGACCACACTAATAGGAACAATCACATTTTACGGTGAGGGAGAGGATGAGGACGCCCGATTTAGAGTATGGCTTGAGAACTTTGGTATTAAATTCAATAGGGAAGATGCCTTATTACTTAAGGACTATGATCTAAAGGAAGGTTTACCCGATTGGAATAAAATTAATCAGGCTAGAAAAGAAATACTTGTAAACCGAGACCAGATCTATCCGTATATTGGTACATACAAGGGATTAATTAATCTAATAAACATTCTAGGTTATCGAGATGTACTTAGAGTCAAGGAATACTGGCAAGACCGTGATTCAAATTCAGCGTATTACCAAAAGTACGCAATGGTTGATATCACCGACTTAATGACCCATGGTAATCTAGACGCAATCGATCTAGTTGAACTAAACGGCCAAATTAAAAAAGGCGGTAAATTCAAAAAGACCGAGTTTCTTGCTCTAGCTTACGAATTTTCAGTAGCTAGCGATAATTACGATGATGACGGGGTTCCAGAAGTAGAATTCACAACTGAATTTGAGGTTAACGAAATATTCTACAAACTTAACAGGCTCTCTACTAAGTTAAAGCAGGACATGCTACCAGTAAACGTTGTTATCAAGGATATTATTGGAGAATTCATCTACTTTCATAAATTTAACTTAAGAAGCTGGTCGGATGTTACCTATATCAATTCGCTAGAGATTAATGATGACTATAATGTTGTGATTAACTCACCAATTGCAAAGACTCAACTGTTACAAATTAGAGATATTAAAACTCTCTATCCTAAAACCGTTAGCATAGCACCTCCGTCTAACACAGCAGTACTTTCACAATTTCCAAGCATAACGTTCAACACATCAACCACTCAACCATATCAATACTCACAAAAATATCCAGTGTCAGAGATTCCTGCACTGCTTGTAGCAATCCAAGACTACTATCAAAACTTAAGTAACTACGAATTCCAATACCATGGCCAACCTAATCCGCTCACAAGTGGAGACGATATTGATGGAAAAGTTGGATGCCCTGTTGCATTGGAGGCCTACATTCCAGAGTTCACGATCGCTCAATTGGACGGCTCTAAATTCGCTGACTTCGGTGGAACTCATTACACAATTGGCAATATCAAATATCGAAACGGATACGAAATTGAATGGGATATCACTGGACCACAAGGCTATATTTTTAATCGTAGAGGTAATTTGCTGGACCTAGTTAAAATTCCTCACATTCTACCCTATATTGGAAGCTACACAATCAAGTCAACTGTGTACGATATGCAAGGTGGACAAAATGTGAGTTACTTTCACCCAACCGTTATAACTGAGGAACCTGTTATTCAAATATTTACTAAGATTCAGGACAAGAATCGCTATGATTTCCGAAACTTAGATAACGTTACACTAGGCGATCTTGCGTCAAGTCCATTATATCAACCGTTTGCAAATGTTGTTCAAGCCGGTAACACAAGCACGGATTTGCCCGCTCACTATCTTGACTGGAATACCTATTCCAATAATTTTGGAGTTGGAAATCCACAAAGAGAGGTTGAAGTTTATTCTGAAAGCTTAGGTTTTGAGCCAATAGACGACTCAGACAATCACGTTGCCATACAATGGGGTACAGGTAAAGGTGAATTCGGCCAGCCCACCCTAGAAGATTACGGATTATCCACAATTGGTGAATTAGTAATGAATCGACTGTGTGACTTTTCTTACGTACCGGACAGAATAAATGGATTCATATTGGATTTACCTAACATGACAAATAATTTCGATACCATTAACTTCATTAATTTCCTAGACTGGAATATTTTAAACAGTTACGTAGTTACCTCTTATACGGATGCAGCGGACTTAGCCAATCAATTAAATTCCGCGAGTAATACTCAAGTTGGTCAATATCGATATGTTGCACTAAACGGCCGAGTTCACGCAATGGCAATTGAGCAGGACAGGGGACTTCACCGAATCCTAAAGGTCTTAACTTCAGCAGGAAATGAATTTAGAATAAAAACTTTTTGTTATCCATTTGGAGTCTATTCCAGAGATCTAGTGGATAGACTAAACACCCAACTTTCACAAATCGCTAGAAGAATAGACGCTGATTTACTTTTCTTAAATGCGCCATTTGACGATATTTTAGAAAAGACTGGTGAAACTGCCATTTCTAAAACACCTGGTATAATTAGCTCAAGCTTTCCCGGAACAATTTTCACATTCACACTAAACATGAGAAAAGAATTTGAAAGTGGAACCATCGTTAGGGCAATAGACGCAAGTGACCAAACTCGATGGATAGAGGGAACATTCACTCAGAACTCCGAATTCAATACGCTAACTCTTACTGTAATTTCCGCGCACGGATACGGTCCTTCAGGTACTCCAGTATCCGAATGGCGATTTGAATATTCTGACTCAAATACACTCGAGCCTGCTATCTATGCAAATGCCAATAACATTAACTATTGGATAAACAAAGGATTCATTGAATTCACTAATACTACAAGCGGACCATCCTCAACTCCGTCCGCGTCAGTTAGAGGATTCTTACCTTCAAACTACGATCAAAACACCTTTAACCTAACTAACTTAAAGATTGGATCGGATGGGCTAGTCGTACCTCTGGAGCACCCAGTATTTGCAGCAATTTCAAATATCGATTCTAAAAAGGAGTGTATTTGGACCTTGAAACATGTTGGGGAAGAAATTGCTAAAATTAAATCAACCTCATTTTTCATTTGGAGATTTGACGAACCTGGTGCATACTCAATAACAGTTGATGCGACCGACGTTAATAATAACGTATTCTCATTAACTCGTGACTTTTTTGCTGCAAATACAAAGTCAATTCCTGAGTATAAGAAATACTTAACGGACACACTAAACCGCAGAAAGGCCAAAATGTAAGGTCCTCCTGGTTTTCTTAATAAATAAAAAAGACAAAAAACTACCTAAAAAATGGCATTTACTAACGTAACTCTAAACACACAACCTCTATTAGAGTCAACTTTCATCTCGGACATGCGTTTAATTCTAAACGCTAACGTTTCAGTGATCAAAGGAAAGGTTGAAGATCTAATCAATACATTTGAAATAGATTTGACTAACAAGTACATTGGAGTAGACAACTACTTTAATCAAGTTAAAACAAACAACGTTATTCTTGGTAATAGTATCTCCTTCATGGACTCTACTAACACAATCGGTAGCTTAACCAAGAGCTCCGGAAAATCAATCTTATCGATTGATAAATTGATCATTCAAGCTGGCGGAACTATTGATATGAGCGGTACAGCAAATACGATGGCTATTAAAAGATTAGGAGTTGGAATTCCATTAACAAATGTAACAGCCGACGGATTTTATGTTGGAAGTTCAACGGTTTCAGTACCTTCACAATTCAACGGAGAAGCTGCATTTCCAAAGCAGGCAATCACTCAAAGTACAGAAGGTAGTACAAATACAGTAATCACAACAACTGCTTTATCTATTAGCGGAACTGACTACTATCACGGTACTCTTAAATTAACCAAATCAAGTAAACAATTCATTTACTTAACCATTCAAGCTGCGGATACTAGCCCAAGTTCAATAAAGCCAGTAATCATATTCGTTTATGAAGATCCAGCGGATAGACCTGATCCTGGTCAAACCTTTACAATCGTTGTTAGAGATTACCAAACTTCTGCAAGCGTGGATGTAGCTGTTGCCAGTTGGGGAGCTATTCAAATTGTTCCAGGTTACACAAACTCTGCTACTGGGACACCAGTTTTATTGGATGGTAGCTCGTTAGGAGTTGCGGCTACGCCAACTGCTGCAATTACAGCGCTCTCATCCAACCATTACATTCAATTATTTAATGGAAACGTTCAATCTGGATTAGGAACATCTGATCTTGGTGGAGCTGCACTAAGACGTTTTGGATCATCAGTTAGCTTAACAAAATACGAAACGATAGGAAGCCCTACCGTTACTTCGGCTAGATTCGTTATCACAAGCTCACATAACACAAAAACCGTAAACTAATTTAATTAAGTACTATGCCAGTTGCACCATTAATAAAACCAATACAGACGCAGAAAGGAATGTTCTATTCTTTTCAAAGTGCGATTGAGGACCTAAGTTTAACCTTTAACAATAACACAAATAAGTTTAAATTTTCAAAGTTTGCATTGCTACGTATTCCAGAGATTGGGATCCCAGCAACAATGCAAACTGATAATAAAGTTCAGTTCCTAGCTCCTGGTGAAACTCCTCTGCTTAACAATCTTTCAACTAATGAAAACATTAACCTAGCTAACAGTTTTCAAAACTACGCGCTAAACTTTGAGAGTTTACTAATTTCTCAGTCAACCTATAATCGTGAAAAGAAATTAAACGTATCTGAGAGAGTTTTTTGGAAATGGTTAAAGGAACTTGGTGCAGTACGCTGGAGAGATGCCACGAATGCTGAGGTTATTCAAAATTTACCGGCTGGAGAAAAACGTTGGGCTGAAGATTGGTACAATCCAACAATCTCTACCTATGACAGAGTTGTTAAGTACCTTGGCGAAATTGATGTAGTCAACTCAGTCCGAAGTAAAGATAATTCATACAGCGAATTATACATTCACGCGCCAACCAATGTTGGATCAACTCCAACCGTTCTATTCAACTCAAAACCGGATGAGAACTATGGACCGGGTATGTTAATCGTTAATACACCAGGAGATCCATTAGATGTTGAGTACTTAAATGGTAGACACTATAATGATACTCATCCATTTGCTGGAATGAACCTTGAAGCCTTTTATGATCTAGACACAAACTCAGTTAGTTCAAAAATCTCAGATACTTTGACAGTTCAACCTACAACGACTGGTTTTTGGTGGGGAGCTTCATCGATCAATAATTCTTACTATACGGACCAAGCTGCCTACTTTGGAACTCCATACGGGGTTACAAGTTCAACGCCTAAAGTTCAGAGAATTTTCAAGAACTATAACAGCGGAACCCGAACCGTTGAGTACTTACGTTCAACGTTAGATGGTGTTGTAATTGATTTCTCACTTTCAAACTATCTGATTGCTTCTCAAAATCCAAATATTAAATCATTTGCTCAACTAAACGATAGTTACACAAATGAGGATTTTGAATTTAATGCGATCCTAATCTATTATGACGTGTATGATCCAGCACCAAATGCAACGGCTGGAACTGAACCAGTTAGCGTAACCAACCTATACGGAGTTTATTTCTTGAATAAAGTGGTTCAAAGTGGAAGTGAATTCATTATTCCAATGATCACTAAGAACAAGCCAGACACAATCAATAAAACCAACGGTAATTCATTTGCATTCAAGGTTAACGTTAAATTTGATACCTCAATTGAAGATGTTGCAGTTGAAAAATCAATAAACGATTACAATACTTTTTCTCTAAATCTTTTCACTGATGTTTTAACCGAAATGAGAAGCTTACAGACAAAGTTTAATGATAAACTTTTAGAACTTAATACGCTATCCGATGAAGTTGACTTAGCTAAAGACGCTTTATTAAATACTACTGCTCTAAAAAGTTTAGCTACTAGAATAGGAGTTATTGAAACAACCGTTGCTGCCTCAACTGCTGCATTTGCAGAAGCATCCGCAATTATGGATCTAATTGATTCAGCTAATTCAAGAATTGATGAAATACTAAGTAACAATACTTCATTACAAATAACATATAACACCGACTCCTTTAAATCAGGATATGGTGTTTCGCTAGACAAGCACATTCCTGGAGAAATCACGTTCTATTCAGATATTCAAGCTTTCTCTAAAATAAATGATGCAGACTTTAGCGTGAATACTCTAGGTTCACGAACTGAAAGTTTAGGAATAGGCGGAACTCAAATTCGACATCTAAAAGTTAACGGATCAGGTAGCCCAATTCCTTGGACAATGGATCGTAATTTAACCCTATTCATTGATGATTCTTCAAATACTTGGAAAGCAGGTCAATCATTAAAAATTGTTTGCGATTCTCAAATCATTCCAAATTCTTACACAATAACCATAAAAACGGATTCACAGAATATTGTAAATGCGGGAAGCCAGTACAGCGTAATAATTGCAACATTAACTGCTGCGGATTTTCCAACAACCTACGGTCGAACTGGCAAACCTATTATTGAAATAGTATGTAAAGATCCTAAAACTTTAACTTTCAATGTCGATAAAATAATTAGATAAACTAAATGGCAGATAAATCATCACTAACCGATTACCTAGCAGAACTAGGCGTTGATATTAACAACATGCAAGAGTTCTTGCTAAAGCTTAATACGTCCTTATCAACTAAGGCTAATTCAGTTAGTGTCACTCAAACCAAACAAGACGGAAGCACTGCAACCTATAACATTCCATCATTCGGCTACCTAAACACTCAAATTCAAAACATTGAAGAGAAGTTCAATAGTCTATTAAGTGGCAATGCAAACCAGCTTGGTGTAAAAGACAAAGATGGCAACTTACGAACTTTTGAATTAAAGGATATCTCTACAGTAATTAACGATCTAGAAAGAGTGAGTTCAACTGGCGTTGCCGTACCTGCTGCGTTTAACTACAAAACGAATTGGTTCTTTGAATCTTTCTTAAATCCATTACTCTACGTTAATATTGATACGTCAACTATAACAACTGATCCGGATATTAATAAATTTGAAGTAATTCGAGTAATCATTACCTCTCAAATAGCTAGTGACACTCAGTACTTTGATGCCACATACCGAGGTAAAAACAATTTATCCTATGCTGCAGTAATTAGAGATCTAAACAATCGAGGTATTCAATATTTTGAAGATACTGCGGAATTGGAACTTTCGCCAGCTAAGAATACTGTTAGAGGAGCATTCGATGTTCTTGACATTTTGGAAGATAGCGAAACTGCAATAGTCGGTGGACAAACTTTAACTCAGACCATTCGTAAGTATCGGTTAGGAACTCTACAATACGCTGGATTAACTGAGAGTACCTCAAGCGGAACGATAGAAAAAACGTTAAAGTCTGGAGACAAGTTAATTGCAGCCGACAATAGCGAATTTTTAGTCAAATCTGTTGATATTAACTCTCGCACAGTAATACTTGAATTAGTGTTCGGTTCTAGCGGAATTGCCATAGGTACCGCTCAATTAAGAATTAAACCTATTCTTGAAAGATCTACGCTTGTCCAACTAAATGTTGGATATAATGAGAGAGATATTATTTTCTTAAGACCTGTAAGTGATAGATTAGCGGTAACAACTGATCAATACTCTCAAGGTTTTGGAATCTATACAAATGATCTAACGATTGAAATGCAAAATGGAAAAGAGTTAACCTTAACTCAATTCTATCAAAATTTCGTATCTGATTTTGGTCTTATTTTCTTAAACTATGCAAAGGAAAAGAAATTACCAGCCTCATTAGGAGAGAGTCCAAATCCAGTGGTTGCAACTGCGACCAACTTTAAAGTTATTCAAATTGATCAACATATACAAGATGCAGATAATACTCTTGCGATCAAGCAAAAAATTGCATCTAAAGAACAAAGTTCATCTCAAATATCTGAACTTGACAAGCAGATTAGTGCAACTCGTGCTAACTTAAATACGAATGCATCTTTGAATGAAGGTCAAAAATTAAAACTTGAACAAGACTTAAAGACCTATGCTGATCGTCGATTAACTCTTTCTAAAACTTTACAAAGTGTTGTAAGCGATATTACAACCTCAATCAAATCAACCCCAAGTTTCATAAAGAATCCAGAATATCGAGTTAGAGGATTTTGGGCTATTCCAGAACCTAGACAAACTCTACATGGCTTACAGAAGGTAGCTCAGTTTAAAATATCTTATCGTACTTTAAGCAAGACCGGCAGTAGCAAAACAGCCGATCAAATAGAGTTCGTTGATGCGAATGGAAATAAAGTAACTGGAGCCTTCTCGCCATGGAGAGAATACTTATCTAAGGCCAGAACTAAAAAGCTAAATACGTCAACTGGTTATTATGAATGGGCAGATGAAAATTTAGCGGATCCAGATACAGTTAACTCAAATCAATTAGACATTCCAATTAAAAAGGGAGAAGTTGTTGAAATTAGAATCAAGAGTTTATCTGAAGCAGGTTGGCCAGATTCTCCAATTGAATCCGGTTGGTCTGATAGTATTCTAGTTGAATTCCCAGCTGATATTGAAACGGTTGAAGATGCAACAATCGTATCTCAACAAGCATTTGCAGATGAGGCACGTTTAAACTTCCAGGATGAATTAAATTCAAAAGGATTAGATATTCACCTTTCCACCGCATTCACGACTCGTGATAAGTATTATGCCCACAAAGCTGAGGACGTTGCGAGTGGATTTTTTGCAACCGATGGAAACGTTGTTGATCTTTACACAAAGTTAAAGGCAATTGCTGATGATTTATCGGCAGTTCAAACTTCAATATCTACTGGAGCCGGTGCTTTAAAAGTAAGTATCATTGATCAATTAGGTAATGAAAAAGAAGTAAAGAATGGAGATTCGATTTCGCTGTTTGCTGGATACTATAAGGATCTAATCAAAGATACTAGTGTAACTCCAGTACAATATACTAATGGAAAAGTCGTGGCAGTACAATACCTTGTACAATTACAAAATACATCACAAACTGCACTACAATTAATTTCAACTTTAGCTGGAGGAATTGGAGTTCCAGCGGACGACTCAGATCCAATTGCATATCCGACTTCTAACTATCATAAGAATTTACGATATGACAGAGTTCCATTAAGCATTAATAACTCAACTGATCAGACCATTAGTAATTTTGTACAAAAGGACGGTTACCAATCATCTCATGTTCAAAGTCAATTTATGTATAGTCGTTACAAAGATATTACATTAGCGAATGACCTATATGCTGGAGATAATCAAGGAGTGTATCCATACGTCAATGCGACATCTGGTAACTACGCATACGGCGGATTCCAAATAGGTTCAAACTACGTACCTTATGTATACGGTCACTATGTACCGTTTGACCCAACTCTATCAGCTACTCCTTATGCTACTAGTACTAACTCAAATGTATGGAACGGCACGTTATCCGGTTCAACCCCAAATGGTAGCGGTAAGTTGAGCGAGTTTTGTATTCACAAAAATCATCCAGAGATAACTACTGCCTGGAATCAAGCAACTTGGGATACAGCCAGACCTGCGTATCTTACGACCGATACCATTCAAAAGTATCTTCCGTTCAGCCAAGCGATTCATTGCGAAACCTCTGAGTCTGAGGGAACCAATGAGTTTGGCGCATCGTATCTACAACAAGCCGCATACCAGAGACCTGCAGATGTTACGTTGGGAGCAGCCTCTTCTACTCTAAGAGAAAATCAATACCCTATCAAGAACGGATTTCTTAAGAACGATGAGTATTTAGTAGGTAAGTATACATGTGGAGCGTATTTGTACATGGCTCCATCCTCGTATTCATCAATATCCGTTGCTGGATTAAGCCCATCTGGCGCAACAAAACAACTTGCATACGGCTCAGCTAATGCAATTAAGATTCCGTTAATATTCCAATTTAGAGCTAATGACAAACTTGGAAACATTGGCGGCTGGCGAGTAGCAAATCCAACTGGTCTAAAAAATGTTAAGTACTCTAAGAAAATTGGATTAGACATCTACACAACAGGTTCAGTATTTTCATTTGATGTAACCGTCGGTACTCAATACGAAAAGGAAACTGCAGTTGTTACTCCACTTAGTCAATTAGATATTTCAACATTTAGTGCAGTAGGCGCAACCGCTTAAAATATAACATAAACTTGTGGTAACATACACTCAACTTGCTGAGAGAAACGTAAGCTTTCAATTACTAAGAACTAACCCAAAATTAACAACTAACATTAAGTTAACCGTTGATTCAGGTGGAGATCTGTGGTTAAATTCAATTAACGCAAATGAGCAGCTTGCTGATCAAAAGTATAAGAGATTCGCAATAAATGAAAATTCAAACCATGAGATTAATCTCTATAAATTTTACGACAATGGTAAAACACCATCAGCTATTGCATACCAAGTAGGTTCAACCATTGGTAAGACTGCGGTAGCCAAGGATCTCAAAGATCAATTCGATTTTGATCTGTATACCAGTGGTGCAAAGTATTTGACAAGCAGACAATACTCTGAGAAATTTTCCTACTTTGCTCCTCTCTATTTAGATCAAGTAGTTCCAACCAAATTTGTCATTTTTAAAATACCTGGAGCCTCAAACTATACTGCCGGCCAGGGAAAGACGTTACAAAACATTTCCGTTCAAGAATTTGCAACCGACGCTTTTAAGCACTCGACCATTGTAAAAGTTTTTGACCTTGGCAAAACTTCAAAGATTGGGCAGTACTTGGAGAATATAGCTAAAAACCCAATGTTCACTAAAAAACCTCTATATGTCAATCATAAAACTGACGGATACTCATTATATAGAGGAGCTTCAATTTCAGCAGGTACTTATGTTGAAATTCCTGAGCAGTTAAGTACAGTATTTAGCAGAGCTCTACCTCTCTTAAAGGTTGAAGAATTTGTAACATTAGGATATGAAAGAAATAAGATCATATATCCTAAAATCTTAAATATGGAATTCCTATTTAATGATATTACTTCAAATGACTATGAATTCAATAGATATTTTGGTTTTTACTGTAATGACATTGACCTAGAAGAATTTGAAATTGATCTAGACCGAATGTATTCTGAGTCTTCCGAAAATGTAGTTGCTATTGAAACAGTTAGCCAACTGTCATTATCTCCAAGCTCAACATTTACGTTATCGGTAACCGGTACTAATCTAGAAGATTTAGGCGTCAATAATATTTCATTTACTGGATCAGGTAATATTTCAGTTACGAATGCCGTATTTAGCAGTGGAGTTCTAACAATTTCTGGAACATACACTAGCTTTCCTCAAGGCACGCAACTTACAATAACTGCTAATAACATTAATTCCATTAAGTTTGAACTTCAAAGTTCAACGATTAGTGATCCATGGGTTGAACTTGAGACTCTGGTATTTGATCCATTTGTTAATGATCAAGCGTTACCGGTAAAATACAGTCAAGCTGATGATATTTCGCTTACCTTAACTAATTCAACTGGAGTTAAGCTTAATGGAAAAGAGCTAGGTCAAAACCTTAGTGATATAAATCAAAACCGAACATCGACTGAGACTCTATTCTTTCCATATATCAAGTCAAAAACTGGAGACCTTCATCTAATTAATTCAAATGATTGGAATCAAAGCGATACACTAGTCACCTTTAAAATAGATGAGGTTAGCGTTGATCTAGGTACATTCTTTGGACCTACCGATTTAATTTCTCAGCCAACTGCCTCAATTTCAAAGGTTGACACCAAGTCGACCGTTGCTCTACAATTGGTTAATAAGCCAGATCATTTGGATCGTCTTAGAATATACCATCCTAGTGGAAGTTGCCTAGACGTAAATGATAGCGGTGGAAGATACGATGAAATAGTTTTTGTAAAATCGTACTTTACTGGCGGACCTTCAAGCTTGCCTACTGGAACCACATACGTTGTTGATTATCCAACTATTCCAATTATAAATTTCTCAGCGCTCGATCCAAATTCAGTACCTCCATCCAACTCACAATATTCACCAGCAGCTATCGGAACACAATACATTTCAACAATTGATAACAGCAAGTGGTACTTCAATGGAACAGAATACATTGAAGGAGTTTACGGTTCTAGAATATACGTTAATGCGGACCTAGATATTAGTCAAATCACGCAAGCAATTTATGGTGTTACAATAGAATTAAGAGACTCCTCTATTATTGCAGTACCATTCAACGATACAGTATTCATACAGTCTCGTGAATTTGGAGATACTTACGGAGAGTTAAAAATTAGGGTAATTGCTACAGCTTCCTCAACTTTCAAAATAAATGGAACTTCCACAAGTTCGTTAGTTTGGGCAGATGGTGGATTTTTAAGTAAACCTCATGCAATCATTGATATTGGAAATATTGAAAAGTTAACTCCAATACTTGATGATATAGTCGTAAAGACCAACACTAATTGGTCAAAGATTAGTCGAGTGTGTAGAGCGGTTGATTTAGTTAAAAGCGGACTATCTGATGCTGATCAAGCAGCAGCTCTCTCATACTTCAATAACTATGCAACAATTGAGCTAATCGATGATGAAGCTGTCAATGTTAATTATGATAAAATAGAAATCAGAAAATTATTCAAACCTAAAATTGGAGTACTTTCAATTTTTGAAGTAATGGACATTGATTTTTCAACTTACTCAACTCGATACTCTAGAAATTTATTACTTGATCTATATAAAGACATTTACATTCCAGCAAATGTTACAATGTTAGACTTTACCAAGTATTCATATCAAATAGTTGGAGATGGCGACATTGAAGTAAATGGTCAACTATACGATATGGCCTCAGTTGGAACTGGGCCAAGACCCCTAGTTTGGCAAAATACAGATCAATTATCAAAGTACACGGTGGTTAGAGGAGATGCAATTTTAATATACGGAAAAAAGAGACCAAATACTACAACTGACCCAATCAGTACACTATATCCAGACCGATTAGACTTAGCCTATTACGATGAATCTAATGATCTAATAGATTATAGCGGCCCGTTTGCACTAAAGGCTGACCACGCATATCAAAGTCAACAAAATTTGACTTATGAGAATCGAGATCGTTACGTTTTAGGAAATGTGTCAAGTGAATACCATGTTTACCTTGAAAATTTTAATAAAGACTATGCCTCGACCGGTAGAGTAATTCCATACATAACTAAATGGGGGCTGGAAGATTCAACAGATGGCCGTGATAATCCATATCGATTAAACTCCGACCTTATGTTTGGCAAGGATAATTTTGGACCATCTCATCGAGAAACTTCTCCAACTCCTGAAAAGTTGACACATGAGTGGTTCTATATTGAATCAGAGTTTGGATACTTAAATGATCCTAAACTTGCACGATATAACTTTTCGTATTTTGATTCTCCAATTGACATTGACCAATTGACCGGGTCGACTCAATATTTTGAAACTTATTTTACGTACATTCCAAAGGTTAATGGATTTGAGGTTGATAGGCCTCAATTTAGATACTCAATTTTAAATAAGAATCAATTCACCAAGCAGTATGAAACAACGTTTAAAGGTGCCAAATTCAAATTCTATGAAATTGATGATTTTGGGAATTCAATAATTGACACAACTCGATTCGAAGACTACAAATTCAGTGTGTTACTTAAACCAATTAAAGAGATTCCAACCGTAACTCGGCAACCTATAAAGTACAGAGTGATTGAAAATACGAATGCTAAATCGATCACAGTACTAATAGAGGTAGCAATCGGCTATAAAGGATTATTAGACAACTCAATCTTAACTGCAGATTGGTCAACATCAACTGGCGATTTAATCAATCAAACTTCCCTATTCAATAATTCATTTAGGACAACTCAAACTAGATATTCAATTGATGCAACTATTACTGTTTCAAGTTTAACAACTTACCTAAACTTAATTAATGGAACTACCTTGATCTCAGCCGATCTAGGCCAAACTGTTCATATTATTTACGCGCCAGTAATTTCTCCATCCAGCTCACCAATTGCTCTATATTCTTCAATAATTGCTTCGGCTGGATCTACCGTTTACTCGGATGTCAGCAATGGACTAATATCTAATGGAGATCGACTAGGAGAGCGAACTTACGCTAGTGTTTCCCAGGCTCTACCTCTAATTTTAAATCAAGGAACATATCCTTGCGTTAGAATTCAATCAGAGTTCCAAGATAGCTGGGAGTTGAATACTGCAGCTGCTGGATCAGGTCAACTTGATCCAAGTTCGGGAGTTTTTAATAATACCCTAAATGGTGGAACCCTAGCGATTAATCAAGTGTCAGCTGTTAGTTCTTCATTTTTTGCAAACGGCACAATTAATCAAAGCTATAAATTAAATCAGATTTTACAGAGCGGAAACTCGTTTAAAATAGCGTATGGTATTGCTAACTCAAGTTACGAGGAAGTTGTTTACACAGCATCATCTTCAGTTACTTATTCTTCTGGAGTTTTCACAATACCAATCACCTATGTTAATGGAGGAGTAACTACAAGCATAACTAACGGAACAGAGGTTCTATTCAAATCGAATTGGGTTGTACCGAGTCCAGTTGATTCAAATTCTACTGCACTAGACGAATTTTCAATAGAACATAATGTGTCTTATTACGATTCAGTATTCGGAGATTACCGAATTGAATTTAGCAATGTTTCTAATTTAACTCATTCTTTCTTGTATTTTGCAAAAAATAAGAAATACAATAATAAAGCCGCAGCCTATTCAACGATTAAGTTGTCTAGAGGAGTTGACTTGTCTACGAGTGGAATCAATATAAGCACCGCTACTCTATTGCCTGAGTCTATTGAAACTCGCAAGCTTATTGGATTGCTGGACTATGATTCAGCAGCTGACTCTGAAATAGAACAGTCAAATATCGGATTTTCTCCATTTTATATAATAAAACCAGGTCAAAAGAGTATTGTTTTACAAATTCAAACAGTTAGCGGTCCTTCAAGTACACCAGTTTTGCCGACTCCAACCAACTTAGCAAATATTACATTGACTGAGGACGGAATCGCTGGAGCAAATCAAAATCTAGCCATTTTGTCCCAAAGCTCAACTAAATCGCTTAAGACCGTTATTCCAGCAACTATTAATTTAGGGGATATCGTTTCATTCTCTTACGCTGATTCGGGTATTCCAAATGGTATCACTTCTACTTGGGTAGAGCAAGCTCAACACTTTCAAATATTTGGAGGAGTCAAGTACTTTGATAAATTATTTGGAAACCTTTCATTTGCCAAATTTGTTCAACTATTGGACAAATCACAAGAAGTTATTAGCTGGGAAACATATACTGATGGCATTAATCTAAACGTCAAGAAGCTCTCAATGGAGGTGCTGGCTGCTGATGAAATTTCAAAATCAACAATTGTTAAGATTTCACAAGAGTCTGTTCAATCTGGTCAAATTAATCAAATTGCAGGAGTTACGCTAAGTGAAGTTAATTCACAAGCCTACTCAGTTAACAGATACTCTGGCGAATATGATATTATAACTAAACCGACCGCTGGATTCAAGTACAATTTTTCAATAAATGAAAATGACTTAACTAGTGCAAATGTTTGCCTAAATCCTCACGTTGAAAATTTCTTTGTAATACCGGAGTTTGAGTTTGTTAAGTACGCAAAAACTTCAATTTTAGATTTAGAGAACAGCCAAAACTATTCAGCTGAGTATCCATTAATTGGAGAAACTCCAATTGACCGAACCTCTTTAAATATCTTATCTTCTAGCTGGGATTACAATTACCATTTTGAGTATTCACAAAAGAACACATTCTCTAGAATTCCAGGAAGCCGTAGGGTTACAGAAGACTATTCGTTCATTTCGAAGCTTATCAATGTTCCGACCGGTTTTACAATTGAGTCATTCACTGCGCTTGAGGTAGATAATCCAACCTTCTTAACCTCAACTGCAACAACCGCTAACTTAGAATATTCGATTTTTGGAAATGAAGTTCGTTTCAAATTGAACATAACTGACCTAATAACTAAGCACCTATCAGATAACGGTCTTCGCTCTGAATTCCAAAAGTTCTTTAAGGATGAGACTGGCAACTTAATTACAACGAGTACAGAATTTCTTGGTGATCTAACCTTTGAACAGTACTTAGCTCAATACTGCTCTACTAACTTAATTAAGTTATATTCAATTGAAAGTTTCGAGTTCTATTCACTAAATGATAGTACAATACCTAATAATTTAGTTAACTTCATTCAAGTAGATTACGATTTGCTTGGAGATCTAGGTTATAGCTTAATTCGAAATGTCAAAATAAATAATACCAAATCAAACCTAGTAGAAGGCTCGATTTTGATAAAACCTAACACCGGTGTAAAACTAGTGCCAAAAATAAAAATTAAATTCATTTAATGGCAATCATTATAAATTTAAAGGAGATATTCGCAACCGATAGTCAAGTTGATGTCTCAAATAAAGTAAACTTCAACTTTAATCAATTAATTGCACTCGGCATAGGTGCAACTGGTCCAACTGGCCTAACTGGCCCAATCGGCCCGGCTGGCCCAATCGGCCCAATCGGCCCAATTGGTGAAACTGGCTCAGTTATTTACGGAACAACTCCAGCAACCGCCGCCACAAGCGCACCATCTGGTGCACCGTCTGGTATTAGAACCGGCGATGTTTTAATCACAGCTGACAAAGTTTTTAAAAAGGTATTAACCAGTGGATCTAATCTCTATGGTTGGGAAGTATTGACAGATTTCAATACGCTAGTTCAAACCGCACTAGGTACAAATATTTCTCCGTACGTTAGATTGGGAGCCTCTTCTAGAGTCGTAAAACCTAGAGTTACAGCAGGCTTAGATTTAACAAATAGCGCGACTAGCGGAGACCCTAACTTTGTAATTCCAGGATTAGGAACAAATTATCAAACCGTTCTCTATAATTTCAATGAGTTAAAAACACGCTCATTAGCATTAGTCTCCTCAAACATTGCAGCGATTGCAAATTCATCAACCGAAGTATCATTTAATGCAAGTAGTTCGTCGGTTGTAAGTTTGACTAATAATCAAATAACTGTGTCGGCTGGACACGGCTTAACTACTGGCCAATTCGTAACCTATTCTAATGAGGGCGGTACATCAATCGGCGGATTAACAAATAATGGAGGATATTACGTGTATGCTTCTAGTGGAACAGTATTCTCTCTTTGTGAAACCTATGCCTATGCTTTAGCTGGTACTCCGGTAATTGACCTAACTAGTTTAGGTAATTCAGGATCTCCTCATAAATTCATAACTTATCCAGCCTCAGTAGACAGCATATTTCCACAAACTTCAAATTTATCGGTTTACTCTTTCTTTAACAGCACGGCGTCTGCCGCAAAAGAATTTGAAACTGATCCAAACTCAAAGGGTTACAGAGGTCAAATTGAACTAGGTTCAGTAGACACTCTATCAACTGCATATACTGGAATTACTTCTCAAAGCTTCTTGATTAGTCCAAGCTTTGAAAACTTAAGAATTCGAAAATACCGATTAGGAGGTTTCACAATCAGTGGTGGAACTACTGCCAATCCTGGAGACTATATGCTCCGAGCTGAATACGATCTTTCCTCAAGCGGAAGTGAGGTCGCTGAGTCATTCTCACCTCGAAGAAACAGCGAGCACCGATGGTTAATCAACAAGGCCGGTACTTCGCAATCAGTTGGCCGAACAGTTGAAATGAAATTGACGAACGAGCATATAATAGAAAACACCGAGGCTACCGCATTTGCTGCCGGCGTGTCGGTTGACGGTTTATTCTTTAAGAGAGGTGCAAGCTTTGGAGCAGGTTTAGCCGTTAATTACTTTGGAATAGGATTTAATCCAGCGAATAATAACTCAATTGATTTCGATGCGCCAAGTGGAGTGACATTCAATTTCAATAGGAATATCGTAATAGGTAGCTCAACCCTAAAAACAAACGAGATCGATTACACCGGAGGAGTTGGAACAACCTGGAAAATAACAACCGTCAATGGTGATCTTAAACTTGAAACTCAAAATGCAACTGCAACAATTTCACTAAACAATGCAGTCGTCGTAAAAGAGAATCGCCTCGCACAAGGTCTGCCATTCCCAGTAACTCAAGTTGCATCGGCTGATTCAAATACGCTCGATGATTATGAAGAAGGCACATGGACTCCAACACTTTACGGTGGAGCCCTACAAAATCTAGCAAACTCAAACCCATCATTTAAGAGACTTATGACCACTACGTCAGGTGACTTAGCTAGTTATGCTAATCCAGCTAGAGCATATTACACAACAGGCGGTCTGGTTGAAGAAGTTGGACTATACGGACCTATTGGATCAGGGTCAAGTTATACATACCGCGATATTCCAATCACAGTTGAATACGCACAATACGTTAAGATTGGAAAAAAGGTGACATGTTGGGTAAATTTCACGATTAGCCCTACATTTAACTGGATAACAACAACTTATACTGGAACATTCGCAGCCACCACACCGACTTCAGTATATACTGCCGGTTCAAATGCAAGTCGTTGTGATTTCTTATATGCTACAAATGGGACTTGGCTCGATAGCTGTGCAATAGGGCTTACTCTACCGTTTGGAACACACCTTGAGCCGACTGCAGGTTCAGTGGGTGCGATACTACCCACCGGAATGGAAGATCGTCTTAGCGACACTGTGCTCGCCGGTAGTTTTAATCTACAAATAGACAATAATGTGAATCCGTCTTTTGGGTCCAGCCCAACCTATCCAGTCATACAGTATCCAGCATTATATCAGAATCCCCTAACTTATACTGCTGGTGTGGCAACCGGCGGAGACGTTTCAACCTCTGGCGCTGTAGGCCTAACGGCCAATGCGTTACCAATCAACCCAACTGGAAAGTCCGAAATTAGACTCGGCAAGGTTCAGACCAGATTACTCAGCGGTTCATCAAGCTATTCCCCAGCTGCACTATTCTTTGGCGAAAGAGATGTTAAAGGAGTGGATGCGTTTAGTAATTCAGGCTTCGCTAGTCGTAATGCCGGTACAAGTAAATTAAGTCCAGTTACCGCCTTTGATTGCATATACGAAGCGTGGGTTCCAACATCGGCTCCAGCGGACAGCAATTATCAGGACAAGCTTATCAGGTTTCAGTGCCACTTTACGTACGAAACTGCCAATTAAGCCTTTAATTTAAAGGGAATAGCCTTCTTTTTTTCAAGCATTCGGCTGTAATCCAGTAGAACATTAGCATCAAATCCATGGACTGGTTTCATGATGCGATTGACCAAAATAATGTCCTTTGCAAGACAAATTCCATCAGATAGCACAACATGATCAGTGCCTGAAACAACTATCACGTTCTGGTCAGGATTAAAATCTTTTAAATTAGGCTTTGCCTCAAGCAGCCTGGCCTTAAACTCTGAATTCTTTAGACCCGGTAAATCCAATACTGCTTTTCGTGTGATTGAGTAACCTAGATTGCATTTGCTTTTTAGATTTAATCGGTAAACTTCATATCTGTCCAATTTAGTGGACTTACTAACAATATAGATCACATCTTGCTTGTGTATTTGATTGTTATTTAGATGAAAGTGAATATGTTCTAACACAGGAATCTGTTTCTTTAGATAAGACTCCATTACCTCAGACAGGATTGACGAGCATGCCTTAACGATATTCTTCCCATTAGAGTCATCCGACTGGGCCAATTGAGTTACTATTTCCATTAACTTTTCGTGTGACCTAACCACATTCAAATGTGAATCGTACACCTTTTTATCAGCTATTACCGTGTTTAAATTTAGGTAATGGAAAACTATTTCGTAAAAGTTGGAAAAGTCACTATCTAAGTTAGTGAGATACTTCTGCTTCGCGTCCAAGAGAATGTACGTGTAATACTCTAGGTCAACAAAATTCGCTTGACAAAGCCACATTGGGTCTAGCACAAGCTTGGGGTTTAAAGGTTTCATTGATACCCCGATTTTCTTATTATTTATTTGACGGCTAAAACCTGAATCTGCTGCGATAAATAACAAAAAGGATTTATTAATGCAAGTAATCACCTACAAGGTAATTCCGGAGCCTCCGAAAAACACCATCACCTACAGTAAGAATTACAGAATTTTTTCTACTGGAGAACCTGTACCTGGTGCACTCAATATCGTTGGCTTTGACGAAGACCTTGACCTAGGTAGTGCAAGTTCATCAAATATCATTCGTAAAATGAGATACTCTTCTGACCGTGGAAATTGGTCACTATGGTATCCATTCTCACCAGCTGATCTAAGCGAACTTTCTGTTCTAACTTTCGGAGATGCACCGGTCTTTTTAGAAGTAAAGTACGAGTATGATGATACTACTTATAATCAAATTACAACACCCCTAACTGTCAATTCTGTTAAATTTCGCATAAGCAGTACTTACGTTGCTGAATCACTATTCACGCCAACCGTTTATTGTTCAACCGAAAGATGTCCAGCAATTATTGCTGAAAGAGAGGCAAGTTTCAAGCCGTATGAGGTTGGTACCGCAATCGGTATCGCAAAGGAACTTAGCCTACAAACCAATAAGCTATTTGGACATGAAGTCGTCTACTTTAAAACTGAGCCGGATAGAGACGGTGGAGATTTCATATTTAAGGAATGGACTCTTTTCAAAACAACTGATCGCAAATGCGTTAAGGTCGTCGTACCCAATAATACTTTTCCAGATAACAAGCCTAACTTTACGGAGTTTGGAGTTGATTTTGAAATTCCATTTGAGATTCATATAGATCACATATACTTTCAGTCAATATTTGGACCGGATACTCAGCCTCGCAAAAGAGATTACATGTACTTTCCGTTAACCAATAGAATGTATGAGATTCAAGGATCTTATCTATTTAGGGGATTCATGATGGAACCTCTCTACTGGAAAATACAATTAACTAAATTCAGTCCAAACATTGACATGTTAATGAAAACTGAGGATCGCAGATTCCTAGACAACATCATCATGACAAGCGATGAACTATTCGGTAAACCGGCAGAGGTCCAAACAAAGGACGCTCTTGACAAGAAACAATACAAGACGATATCTCATAAATTCGATGAGACTCGCCGATCAATTCATCCGGACTTAAGCAATAAGATTTTAGACTATACTTTCAACTATGCACCTTTGATTGAGTATTACTATGATATGAGTGGAGTTAAACCCTCGATTGTTAGCTATACCGCAGTATCGGATGGGACTACTTCTGACCAAGAGCTTACGCCTAGTCAACCTTACACAATATATGCTTACCAAGATAGCAAAATTTACGAAGCCTGGACAGCGCGAAGGCTAAATACAGGAGACTCTACCGTAAGTAGTTCGGGCAAACTTTTACCAATTAAAATGAATGGGCCTAAGGCTTCCTATAACTCAGCTACTGGAAAATATGTGGCGGTTGAAGGTTACAAGAATTTAGGACTTAACCCAAGCGAGCGTAGAGACATTACCGAATTTTCGGCTGGAGTTTTTCAATTCAAGCAGTCAGAGAATGCGGTAGTTTATAAAGCAGTTGCATCGACTGTTAATACTCCAAACATGACTTTTAGTGCGCTAGTCAAATTTAACAAAGGCACCCAATCAATAAAGTTAATCGATGGATTCGATAATTTTCAAGAAAAGGGAATGACAATTACCTGTAATCTAGTTGATATTGACGGATTAACTGCAACTGTGACTACTTATGTTAATATCAACGGAACCAATCGCGCATTTCCGGTCGGAACTCTAAATTATGATAAGTGGTATTCAGTAATAATTCCAGTGTCCGCTCAATACGGCCAACTTGAAGTCAATTTTTATTCATTTGGGCAAGATCCAGCAAATGTAAAAAACTTTAATAGGCTAATTAGCGTCTATTCAAATTCAGTGAAGACTGGTCAATTTTCTTTTGAGACAACCGAAAATTGGACCCTACCTAGTGCCAATTACTCAATTGCAAATATACGACTATTCAACACAATGGTTCAGGAAGAGGATCATGAATTCATAGTGAGTCAACTCTTTGTTAGAGACGAATCTCTGCTTGAAATAATTGACAATGCTAGACCAAGATTAAACTTACCATTCATTGCAATAAACTTATAATATTATGTACAAAGACTTAACCAAATCAAAAATCTTCGACAATGTTAACTTAGGATTCGAGTTCGAATTCTTTTCGCCGATTCCACGAGAGGAGCTTGCAGAGAAATTAAAAACTGCACTCAATAAGGATATCGCATGGACTGACGAATATCGATCAGACCTGCCAGTGTCAAGAGACCAATTCAAACTTGAAGCTGACTTTTCAGGTGGATTTAAAATGAATGAACTTGTAACTGGAGTAATGCCCTATTCTGAAGCAATTCATATCATGTACAAGGTGATGAATTTTATCGATGAGAATGGATTCACAACCGACCGTACAGGACTTCACATTAACTTGTCATTTAATGAATTTGATATGGGCCTAACTGAAAGACTTGAGAATCTAAATGTTTTCAAGTGTATCCTTTCTCTTAACGAGGAAAAGATATTTGAAATGTGGCCTTCTGCAAAATCTAGAATTCAGAGAATTTATAAAAACTCGGTTAGTAACATCTATCCAAAAGATAAATTCGTTTCCGAGAACGCATTACCTTATGCAAAACCTGGAAATCCAATGGACTTTGCCTTTCCTCAATCTAAGTACTTTGGCCTAAACTTTGAAAAGTTAAGAGAGGGTTATCTTGAGATTAGGTATGCAGGTGGACCTGAATACCAAACGCGTAGAGCTGATGCAACGAATCTAATAAATTACATGTCTGAGAAGTTATATGAGACCCTAACCTCAAATACCGCCTATTCAATCGAAGACCAGAAAAAGATCAATGACGTTATTAAGCTACAAAGGCACAATACGTTGGCCCTAAAAACTTATGAAAATTTCATAAAGAATTTTCCAGATATTGAGCTTTACATTGACCTAAAGGACGATCCTAGAATAGTTGAGTCCAACTACAATAACTTAAGAGAAAGTCTATTTGACCTAATAACCTTTGGTAAAATGAAAAAGGGCAAATTGAATTACGATACTGACTCAAAAAGAGTGCAGGTCAAGGACTCAATCATTAAGGAGGGATTCTCGCTACATGATTTAGATTTTATTAATTGTTCAATTGAGGCTGAGCTGTCTCATTGCATGTTACATAGCTGTAAAGTTAGATCTTCTAGAATCGCAGAGTGTCGAATCCTAACCAATAATGATATCCGATATTCTCATCTAGACGATTGTCTATTTGAGAGAGGTGGCGCAAACCGAATTGATTTAAGTTACATTAACTGTTCTCCAGATAGTATCATTTATGCTGATCTAAATGAGTGCATTGTGAGATCTGGCGTAATTGCGCTAGACTCAGAAGTTGATAATAAAACAGAGATTATTGCCGGCACCGCAAAGGGCAGTAAGAGACTCCTAAAATAATGATGGGGTACTCAAAGTTGATAAATAACTAAAAGCCCAAACATAGTAAACCTGCATGTCAGTAAAAGTAAAAATTTCAAGTATAAAATCAATCAACGGGACGAGCTTAAGCTCAGTAGTAGACCTGTCTAATCTTAATTTTAACACATTAAAGACAGCACTTGATGAATTTTTAACTTCAATAAACTACGACCAGACCACTGGCGTGACCGTTGACATTCATGGAATTACGGCGGACACGATTAAACTTAGACAGGGTTTAACCGTGTACGGCGCTCAACAGGCCGGCGGAATTTATCCGGAAGTGATAAAGATGTATCCGACTGGAGCAGTCACTGCCAAGAACGTTGTCGTTGAGGATGTACTAGAGGGAAAAAGATTAAGACTAAAGGTTTACGGAGTTCTACCTCCAACTGGAATTCCTGGAGAAATCGTTTACATCACATCTCAAAGCGGTAGAGTTGAAGGATTTTACGGATACTTAGTTTCAACCGGTTGGACTTTACTTTCAGGTGGAGGCGGTGGTGCCTGTAGAGCAGCAATCACACGATCTGCTGTTCCAAACGTTATTACTGGAGACGGTGCTCTGGTGTCGGATGGGCTATTACCAATGCCTGCTCCATTATCGACTAGCGAATACCTACTTTTTGTGAATGGCCAACAAATAATAGTTGGAAATGGAGATGATTCCGCTCCAGCCTACTTTAGCAAGGACAATGGAGTAACTGCTTCTAATTATGGATTAGTAGATTCAACCGACGAACTTTATTGGAATACCTCAGTTGCTGGTTATGGACTTGATTCAAATGACCTAGTGACCTTAGTATATTCATCAGCTGATCCGTATTGTGGAGCAGCTGGCATTAGCTGCTTAACTAATATAGTGACCACCGGTAATGCGACACTGCCGTTTCCGCAACAAGGAGTAACTATCGTTTTAGATACAGCAGTTAACGCAAGCTCACCAATTACTGTGTGTCAAGTTCCAGTACCTACGGTAAATCCACCAGGCTCAAGCCTACCTGCAGGTTATTACTTAAGCAATACTTTGTTAGCCTACGATATTACAACGCCATTGGCAATTGGCGCAATAATAGGATTTACACTACCACAATCAATAAGTCTTTCCACATTCAATGCAGTTAGAATATTTCATGAGGTTGGCGGAATTTACGTTGATGAAACTGTTTTAGTTGGACCCTATGCTCAAAACTATTCAACTAGAACGATATACGCACAAGTAACCTCATTTAGTCCTTTCTTTTTGATTCCGTTGGTGTTAACCACAACCACCTCAACCACAACGTTAACTCCGGTGTTAACCACAACCATTCCACCGACAACGACTACAACAACCTGCTCGCCAGGTTCAATCGTCGCTAATTCGATAAATTCAAATATTGTAAATTTTGTTGGAACACCAAGCGGTCCATACACGGTAATTTTCTATCCAACGGCTGGAGGAAGTTATGATCTAACTGCCCTACACGGAGTAAACATCAGTCTATCATGGATATTCAATCGCCTTAATACTGAATATGCGAACGCTGGAATAAGTTCGGTATATGGAACCTATACATTCACAACACTAAGTGGTTGTGAATATTCAGTTAACGTTGTAGCTGGAGCAACAACCACCACAACGACTGCGGCCGCAACGACTACTAGCACCTCTACTACTAGCACAACGACCTCCGCTCCAACAACGACGACTACTACGGTAGCCTCCCCTACTACAACTACAACAACGGTTGCGCCAACGACGACCACAACGACTGCGGCTGCGACTACCACAACTACCACAAATTATTGTAGCCTATTTTCGATAGATATGGTTATTGCAAACTATGATCACGTAAGAGTAGGAATTTTTGGTCCTACCGGAGTTCCTTACGAGCTGGCTGTAGATAATAACTTGGTCTTTGCTGGTTCAACTCCTGATGGTTACAATGTAACTGGAATAACTCAAAACGTTCAGTTTAAAATTGTAATAAATGGTGGAATTTGTGAATACTGTTATAATTTTGACTATGATAATCAAGTGATTACTCAAATTAACTGTGCAAGCTATGGAGTAACAACAACTACGACAACGATCGCTCCAACCACGACTACAACAACAACTGCCGCTACAACAACGACCACGACTGCTGCGGTTACCACAAGTACTACAACGTGTACTCCATATAATTTCACGTATTTCGCTGATTCAGGTCAAGTAACTTTCACAGTAAATACGGCTCCTATTGCTCCAAATCAAGTTAGCGTAACTACTCCTTTTGCATACACACCACCTGAGGGAAGCTATCAAATTACTGACCTTGGCTCAACTACCGAAATTGGACCAATATCAGTATCGCCACCTTATGGAACCTGGACAATTGGTCTATTTGGCTGCAATTACTCAGTTACGGTTGCCGCACCAACAACAACGACTACAACAGCCGCTCCTACGACGACTACGACCACTGCAGCTCCTACGACGACTACGACCACTGCAGCTCCTACGACGACTACGACCACTGCAGCTCCATAAAAACGATTAAACTCCGGCATTTTTCTTAGTATAATTTAGTATGTTAACTAAGAAGACGATTTTCATGTCCGCTCAACCGGATCATCCGTACTTTCATTGGCAAGTTGAAGTACTAATCAATAATTTTATTAAGCTTGGAATTAATCCAAATTGGATTGAAATTCTTTGGGCATACTCAGGCAATCCCTCATACGAGGGCCTTGCTCTTGCGACTAAATATCCAACCGTTAGATTCTTTTTCTATGAAAAAACAGTAAAGGATAATTTCGGTTACATTCCAATTCTCAGACCTGATATTTTAGAACAACACTTTAGACGATTCCCAGAACTTCGTGGTGAAACTGTGTTCTATCATGATTCAGATATTATCTTTAGAAAACTTCCGGATTTTGATTCAATGCATAGCGACTTGTATTGGTACCTAAGTGATACGGTCTCATACATTGGTGCTAACTACATAAAGAGCAAGTCTGAGGATCTTTTTCTAGATCTATGTAGTTTATCAAAAATTCCACCAGAGACGGTTGAGAAGAATGAGGAGGGCTCAGGTGGTGCACAGTATCTAATGAAAGGAGTTACTGCTGATTTTTGGCAAGAGGTTAAGGAAGACTCCTTATTACTATACAAATACATGTCGGATCGAGAAAATGAAGAACGTAAAACTCTATCCGCCGACGAATTAAAAACCTATAATCCAGTGCAAAAATGGTGTGCGGACATGTGGTCAGTTCTTTGGGGAGCATGGAAGATGGGAGCTCAAACAATCGTCACTCCTGACTTGGATTTTAGCTGGGGAACTTCGTCAATCTCAGATTACGAGAGTTGTAATATTATGCACAATGCTGGAGTAACTGGCGACAGGTCCACTGAGCTATTCTATAAAGCCGACTTTAGGGATTCAAGCCCATTTGCCGCAGATCTAAGTTTTGTTAAACCTGATACTGCTTCCGCTAAATACGTTGAAGCAATTTTATATACTCAAGAAAAAAGAGGCTAGCTCATTTATAGGCTTAGGGTTGATAAATAACTTTAGTAGAAAAATGCAAGTCCAGTTGAATGTCTCATAAAATCAAAATAAAACAAGTCGACCTCAGCGGAGTCACCCAAGATAATGCCAAGACCCGATTTTTAGTAATTGACTCCAATGGAAATCTTTCATGGAATGATTCTCCACAAACTGGTAGTTCAGGTAGCGGTGGAATATCTGGAAGTTCAGGAACCTCTGGAATAAGTGGATCGGATGGAACATCAGGCACTTCAGGTTCAAGCGGATCTTCAGGACCTTCAGGTTCTTCAGGGTCAAGTGGAGCTTCAGGAAGCTCTGGAACATCTGGAACATCAGGTTCATCTGGAACTTCAGGAACATCTGGAACATCAGGAAGCTCTGGAACAAGCGGCTCAAGTGGAACGGCTGGTTCTTCTGGAACGTCCGGCTCAGCTGGAACGTCAGGCACGTCAGGAAGCTCTGGTTCTTCAGGCACATCAGGTGGCTCAGGATCTAGTGGATCTTCAGGAGAATCTGGATCTTCAGGAACAAGCGGATCTTCAGGAACAAGCGGATCTTCAGGAACAAGCGGATCTTCAGGAGAATCTGGATCTTCAGGAACAAGCGGATCTTCAGGAACAAGCGGATCTTCAGGAGAATCTGGATCTTCAGGAACAAGCGGATCATCGGGTACATCAGGATCAGCCGGTACACCCGGCACGTCAGGAAGCTCTGGAACTTCCGGTTCTGGAACTTCAGGTTCTTCTGGAACTTCCGGTTCTGGAACTTCAGGTTCTTCTGGAACTTCCGGTTCTGGAACTTCAGGTTCTTCTGGAACTTCCGGTTCTGGAACTTCAGGTTCTTCTGGAACTTCCGGTTCTGGAACTTCAGGTTCTTCTGGAACTTCCGGTTCTGGAACTTCAGGTTCTTCTGGAACTTCCGGTTCTGGAACTTCAG